AATAATAATTATAGTTAAAAAGACTATTAATAAATGTGAATATATTTCAATCATTCCATAGAGATCTTCATTGAAGATAAATATAACTTAAATTAAGTTTTATAGAAAAAAATGAATTAATTAAATTTTAAAAATAATTTTACAAATATTTATTTCAAAAATTCAATTCCATAAAATACTAAGAAATACGGAACTAATAATATTTCTTCATCCTTTGTTTTCAAGAACATTAATATGGACATTATCTCATCAAATAACAACGCATAGAACAAGGTGTAATTCTTGGTGGCGTACACACTAACCGCAATCATCATGGTGACTATATAATCTTTCAATATGTTGTTGTACATGTTACTTTCTTTGTCATTTTCGTCAACGAACTCTGTCTTGCTTTGTTTGTAATGGAATCCCCAACGCATAATCTTCACCGCATACAAGAAACCCATTTGTTGACCGAAATAAACCAAATCGTTGTTTACCGGTTTAACAGGATACGCAACAAGAGGATTCACTTGTGGAACATCAGTAGAGGGTAATACGGTAATTTGCGGAACGGATGTGTTGTCGGTTTGTTGTGGTACATTGGTGATGGTGAACGGTTGGGTGTATAAGGGGTTTGTGCCACCAGTTTTTATTGATAATTCTTTTATTTTCTTGTTTCCTCCATTTGTTATGTTTTCACAATTGTAAAAACCATAAATTTGTCTTACAGGGTTAATACAATGTGCGAACTGTAGTGAGTTCTCAATCGACTCTTTGTTGTTTGCGTATTGTTGTTCATTGTTAGAAATTGGTGTATAACTACCCGTGGTTTTGGAGTATTTGTCCAACCGCATACAGGTGAACACCACAAGTTTCGAACCGTCATTCTTCTGTACACCTAAAAGCTGTGTTATTTTCTCTAAGATTTCGTCAGATTTGTATTTATCTTCGTAAGAGCCTGTGTTGATTATGGATGCCAACTTCTTGAAAGACTCGATCGACTTGGTGATGAAATTACCTTGGTATCGTAACGGATAATGGTATTTCTTTATAAAGGAGGTCGTGTCCGTGTAGTCTTTATTCAATATTTCAATAAATCTGTTGACCTCTATTGATTTATTATTAAAGGACTTCCCTCTAATATTTAAGGATGGTGGATTGGTTAACATTTTGAATTGCTTTTCGATTCCTTTGTATTCTGCTGCGAGTTTGGAAAACAACTTTTCTGTGGGTCTGATATCCGTGATATCTAAATTAGAATTTAGGGTGTTGTTAATCGTGTTATTAAGATATCTTGAGTTTATGTAAAAACTATTTTTTACAATATTGTTTGGAGTAATATTATTATTCAACACATATAATTTATTATTTTTTATGTAATAACATTCAACAAAATCCTCTGGGATTTCTTTTATGTTTAAAACATTTTTAACGGTAAGATATTCGAAATTAGTTGTATAATTTAATAGATTTTTCAAATATGTATTAATGATTTGTGTAATATTAAGCCAAACCTTGTGGTTAGTTCCTTTTTTGCCTATCATCTTATCGCTCTTTAAGGAATCAGTCACTTCTGTGAGTAAACTTGTGATCAGTGACCAAACATTGTATTCATTGAGTAATGTTTTGATTTTGGTGTTGAATTTAAATGTGTTATAATGTTCATTTACCTGATGTTTGTAAGTATCGTTTTGGAAAGTATTTTGAATAAAATGATTCCAAGCGTCGTCCTTGTAAATCGCGGTTGAATCGGTTGACTGTTTCAGTGTCGGTATCGTGACTATTTGTTTTGTATTGTTGTCATAATTATAAAACATTTGGTTTTCATCTATTGTCAACTTTATTTCATGCTTGTACAAAATGTGACTCGATATGATCGAATTAACTAGAACATATATCTTTTGATTTGAACTTTGCACGGCTGTTGTGAATTCCGTAACATTGTAGAGATATTTTAATTCGAAATAATCGCTTTGGATCTGATCCACGTTCTCACTGCCTCCCATATCAATTATGGTATATTTGGGTTTATTATCGACAAACACCTTTATGAACAAATGAGACCGACTACTCTCGGGATTGTTCGGGGTAGTGCGAACACGGAACCTCGCGGTTTCCGTCTTATTCGATTTACCGTAAAAGTCCTTTTTGTCGATAAGAGTTTTGCTGTAATTCGCTGCGTCCTTTCGGAACTCTGTAAGCTTATCGTAGAAAGTGGAGACGAATTTCTTCTTATCATCACCATTGAACTCGATGAACATTGCCGAGTCGCTCTTATCGACTGTGTTGTTTGCATAGATGTAGTAGAATGTTTCCATATTAGTTTTACTATCATCCGTAGTCTCACTATCATCCGTAGTCTCACCGTAAAGATCAAACACTTGCAATTTTATTGTTTGTTTAGATATATTGTCAATGATTTGATTGAGGATCGATTTGGGATCCTTAATTAGGGTGTGTGTTTTCCCGCTACCCGAGTAACCATACCCCGCGTAGATGAACTTCGCGGTATCGTTTATTTCAGTTATCTTGTAGTCGTCATTAAAGTTATACTTTTCAATTTCACCATTCAAAATCTGTTTGAAATTACCGTAGTTTTTATTATCAAACACCACCTTGCTGTCGTCAAGTATCTTGGGATATGGAAGCGTATTGTTCTCATCTATATCTACAATCAGTTTCATCAACTCCTCACTATTCAATTGATCATTGGTCAATTCCCCCAATTTATAACCTTCCAATATGTATCTTTTATCTTCATCTTCATTCAAGTTACTACCACCTTTACGTGTTTTCGTCTCCTCAATATACTTCCGGAAATTCGGTTGATCAGTCAAATAATTGTAATTGTCGTATATATCGTTGGTATATCTATTTATATTCTCGTTGTCCTTCTCTGTGTTGCTATACTTCAGTCTGAAATTCACAATACTCCTCACCTTCTTACTCGCCTCGTAAACGTTGATGAAGAACGCTTTCATCGCTTCGTATGGAATTCTGAACTTGAATTTTTTATTACTGTCTTCGACGAAGTTATAGCTATCGTTTTTGTGTGTGAACAGCTTGGTGTTTTTGAACAACACACCTTCACTTTTCATGAGACTCTGTAGATGTTTTGTTTGATCATTATCATTAGGTAATTGAAACTGAAATCGCAGATTGTCCTTTTGTAAAGTCTCGTATATACTTATATTTTTGTTGTAGATCATCTCAGTTTTTGTTTCAGTTTTTGTTTCAGTTTTTGTTTCAGTTTCTGTTTTGATTCTGTCGTCGATGGTGTTGGCGATGTTTACGGTCTCCATAAAGAACGCGAAATCGACCAACTGCTTAATACAATCGGAAGTGCATATTATAGGATTATTTTCACCTTCAACTTCATCTTCACAAATAAAATGCTTTTCAATATATTGTGCTATAATGTTCTGATAACCCTGCTGATTGAATCTTTCATTGAAAAATATTTGGGTTGATTCGGTGACATTATCCTTGGTGCATATACTCTGAATTTGCTGTTCGGACACGTCCGCATATCTTGGTATTGTTTTTAAATCGTTGATGTATAGACCGATGTTTTGTCTGCATTTCAAAGCTTCCAACTCTTTTCGCGCTTCCTCTGCTGCTTCCGCGGCAGCTTTTTGTGCCTCTTCCGCGGCAGCTTTTTGTGCCTCTTCCGCGGCAGCTTTTTGTGCGACTGCAATCTCTGCGGCTGCTTTTTCCACTGCGGTTGTTTTTACTATATTTTCATTGTATAATCTATTATTTTCTTGTTCTAAAACGACTATTCTTTTATTTAATTCCAAGTTTTCATCAAGTTTTTCTTTACTATTTATTAGCTGTTTTTTTAATTTTTCAATTTCAGTTTCATTTTGTTTAATTATGTTATTCTTTTGTTCTAAATCATTTAGTATTTCTATCCGTTCTTCCTCTGCCTCCTCTTTCGCTTGCTTCAACTGAGTTTCGCGTTTTTTAGCAGCGGCAACTGACGCGGTCGCTTCATCTAATTTTGCATTTGCTTCATCTAACGCAGATTGCTTCATATTTATATCTTTTTTCAATTGTTGACGTTCTTGTTCTTGTTTTTTTTCCATTTCAGTTAATTTCCGTTCTTTTTCTTGTTGTAGAGCCTGTAATTTATTATTGAAGGCTTCTTTCTCTGTGTTCAATTGTGTTTTCTGCGTTGTCAATTGTTCGAGAAGTTCCTTCACTCTGGTTTGTAAAGCAACCATTTGAGATTTCTTTTCTGTATCAGACAATGCCTGTAATTCTTGTTTCTCAGCAAATTGTGCTTCGAAAGCGGTCTTCTGTTGGACTAATTCTTTGTTTGCAATGAAAACTGCTGTCTCCTTCTCGGCAATGAGTGTCTCTAACTTTTTGATTTGTGCTTGCAAGTTAGATTTTTGCTGATTCAATTCAACGATTTCATCTGATTTAGTGCTCAGATCTGTTTGTAATTTTTCACTTTGTGCTTTCACTTGGGATACTTGTTTTTCGAGTCGTTCGACATCAGTATTTTTAGTTTTCAACATTTGATTTACACTTGCTTGCAGTGTCGATATTTGTGTTTCATATTCTTTAACTTGTTGTTCAAACTCAGCCTTTTGATTCTTAAGCGCTTCCAATTCTTCCTCTAATTGAACCACACCGGATGTTTGTGTTGCGATAGTGCTCAATTCGGTTATCACTTTGTCGACTACTTGTATATTTTGTTGATTTTCTTCTAATACTTGCGATGTCGATTCAATCGCCGGTAACATCAATTGTCTCATGGTTTCAACGTCTTCGTAGATGTTCAGTGTCTTTCGGTATATCACCTTCTCGTGTTCCTTTAGGATGTCTGTTCTCATTTTTTCCCAAAAGTATGGATCAATGTAGAAGCCTTTGGATGATATGCTTTCCTTTAATGTGTTGAGAAGGAGTTCGTTTATGGTATCCAACGTTGGTGAATGCTCTGGTTTATCATCAACAGGCAATAACGGAGTTGTGTAACACAATTCGTGGATGTCTTTTAGTTTTTCTATGAAACCCTCGTAGAAACCGTGATCTAAATTATTTAGCATACCCTCTGTAACAACAGTTTCTAGTTGAGGGAAAAACAACTGCAAATTCTTCAGAGTGCTGTTTCCGTGTAGTACGCTATTTCCTTGTTCTGCAGTCTGTTTTAAAGTGTTGATATACGCTTTTTCAAATTCACCCAATCTTTCTTCAAACAACGACTTTAACAATTTGCTTCTATCGGAATTGCACTGACTCAATTTTGTTAAATATTTCCATACTTCGTCCTGTAATTCTTGTGTGTCATTAGATACCGGTTCATTTTCTTCAGAGACATTATCCTCAGATACTCGTTCATTCTCTTTAGTTATAGTTTCATTAGAGACATTATCCTCCTCAGTAGAGTTGTATATACCGTTTTCACAAATATGTTGAATATTGTCATTCGATACTTCGAATTTAATTAATTTTTTATACAATTTTAAGTAATCTACATCACCGCCACTAGCGTTCGCACCATCAACGCTTGAAGGTCGTGTTGATGGTTGTGTTGATGGTCGTGTTGATGGTCGTGTTGATGGTTGTCTTGGTGCTGGTGCTGTTTTGGGTCTATTATCATTATTACTTCTGTTAATGTTTCTTTCTTTGTCTAGAAATTTTTTTATTATTTCTGCTTTGAGTTGAATATCATTATCAATCTTAGTATTATTAATCAAATCACACAAAAAATTTTTCTCTTCCTTTGTGAAGATGTCGAATTTGTTAGTTGATATTTGTTCATTATTTTCACTACTATTTTGCTGATTTTGCTGCTTATTACCAAGTAAACCCAAGTACTTTGCGAATAACATTTCCAAATTCTCAACCTTTTGTTTCAATGTTTCAACCTTTTGTTTCAATGTTTCAACTTCCGAATTTTTAGTTTGTGTAGATTCTTCTGTTTGTGTTGATTGATGAGCAGGTTCTTCATCTGTATTCAAATCGAATGATGCTACCTCTAATAAATTATCAAGATTTTGTCGTAAAACTACAACATCTCTTAATACAATTTCTGTTTTATCAATTTCTTTATTATAAGTCATATTTAACATATTTTTTAAAGCATCTAATTTTCTATTAATCTCTTTAAAACTGTTATTCAAATCTGTTTCCAATTTAAAAGAACCTTTTGTTAAATTATTGAAGAGTGTTTTCAAAATATCTATTTCATTATTCAATATTCTTTTTGTTTCCTCTTCTTCTGGTAATTGATCTGATGTTACTGATGCTAGTGTTGGTGCTGCTGGTGCTACTGGTGCTGGTGTTGGTGTTGGTGCTGGTGCTGGTGCTACTGGTTCTGGTGGTACTACTGGTACTACTGGTACTACTGGTTCTGGTGCTGGTGTTACTGGTGCTACTGGTTCTGGTGGTACTACTGGTACTGCTGGTTCTGGTGCTGGTGTTACTGGTGCTACTGGTTCTGGTGGTACTACTGGTACTGCTGGTGTTACTGGTGCTACTGGTTCTGGTGGTACTACTGGTTCTGGTGCTGGTGTTACTGGTGCTACTGGTGCTGGTGGTGCTGGTGGTGCTGATAGTTTTGTTATGGGATTTTCTGCACCAACACTACTGTTATTTATATTGTTTGGTGTTTTCTTAATGGGAACAATAGTCACAGGAACCTCTTCATCTGATTGTTGTCTGGTCATGATTACCACAATAATAACAACAATAATAAAAACAATGAAGGAACCAATTGCTATAATCATAATTCTGTTTATTAATTTATAATAGATTTATTTAATTGTTTAAAAACTGAAAATCATTTAACATTTTTGGAAGACCAAATTCTGATACATTCCCTCTTGTTTCTTCATAATATTTGTGCAATCCTTTTTGTCTTTGGTAAACTCCTTCTTACAATCACGCTTCACGGCGTTCGCGTCCTTTGTCGCGTTCGTAAACCTTCTCTTTTCGGTTGCTAATTGCGCTTTCAATGTTTTCAGATTCAGGTTTTTCAAATTAATTAAATCTTTAAGATTCTTATTCAATTTATCTAAAGTCAAATCTCCCTTCATATCCTCTATCTCCATTTTCAAATTATTAATCTCATTTTTCATTCTGTTCAACCGATTATCATCGGGCTGAACAATGTTGTTTATACAATTGTCTCTTCTGTTCTCGGCGTTCTTCATACAGTTTGTGGTTTCCTTCTTGGCCACAGATAGTTTCACAGGCATCTTGTAAAACTTCGGTTGGGCGAATTGTCTGGGATCGAAACGGCGATTCAGATAGCTGATTAATCCCTTTGTACGATTTTGGAACTCCTTCTTACCTTTCGCGGTGTAATCGTTATCTTCCATGAACTCTTCCTTGAATTGATCAAGTTTGGTGGGGAATTTGTCCTTCTTCATCAACAAATTCATCAATTTGATAAATTCCATAGGATCATCCGCGATGGGTGTCCCTGTCATCAACATGACTTTGCATGTAGGAGAGTCTTCAATCTTCTGTTCCACCACCTTCATGTTGGGTCTTTCCATAGCAACAAGATCTTTACTGTACAATTTGTGGGCTTCGTCAATGATAATTAAAGTGTTTTTCAAAATGTCTTCCTCACCGTTCAACGACACCAATTTGGTATACAAGTCGTTCTTACCTTCCAACATGTTGGAGAATTGGCGATAGGACATGGGAGGAAGGAATCGTTTGGACAAGTATTTTCTTAAATTGGTGGTATCCTTATTGTTCTTGATCTTCTCGCGGATGATGTGATCGCATATTTTGTCGTACATGTTCTTCCATATGTCCTCCTTCAGGGTGTTTCTGGTGACCCATATCACCGAATAGTTCAATCGTTCGTATAGGAAGGATTTCACGGAGATGGCGGTGCAGGTCTTCCCTGTGCCTACCGAATGCCACACAAGCAATCCCTTCGCAAAATGTTTCGGCACAAAGTAGTTGGTCACAAAGTTTTGGGATTCGGTGAATTTCACAATACGCTCATCGTTTCCTTTGGTTTCGCACATGTTCTCCACCTTAATGGGCTTGTACTTGTATTCCCTGAACACCTTGTTGATGTATCGTTGGAACTCCTCGAAAGTCATATCCTCCGTGTTCTTCATGTCCTCCTTCATGTCCAACATGTTTTGTTGTTCAACCGGAACTAATTTGTTGTTTTTGTTAACGGGGACTATGTCGTATTGTTTGGGAGAGGTTTTGAAATAGGCGTTGTTAACCGCTTCACAGAATTTGGGATCTTGTTGTAACTTTTGGCAGAAATACAATCGCTTGTCCTTGGTCAACATCTTATCGAAATTGTTGGGAAGTTTCTTCTTGTAAATCGCTTTCATTAAGGAAATGCTGTAAGGAACGGTCTTGGTGGAACGCGTGCCACATTTATCCTTTTCGCTACACCCTACCAATTTCTTATCAGCACCACCTTCGATCTCTAACAATTGTTCCACCTTGTTTTCGAATTTGTTGATGTTCATATTCAGATCGTAATCGACGGCGGTTTCTATAGCGAGTTTCTCGATGTTTTCGGAGATGACCAGCATATTGAGATCAACCCCGGCGTATTGCAAGTAATCGTCGAACACAATCTTGGTTGGATCTTCGTAAGTCAAATAGTATTGATACACATGCAGAGGCCATCCCGTATTGGGTAAAAAGTTCAACCCTTTTTGACCACACGAGCGAGTGGCACGACCGATGGCTTGGATGAGGTCGGCGTTGTTGCGCTGATTCTCGAAGATGTGGACATACTTCACATCAAACAAATCGATTCCTTCTTTGAATCCCGAATCCAATACGATGAAACGCATATGATGACCGTGTATGTTACCTGGACGCTCGTTGTACATGGTCAATACATTTTTCACATGCTTTTGGGTGAAGGGTTTGTCGTAAATGGCGGTGGAGGATAACACACCAAAGGTTTCGTTGCGGTCGTTAGCTTTGGGAGGAACGATGTTAAGATTGTTTGTAAAACAATGATTGAAACCGTTGGCCACGAGAGCGGAGGATATAATTTTAGCCCCATACCCGCCTTTCTTTACATCCGAAAAGATAAAATGCTTGTAATATTTGCCTTCGTTGTTGAAATCGCTGTCATCTAATTGTTTGATGTTTTCGATAAGTTTGACCATTTTGGGAGACATGGTTTTCATGTCGTCATTCAATTTGTTCGCGTTGAAAGAGGATTTGTCGAAACGATGGTGTTTTAAGATTTTGGTCCAGTTTTCCGCGGAGCGCATACACGCCGCTTTAGAGAGATCGACGGGTAAATTGTTGGTGTACACTTTTTTGGTAGGTTTTTTATGTTTTTCTTCGTTACATTCGATAGAGTCATCGTTACTGGGTAAAATGTCGGTAACAAGATTCGATATCTTTATGAATTGTGCGTGTTTGGTGGTGTTGGAAGTTTTATCAGGATGATTTGTTTTAGCCCATTTACGAAAATCTGATCTAGACTGTATATTTTCATCACACAATAGTTTAATGCGAGAATTACTCATATTTATTATGTTGAAATATTTTAATGACTAACTTATTTTTTTTAAATTGTAATAAATATATGTTTTCTACATATATTAACGATAAGACATTGTTGATAACATGTCCCGACAAAGCTAAAGTGGAATTATTGAATCGAACATTAAAAAAGCATAAAGAGAACACAAACAAATGGTTGAACAAAGGAATAAAGTATACCAAACAACTACAAAATAAGGATATTTTAGATATTACTGAAAATGAGGTCGTAGATGAAAATATACAACAATTTGAGTTGACTTATATCAGCATAAACGACCACCAGGACATTAACTTTTTGAATCATTTATATGAATTGAGTAATACACAACTATTTATGATGTATGATTATGAGTACAATTCGACTATACCGATGTTAAGTATACACGGAATTCCGATAATAAAACCAAATTCCGAAAAGGTGTTTGAAACATACGAATATTTGAACGCGGTGATGGAAATCGAGAACGAAAATAGAAACGAATTGAATAAGGACATAGAAAAAGTGAACCATGAACTGTACAAAATAACTTCCGAGTTTGATAGAGTAAATGATGAGTTAGATAGAGTGACAGAGGAAATAAAAAATATAGTCGATGAAATTATATATATGGAAGATGATTTAAACGAATTTAAAAATAAGGATGATTTGAAAGGAACTGAAAATGGGGACGATAAGAGAGATCATGAAAACAATTAGGGCATCCTTTATCGATGAAACGAAAAGTTACATTTGTAAAACAATTATAACAATCCATTTTACAATTATTTAAGCAAATGCATTTTTCTACAATACCGTCGTTGTGTGTGTAGAGTAGTTGCAAACGAAAACATTGTTCACATTCGCCAAATACAATACCGTCCTTGTTGATTCGTTTGATGTACTTGAAGCATTCATTTTTCATATATGATAAATTAAATAAATATTGTTTTACATTCTGTTGCAGTGTTGGATGATCAATGAGACCGTGTAGATGTTTAGAAGTGAACGAAAATTGTATTTTATGAAAATCGTCTAGAAAGGAAGCAATATGTAAAATGAGTTCATCTGGTAGTTTCGTAAAACAAGATGTAACAATTTTCTTCATTAAGTTTGTTGTTGGTTTTGTTTATAATAATTTCGTCGTCAATTTTTATTATAGCATTTTTGGGGGTAATTAAATCACAGTTATAATGACCGTAATAAGAACTTCCTAAATGATTAATGACACTAGACAATTTGTATTCGTAGTTGCAATTTTGTTTCAAACAATGCTTTTGAAGATTTATTTCGTTAGGGATTTTGAAAGTATTTTTTAATTTCATCATTGTATTATTGTGAAATTTGAATCGTTTTACACAAACAATCAATACTTTAGGTAAATACCACAACTGTTGAATAACACGGTTCTTCTCAGATTTTTCGTTACATTTATCACATGTCCAATCTTCAATATAATAAGATGTAAAATTTCTTTGAATACTAGAAGTTAAATCGTCATTGTTTCCATCGATGATGTCTACCTCTAAAATGGAGTTGTTTTCAAAATTCAGATTTTTATGGTCACAAACCGAACATTCAGTTTGTCGAACAGTTTGAAAATACAAGGTGTCCATAATCGGGGAGTAGTTTTTAAACCACGCCTCATTACATTTGAACTGCAGTTTCTTGTAAGCAGAATCGCTGGATGTATCATTGTTTTTTATGCAAAATCGTTTTTTGTGTTTTTCGTAGATACTGTCGATGTAATACATTAGGAATTCGTGAACATCGTTTTGTTGATATATGGCAAAGTAGGAAGGTAAAACGGATTTCAGATCGTTTATAAGGGATTTGTAATTCTCAAACGACAAAAGGTTTGCGGTAACATCATGTGTTGATAGAAAGGTTTTCAGATGATTTGAGTGTAGAAAACTTTGAATGGAACTATTTATGTAGCATGTATTTCCCAAATTAGGTAAACCTTTAAAATGACAGGTTTCGGTTGACATTTTTTTAAATACGATTATTAAAATAATCAAATTTTTATATAAATGGAGATATCCACCTTAGTGATTTATCCAAAAGGATCATTAGCGAATAGAATTTTGATAATGGTATCCGCGAAAATATTGAGCATTTTTAAAAATGTCACATTGAAGATGATATGGGATCACGAAATACCGTATGATACTTTGTTTCTTGGGAATGTGGAGCTTGTGAGTATCATGTATTTTAATGGAAAGAAATATTTGTATAATCCGGGTATAGATCAAAGTTTGTTATATAACGACATTACAAATAACAAAGATTCGGATATGTATTTAATTGTTGAAACAGACAAGGAATTGTGTCATAAAGATATGGATGAAAAAAGGTTTGCATCAATGAGAAAGAATATTTATAACTCCCTATTGAAAGATCATTTGAGTGGTAATATATTAGGACAACTGAACTTGGTCGATTTTCCGAAAGAGCACTTTTGTTGTATAGACGGAGAGTTCGAGACAAAAATGAAAAAATTAGAAATCGATCCAAGAATATTTGACATACGAGTAGAGGATGTCAAATCGTTTGTTCGCACATTAATCTACAGCAAGGCGAGCGTTTTGATAAACGCAACCTCTAAAATAAATGAAGAATTCGTAAACGCAAGCAAAATATCGATGGTGTCAGTTGTACATACAGAAAACGATTTGGAATATAATTGTAATAAAAAGAATTATTGTTATAATTTGTATAATTTTGGTTTGGTGATAAATCCAGATATAAATAAAATTTCTTTATTGTAATAATTAAATAAAGATAACAAAATGAATCCAACAACAAACGATGAGTTCATAACAATGTTAAGTGTACTTGCTGTGATCATATTAGTAGCAATGCTTTCATATTATGTTTACAAAAAATATTCAAAAAAAACTAAGGATTACATGGATTACGATAACAGTAAGAAGGAGTTGAGAATTGATGTCAATACCGAAACGAACAAAGCCATAGTTGATTATTTAAACACATTAAAAGTTGTTCAAGGGACAGACTTGACAAACTTAGAAAATAGTATGAGAGAGTTCGTATTGAATTTAATCAACGAACAATCTCGAAAGATAGAGCAAAATAAACAGGATATTTCAAATAACCAAAACAATATAAAAATTAACAAAGCAATCCGAGAAAACATAAATCAACCCAAAATTCAAAAACTCGAGAGCGAAATCAAATTCTTGAGAAAAGGCATAAAATACGATATAGTCAAGATTATCATGAAGTTTGTCAACGAATACGAAAACAAATACACAATGACAACAAATCAAAAGAATATGTTTATAAACACATCCTTTGTAGGGTTATTGAATGAAGATGTTTATAAATTGTTCGACAAGCAGGTTGATGAACCGGACATCTTCATTAAGAAGTACAAGGATTCACTGTTGGAAAACACTGAGATATTGTTGAACGAATTCAATTTCATGGATGGTTATGGGAATATTAGCAATTTACACTACACAGCGTACACTTCAAATATACCATACTTATATTCATACATATTAAATAACAAAGACGACATTTCATTCGAAAGTAATACAAAGAAGGATTACATTATTAAGGACTACATACCTTTATTATTGAGATACATTATAAACAATCGTTTACAAATTTATGAAGACATTGACAATCTGATGACAAACTATTATGCGAACATACCAAAAATTACTTTTTTCAATGAATTCTTAACATCGGTAAACATTGACGATGTTATAAACAACAACAATCATCTATTCACTAAATGTATGAAACGAATCACGGCCCCGTTATACACAAATTGGACATCTTTTAAACAAGATGTGAATGTCATGTTCACACCAAAAGAAATGAAACTGTTGTTTGTGTTGATACCAGAATATTTGATGATGATGAATTACAATACATACAAATTGAACAAATATGTAAAATATATAGAATCGGATTACTTCATGAATATGCCATCCAACTATCTCAACACTAACAACATCGAAAATTTCGCGAATATATTGGAAAAATTCACATGTACCGATACATTTAATAACATAATGAACGATTCTTTGAAAATATATTTATCCGAATCATTGTCCACCTTGTGTACTACAAGACACAACAAATTCATTAAAGAATTTTTAATAAAATACAACAACGAAGTGAGCGCAGCTACAAGCAAATTCTCGGCGGATAACAAACCCCTTTTGGAATATAATAATTTTGTCTGCGAATCGCCACCCAACATTGACATAGAAAACATATGCAATGATGTAAATGCTTATTAAGAAACTATTTTCATAAACTCAGTAATTTCACGATGTCCCAATCGTTTGTTGTTCAGTTTAATCAAAATATTGTCAAACAACAGTTTTTGAACCTCTTTTTGTTTCAAGTCGTTAATTTTTTCGTTTGCTTTCTTCACATTGCCCTCGAAACATGTAATGTATGATTTGAGTTTACTCTTATAAAATTCTGGTTTAGTCGATTTCGGAATCTCGTGCAACGCCAATGCTAAAAGTTGACAGATTGGTTTCAAAAGTTGATTGGATATGTAGAAAGTGTAGTCAATTTTAAGTTTCTTTTCAATAATATAGGACGGGTGTTCGATTTTATCGCCTTGAAGAAGAGATTTGTCTTTGATGTTGTGTTCTATGTAAACATACGGGACACGGTCGTTCGTTTGTGGAGCGGAACCCGGATCTCTTTCGCGCATACGATCTGCCAATACTTTGTGTGCGATTCGGGAAGGGTCTTTGTAAGTGGTTCGTAATGTTTTGGTAATGACCAGATCGTCCATTTGAAATTTACCTTCAATCAGACTTTGTAAAGACGATGTTAAGAACTCGATTGCCTTTGATATGTTCTGTTTGTTCAGTAGAATATCGATGATTCCGCCATAGATTATCTTGACGATATTTGCGTTATCTCTTCGTTTCAACACAATTCCCATGCTTTTCTGTTTGAATTTGTTAATATCGAACTCATACAGATTCCCCACATATTTCTTTTTGGACAAAATGATGAACGGAAAGAATGTCTTTTCGTATTCAAGATCGTGCGGATGTTTCAGTTCCTTTTTGAACTTGTCGCTTGCTTCCACCGCTATATCGATCGATTTCTGTAACGCGTCTTTGTCTACCAGATTATACTTTTCTTTAATTTTAAAATCGACAAATATACTGTCCGTATCTCCATACACCACATCGGCGTCGTAATGTTTCTCCATAAAATGTTTCGCTTTCATGATAAGGTTTCTACCAGTCGCGGTAGTTGACGCGGCAAGTTCTTTCATATAGATTGGCGATGTTCTAGCACCCACCTGTCCATATAAACTGTTCGCGGTAATCTTATACGCCAATTGCAAACCATCTAGAATAGCTTTCATAAAATCGTTGTATGTGTCTATCGACGAAATAATGTGTTTTTTTTCTATTGTGACTGTTTCTCCGTCAGTTGTGTTGATAATCACGTTGTCCTCGCTCTCTTGTTGAACAAGACCCGTAAACGATTTGTTATCATTGGTGACGATGGTCTTGTGCAATATCTGTTTGCGGGTCGCTTTTCTTTGAGAGAGAAGTTTCATAAGAATTCTAGGAAGAATACCTTTTTTGTTGTTTTTGAATTGGGCGTATCGACACACTTTCTCATCCACTTTGACTTTCTTATCACCAACTCCGTTAAAGATGTCGTATGTGATGTCCACATATTCGATGCCGGGAAGGTTGTCGTACTTAGGATCTAAAACAATGGAATCGTGTGAAATGTTTTCGCTGATCATACTGGACGGATACAAAGACGCGTAGTCCATGACAGATATCGGTGCGTCCACATAAATACCGGGTATGGGGTCTAACACGATAGCTCCTTCGTATCCGTCTGTTTCTTCCGAACTTTCGTCGTATTTAATCAGAGGGATGATGAAGTTGTCGTCCTTGCATTGTTTTGCCACCAGACTGAAAATCTTAATACCCTGGCCTCTCATAAAGATGTAAGACAATGGAACAAGACACACATTCGCCATACCCATGTTATTTGCGAACACTTCCAATTTAATTATTAGCATATTACACAGAGCACAATCTTGAACACAGTATTTGGCGATCTTCGCTCTGTCAGTAGATGTTCCGTTTTGACACTTGAAGATCTCTTTGGGGGATACATCGTCCTTTGCCAAACCCCAAGTGGTCACTTTCTCGTTCAACTCTTGATTGATAGTAATAGTTGTGTTGTCTATGGAAACAATCATACATTTATGTGTGTTGTTCAGTTTGATGTAATCTCCCACATTCAACCCCGCGATCGAGTCCAACACAAAGGTCTTCGAACTGACATTTGTTTTAACTTTTCCACTAATGAAATGTGATGCTACATTATCTAGTTTGTAACTATCTAACTTATACTCTCTTTGAACGACCTTCATTAAATCAATAAATACTCTTCCTTCCATTTCCACATACTTGAGCACATTTTCACCCAATGCGGAAGATGCCAACATTTTCTCTTTAAACTTCGATTGATGATTTTCCAAACGACTGCAGTTCAACACAGCGTTTTCACAACCCAACTCTAAAGAGCGCTTGTAGATGTAATCGAAATCAAAACCAAAGATATTGTATCCTGTAATAATGTCCGGATCAATCTTATGAATCAATATACACCACTCCTTAATCAAATCCGCCTCTGTTGCGCAGGTGACGACATCAACTCCCGTTATATCGTCACATGATTTCAAAGTGATTATATTCTTGTACGAACAAACCGTTTCCCCGTATTTATGAACAGTAGATCCGATTTGTATTATAGGATCTCCCTTCAAAGGAGGAAAGATGTTGTTGAATAAAAACTCCAGTTGATTGAGAACAGTCGGTTCGGTATCTGGATTTTTGTATTGAAAGTCTTGTGTATTGCTGTTGTTTCTTAGGATATCAATAATTTCGTCGTAGTTTCTTTGAACAATAGACAAGATGTTACTTAATATAATTCTTTTATTTTTGGGAAACACTTGTGTCAAAGGTATAATTTCAGAAGAGCTCTCTAATTCGGTGTTTATAAAGTTTTCTTTGATTTCCGATAATTGTTGTTCGAAATTAATGGTTTTGTTGTATAACTGAATGATAGAGTATATAAGGATATTGTCGAAGTTGCTTTTGTTGTGGGTATTGTAAAACTGAATGATTTCTTCTGCTGTTTTACGATATGTTTTTATAGGAACAGGAAAATCCCCGGACATACTGGTACATTCTATATCAAAACTCATAATGTAAACGGGAGCTACTTTATTGCATGTATAAGGTTTGACATCGGTGTAGGATGCTTGAATGTTGATTTGACATTTGGTTTCCAACTCGTCATCAATATCGGTTGTGTATTCGGCAAAAGTAACCCACCCACCCGGTTGAATATTTTGGGTATGAATGAAACGCAGAAACGGTTCGATATTGGATTCATGAAATTGAAACTTAAGAGTGTTTCCGAACATTTTAATTTTGGATTGAAGCATCTTTCGTACCATGTACATACACATCAGATTATCAAAGGATAATTTGATATACTGTTTGTAAGCGTTGTTTGTAAAACCCCATATGGACTTCTTTTTAATAAGGGTAAGAGATACATTCTCTTTAAAATTTTTAGGTAATTTATTCACGATTAAATTCTGAATATAATCAACTTCTGATATTGTAAAAACATCTTTTGTATTACAAGATATATAAAAGTATGGTTCAAAATCGACAATGTTCGCACAAATGGAATATCCCTGTTCGGTAACACCGAACATTTTGATTAGATATTTGTGTTCGTTTGTTTCCTCATTACTGTAATCAAAATGATACCAGTCAATAATTTGAAAATATATTTGTTCAGACTCATCTACGGAAACCGTATGATCTCTAAAATCCATGTAAAATTGATTAATTAATATTAAATTATAGATCAATTTTTAAATATTATTTACCCTAAAATATAAATATGAACAAGATCGAAATTGTGATAGTATTTGTCATAGTGGTGATACTTCTGTTTTACATTCAGAAGAAATATTTAGAAGTGGAATATGTGTTATCAGAAATTGACAACAATAGATATTTGGTGCGCAATAAGGATGATAAACAGAGAGCGGCGAATATGCTAGCCAGACTAAACAAAAAAATTAAAAAGTTGTTGAATCATATGAAAAAACTTGATCCGGATAATGAGGACATTAAACGCTTAGTGGATAATTATAGCGTGGAGAACATATCCGAAGGAACCGAAGACAGTAACTACACATCGTATTCTGTGAACAAGGGGGAGAAGATAGTGTTTTGTTTAAGACAGCGAGATGGCACCGATAACTTTGTGAATGAAAATGTGTTGATGTATGTTGCGACGCATGAACTAGGTCATTTGATGACTAAAGATATTGGACACACCGAAACCTTTTGGAACAACTTTAGATATTTGTTATCGGAAGCGATAAAAATCAAAGTGTATAAGAAAACTGATTTTGGAGAGAACCCGACAGAGTATTGTGGCATAAATATAAAATCTTCAATTATTTAAATATTATGAACCCGAAAAAGATTTATGTTTTAAATGAATGGATCAGTCAATTTAAAAAGAATGTATATATTTTTTCGGGTGATGATAAAGAAGTCAATGTAACAGACTATTCCGATTCAAAAACAAACAAGGTTGTAATTATAGACCAATATATTTTTGAAACAGACACTATCGAAACGATTCGATATAAAATAGCACATTACTGTCTTAAAAACAAAGATGTAAAGACTTTATATCTATGGGCTAATTGTGATATGAACAACGAAGAACGCGTGTTGTTTAAACAAAGTCTGTTTAAAACAAATGTCAAGTTGACCAAAACATATATCAACAGAATTATAGATTTATATTTTGGAAAAAAGATGTACAACACTGATCATGATAACATGGAAGTGATAGAAGAGTTCGGTAAAAACTTTCACTATAATACCATAACAAGAAGCTTGGATTTCAGCTACAGTGACTTGAACGATTTTGAAGAGTTCTTCTCACCCAATCCATTTGAAGCACACAACGAAATTGACGATAAATCGATTAAAAAAAGTCATTTGAAAAACCTGTTATATCGATTCCGATTAAATGACAACATTATCAATTTCGCAAGTAGTAATACAACGACAACAATAAACGATTTTTATTTCCAGAACACGAACGCTTACAATGAAGATTATGTCAAAATTATTGCAAACAAAATGGACATTCAACAAAAATTGAAACCTACAGAGAATTACATTGATAGTATGAATAACAGAATCGAATATCTTTTTTTCAGAGCATTACCGTATTCGCATGATATAACAATCAATATGAAAACATTATTCAAGATCAGTCATACGAGCTACACGATACCGTTCATTGTGTATAAATCGAAATTCACGAACGAGTATAAGGTGAACAAACTGGCTTTGACGGATATGGACAAGAGGTTGATTGATGCGTTACATACCCAAGAGACGAAACATCAGCAGAATGTCATCAATCGATCAAATGATACCATTATATACTATATTAAGTTCGACGATTCGACCTTCTTTAATTTGTTACTTTCAGAGAACGGAAGTTACAGATTGAAATACAAATTTTCTAAAACAAATGACATTAAAATCGAAAATATAAAAGAAAGTTTTGAAAAGTTAGATGAAATATATAAAAATTTAGAAGAGCACATGATCTACAAATTGACTAAAGAAAGCGAATTATTCATTTCAAAAATGATAGAGATTATAGAATACAATACCCAAAACACCTTAACATTCAAGAAAAAGATTTCAGAGAACAAATTTTTAGAGAATGTCAAAATGAACAATCCATTTTTTATTTACGATAAAAATATTAAAAATTCCGTATATCAATTTCACTTTGTGGATATTAACAACTTTTTAAATACGGACACCATAAGTGCGTTCATCTATCGTCATTTGGGGTTATCCAAGAGTGATATGATTGACAAGTTGAAATACTATTTCAACATGAACGAAGAGGAAGCCTCGGATGCATATATGGAAAAGAAAAATAACATAAATCTGAAAGCAAGTAGAAAGGGGAAAAACATATTTGCGATCAGAGACTATCATACGGCGGTCACTGTGAAAATAAACATACTAAGTGATTCTTCATTGAAGATCAACACGAGCAACACACAAGACGACAAATACCGATTTATGATAATTTACTATGTCATAAATATGTTAAACACAAAATTGAAGAAGACTAAAGCGCCGAAGATAGATATGGTTGCTGAACAATTACCGGATGAAAATATGGAGGAGGTAAATTTTAATGATTTGATTGATTCGGACAACAGTTTGAATGACCTTGAATTGGATGATTTGAGTGACATTGATATGTCGCCACCGAAAGTAAACATTGAAACGGATATAAACGATTATGATGAAGATAAAGAGCAGAAAGAAGACGATGGAGAGGAGGAAGATGAAGATGAAGATGGAGATGAAACGGAACCCGGTGACGTTGAAAGGGGGAAACATACCGATTATACAACATTTGTGTTAAACAAGTTGTATGCTGCGGATAAGAATTTGTTTTTGTGGGATAAAAAGAAATATCCACAGTTCAAAGCGTATTCAAGCAAATGTCAAAAGACAGATTTCAAACAGCCGATTGTAATTAACAAGAAAGAAAAAGACAAGATAGACAAAGAACATCCTGGTTCGTATACAGGATATGTACAAACTGGAAGTACAACCAAACATAAAGAGAAGAACTTTTATATTTGTCCCAAAATATGGTGTAGAGTTGGTCGGGTAAGTATAACTGAACGAGAGTACGAAAAATATGGAAAGAAATGCCCACCACCGTACGGAGAGGACGCCATGTTCTTCCCTGAATACGGAACGCCGGACGAACAGAACTACTTTATGACTGCTAAGAACGGTGAGCAACATTGGCCTTCGTTGATGAAGAGTAACAAGCATCCAAAGGGTTTTCAGTTACCGTGTTGTGGAAAAAAGAACACATTGGAAATGGAGGAAAAAGATGGTAACAAGAAGAAACAACTTAATTCGAATTACATATCAAATATTTCATCGGATTTGCCGTTAGATGAGGGAGCCTATGGTAATCTACCGTATTTAATGAATAAAATCATGAACAAAAAAGCCGCGTGTAATGGAATAATGAAATCGAAATCATCTTGTTATGTGCGGACGGGTGTAGATAAAAGCAAAGACGGTTTGATTGAAACATTGAAAACGGTTTTGAACATAGACTCTTTGGGAGAATACATTGGAGAAAATATGAAGCTGGAACATTATATTTTTTTGAACGGGGGTAATACCCTGAAGGTATTTATGAACAACGAGACCCAGTACAAACTGTTGGAACAAAGAGAGTTTGATATTTTTAAGATGTACTTTTTGAATAATAAGAAATATATAGAGATGTTCAATTTACAGGAAGTTGCCGATTTTATAAAAAAAAGAAAGAGTTTTGATATTGAAAATGATTTGATGACCAAGATGGTCATAAGGGAATATTTGATATTGAATTCATTTATAAATTTTAAAAATTATATAATTCAAGATGATATCGAAAAGCATATAGACGATTTGTATCACATGTTAACATACGAATGGTTAAATCCTCGTAAAATTAATTTCATCTTTTTAAATGTTTATAAAGACGACATTTATTTTATGAATCCCAAGTATTACTCCTACAAAAAGAAATACAATAAATCTGGATCGAATGTTATAATTTTAAATATTGCCAATAGTTACGAATATGTCAGTAAGATTACCCAAAAAACGAAGACGAAAATGGAAGAGATAATGTTTAAGTCGAGCGAAGTAAAACCAATTATGCAAAGTATTGAAGAGATGAAAGATCAAGATGAAAAGTCGATATACGATGACCCTCTTATATGTAACAAAAATGTATCTACATATATTCTATCGTTAAACATGAAATGTATTGGTGTAATAATAGATAACCATGTAGTATATTTGGAGAAGGAAGTGATGTTAGAATACGACGATATTAAGAAAAAGAAAATAGTCTATGCAGATGCTCTCGAAAAGAAATACACGATATCGATAGAGTATATGAAAAAATATAACAAAGAAATAACAAGCCAAAGAATAAAAGATTTACAAATGAATAAAAACGCAAATCTGAGTTTATTTATACAAGATCCTAACGAATCACACATGGAAGACAACATCCAATCGAAGTATTACCACAATTTGTATAATGTTGCCAAGAAAATTATTAATAAAACTAAACTACTCAACGCGTTGAATGTGTTAAATAGTTCTTTAAATAACTTTACAATTGTAGAACGAACATATCTTTTGAAACAAATATTAAAACAGAACAAGGTGATGTACGACGAGGATATTGACGAGAATCAATTAATTAACGATTTGTTGCGTATACCGCTAAATAAGATTATAGACGATTATAAGATAAAAGTGAATGTCAAAAATAAGAATGATATATATATGACATTCGATGATATTTTGAACAAAAAGATATTTGAGTACTACAACACATATAACAAGAGTTTTTTTACAGTAATAGATACATCGATAGAGGATTATGTGGAAGAGATTAATTATATTAAAATGGATCATTTGAATGATAGAGAAAGGAATGTAATATGGAGCAATTTACGCATTCCGATAAAACCGGTATCTGTTCAAAAGATGTTTCCAAATTTTGTGGTGATTGACGAGGAGATAACTTATAATAAGTTAATAAATTATGCAAACGATTTAGACCGATCGTTCACATTGGATTCGTTTGAGGAGGAGTTGAATCAAAGGATAATAGAACAATATATGGAAGATAAAGACAAGTTGTACGAAAGCTATCTAGAAAATAAAAACTTTGAAACACACAAATTCAAAAAATCAAAAATAAATGTGGACGATTATACTGGTTTGATTAAGAAGGACGACTATTACTACTCGATATTCGAATTGAAATTGTTATCCGAAATGATAAAATACAATTTGATTATTATTGGTCGATCAACACAACTGATCGAGCACGGTGTAATGGTTGTGGATAATCAAACGAATAACTGTTTGGTGTTACAATACAACATTCTTTCTAATAGACATAAATTCAATTTAGTGGTAAAAGAAGACGATCCTTATCGAATAATTACGATGAATGACTTTATACCGGAGACGAGTAAACTACTTAAGCTTATCTAAATACTAATAATAAAATGAAAGTTAAAAAACGCGATGGGTCTCTCGAAATTGTATCGTTCGATAAAGTGCTGAGAAGGATACAACTTCTGTCTGATGATTTGAACATCAATGTACACGAAATCGCACAAAAAATTTGCAACCGCATTTATGATGGTGTGAGCACATCTGAATTGGACGAGTTGACCGCTGTACTATGTAGTTCGTTGATCGCGGATTCACCGGATTACGATAAGTTAGGAAGTCGTATTCTGATATCGAATCATCAAAAGAAAACATCACCGTCATTTAGTGAAACGATTGATATTTTGTATAACAACCAATTTCCACTTATTAGTGACGAAATTTATGATATAGTTCAAAAGCATAAGGACAAACTAAACAGTTATATTGATTACACGCGAGATTATCTGTTTGATTATTTTGGTTTCAAAACACTAGAACGGGCATATTTGATTCGTACGGATGACAAGATAATTGAGAGACCTCAGCATATGTTTATGCGAGTTGCTCTAGGAATTCACGGATATGATTTGAAAGACGCGTTGGAAACTTACGACGCGATGTCGACGAAAATGTTTCTGCACGCTACACCGACCTTGTTTAATTTTGGAACACCCAGGCCACAAGGGAGTAGTTGTTTTTTGGTTCACAATGTGGACGACTCGATAGATGGTATTTATAAAACCTTGAACGATTGTGCGTTAATTTCAAAATATGCGGGAGGTATTGGACTTCATATTCATGATGTGCGTAGCAAAAACAGTATCATCAGAGGTACGAATGGTAAATCGGATGGTATCATACCTATGTTGCGCGTGTATAACAGCACGGCGCGGTATGTGAACCAGTGTTTCACTCCCGAAACGCTTATTGACACAAAGAACGGAACTAAATGTATATGTGATATATCGACAGATGACGAGGTACTTACAATCGATTGTAGTTTCAAACGAGTGTTGGGAGTAATATCAAATCACATAAACAAGACGATATTAGAAGTTAAAATGAAAAGATTTTCGAAAAGTGTATATGTCACAAAAGAGCACGACATTTATGTAAACAAGGGAGAAAATGGATTGAATGGAGAGTTTGTTGCTGCCGGTGAACTCAAAGTAAACGATGTACTTGTTTATCCGATAAGCGATAATAATTACGAATATAACGAGGTCGAATCAATCAAAGAGGTGAATTACGAAGGTAATGTGTATGACTTAAATATTGAAGATAATCACAATTACGTGGTGTCCAATCTTGGATTAGTACATAATTCGGGGAAAAGAAACGGTAGTATCGCGGTGTATCTAGAACCGTGGCATGCGGATGTGGAGAAATTCTTAGATCTTCGAAAGAATCATGGAAACGAAGAGGAGCGAGCGAGAGATCTGTTTTACGCGCTATGGATTCCTGATTTGTTCATGGAGCGAGTGAAAACGAACGGTTTGTGGTCGTTGATGTGTCCCGACGAGTGCAAGCATTTGAGTGAGGTGTATGGAGAGGAGTTCAACGAGTTATACACGCGGTATGAATCGGAAGGGAAATACAAAAAACAGATTAAGGCACAACAGTTGTGGATTAAGATTTTAGAATCTCAGATTGAAACAGGTACGCCGTATATGTTGTACAAGGATCATGTGAACAGAAAGACCAATCAGCAAAATCTAGGAGTGATCAAGTCGTCAAATTTGTGTGTGGAAATTATGGAATATACCTCCCCGGACGAGATCGCTGTGTGTAATTTGGCAAGTTTGTGTTTACCGAGCTATGTGGAGGACGGCAAGTTTAATTTTGAAAAATTAGGGAAACACGCGAGAATTCTTACAAAGAACTTGAATAAGATCATAGATCGAAACTTTTATCCGGTGGACAAGGCGTGGCGAAGCAATATGAGACACAGACCAATTGGGATCGGTGTACAAGGACTGAGCGACACTTACATGATGTTAAAGATGCCTTACGAGAGCGAAGAGGCGAAGCAGTTGAACAAACAAATATTTGAAACGATATATTATTACGCGATGACGATGTCGATGGAAATTTCACAGAAGAGAGCGGAAATGATTGAACGGAACGACGCGGAGTATGATGTCAAATTAAACGAATTCGAAAAGGACTTAACAGAGTATAGGGGAGCGTACAGCACATTTGCTGGATCGCCGTTATCAAAGGGTAAATTTCAATTTGACTTGTGGGGTGTTGAAGCGACTATGTACGATTGGGAAGACTTGAGAAAAAAGGTGTTGATGTACGGAGTTAGAAACAGTTTGTTATTGGCACCCATGCCAACCGCTTCCACCTCTCAGATAATGGGATTTACAGAAAGCTTTGAAATTATAACATCAAACATTTACAAACGAAAAACTTTGGCGGGAGAGTTTATTATTATCAACAAATATTTGATAAAGGACTTGATTGAATTGAATCTTTGGAATAAGGACATGAAAGAGAAGATTTTGGTGAGGGAGGGTTCTATTCAAAACATTGAGGAAATCCCTATACATATACGAGAATTGTACAAAACCGCATGGGAGGTCAAACAAAAAAAATATATAGATCAAGCAACAGACCGCGGGGCGTTCATTTGCCAATCCCAAAGTATGAATATATTTGTGGATGAACCAAGTTTTAATAAATTGAACACCATTCATTTCTACACATGGACATGTGGATTGAAAACAGGAATGTACTATTTGAGAACGAAACCCAAAGCTAACACACAACAGTTCACAATCGACCCTACCAAGGCGAAAACAAATTATGATACAACCTTCAACAGCGGTGCTAACGAAGTGTGCGAAAGTTGTTCGGCTTAAATATTCAAAGAGTTAGTTCTTTTAGAACCCTTTTTTTTGGAACTTAACAGATTACGAATACTGTTAGTGTCAGTCATTTCAGAAATCTCGGATGGTGTAGCGGTGCTCATTGTTTCTAGTCTGTTATCGTCAGAAATGTCCAAATTATTCAACAAAGAATCCAAATTGGACGGACCTTTCATCGAATTAGAGGTGTTCGAGTTTTGAGGAATAGGAGCGGAGGCATGATTAGGCATAGGTGACGACGCACCGAACATGTTCGCGAACATACCACTCATACCCGTTTTATCGTTTCCGCTATTTGCCATAGTGTTTGCGGTTGCGCTGGCGAATTGTTTCATAAGATTGGGGTTTTGTTTCAACACATCTCCCATTTGTGGTAACGAAGATTTGAACATAGTGTTGGTGAGATGAAACATGAACGCACTTCCACCCATCATCATTAACAGCTTCATCTCCGGAGACATTTGTGATTTAGATTTGTATTTATTATGTAATTCTTCGAAAACATCATCATAATCATCAATGGATTCGTGCACATTTTCAGACCATCCATCTAATTTGATGTCGAATGGATCAAATTTATTGTTTAAGAACTCAACACCACTTGTAAATGCAAGCATAACTTTCCTTTGAAAACTTATAGATGCGTCAATCTCTTTGTCTTTTTTCATTCGTTCGTATTCGGTCTTCATCTCTTCCAAACTCGAGTCCATGCAAAATGTTTTGGGTATTTTCATGCCTTTCTTTTCCATACGATCGAATTGATATAACAACTCTGCTTTCTCGTTCATTATTTCTTCTTGTGATTTCGGTTGTTGATGCGATTGCTGAAACGACGATGCTTGATTATCTGAATTGAAAAAAGTCGGTGTAAAATTTGTTCGTGGATATTCTTCTTCTTCTTCGTCGTCATCATCATCTTCATCGTCTTCATCTGACTGAAATATGTTCGTCTTTTCAGATTTGATAGAACCTTCTGAAGCAGATTTATTAACAAGCATGTCTAATCCCATAGCATCATTGTTCACATTTAAAGATGGTTTAAAAAAATTTGAACGATTATACATTTGTTCATTACTTTGTCTAGCCAAATAACTGTTTGAACTGGTTCTGTTAAGAATAGGTTCTTCTTCTTCGCTTTCTATATCATCTTCGTGAACTATATTGAAATTTGGATTCATCGCTCTATTCTTTGATTAAATTCTAAAAAGAAACTTTAAGTACTTTATAGAACGCAAAAAAAATATTTAAACATCTTTTGTATTATTTGTATAATGGAGAAACTACTTGTAAAAAAACTTTATCCGGATGCAATTCTTCCAAAGCGACAAACACCAGATTCTGCAGGGTATGATATATGCAGTTATTGCGATTGTACGATTCTACCAGGAACTAAACAACTCATCGATACAGGGTTGTCATTCACTGTTCCGGAAGGCACATATGGACAACTTGCGCCAAGGAGCGGTATGAGTTGTAAGGGTACACATGTTGGTGCCGGAGTAATCGATCGTGATTACACCGGTCATGTGAAAGTTCTAATGTTCAATCTGAACAAAGTCAAAACGATTGACATTAATAAAGGTGATAGGATTGCTCAACTATTAATCAAGAGAATATCGCTTTGCGATGTAGAAGAGGTTGATGAGCTATCTTCTACCTCTAGAGGCGCACAGGGTTTCGGAAGCACTGGTTCGTAATTAATGAATGATAAAGTTTGTAAATAACTGTCTGCCAAATCGTCCTTTTTCTTGTGTTTCGTGAAAAAAAGTTCCCACGAAGTGTTTTCCACGAGCAATTGTGCACACGCTATGGCGGTTTTTTTGTTTTTCTGATATTTTGTTTTACATTCGATATTTAAATTGAATTTCTCGGCAAACTTGTTTTTTCTATTCGCCGAAATGAAGTTGATTTTCATCGAATTGCAGTTTCCTAAAACCTTTCTGTATGTAAAAAAAGTGAACACAATAATTTGAATTGTTTTCATTACAGGGTTCTTTTGAACAGGTTGATTTTCAATTAACACTTGTTCTATAATATCTTCCTTAAAGTTTTCTTCCAATAACGATATACATATTTCGCATGTTTCATTGATGTTTGAACCTTGAATATCCAAAACATTCCATTTTAAAATGTTCTCATCGTCACTGTAACAAAACGCCAAATTCTTAATACCAATATCAAACGATAATATCAATACCATTACATAATTTACAATTATACATTATTCTTAAACTTATTTTTTGCATACAGAATATACTGATTAATTAAATTTTGAAACTCGTTCGTCATATGAATCATCCGAAGTTTGGATATCGATTTCTGAATCTCATCGTCGGTTTTCAAAGAACTCTTTTTCAATATATTACTGAACTTGTTCCAATATTGATCGGATTTATATTTTTCGTTTGACATTTCTGTATCAACATATTCCTTGAACGCTCTGTCATAATAGACTTTCATAAGATGTAATCTATGGATTGTATTCATATCAAACAAAAAAATGGAAATGAAATTGTGATATTTATTCAAATTATCTTCATCAATATTTCGTAATGGACAATTCAGCGATTTATAGTTATAAGTTGGACAGTGCAACAATCTGTCGATTTCCGGTATATTTAAAACAAAATTGTTGTCAACTAAGTATATATGCTTAAAGGACGCGTTTTTGTATTTGTTATGTCCTAGTAGTGACTTGATAATCAATGGTTTCAATTTCGAAATTGATTTTCGACCATCGGGCAAACAGTGGCTTCGGGTAAAAAACGGTTTGTTGATGATGTTTTCAAGTGATCCAAATGCTATTATTTTAGGCAATAAAAACTTTGCCCACTCATCCGACGATGCTGTATAAATAAAAAACTCTACATTTTTGTGTTTTGATTTGATTTCGTGCAACGCCTCTTTCACATACGGACGAATAAGTCCGTTTTTCATGTCATTGAACAACAGTTTTGTACTGTAACGAATTTTGTTTTTACAACGAATTTGTGAATTGACATTGTGCACAAGTTCAAACTCTTTCAATTGAGGACTTACATCACCTTGTAGTGTGCCATCTAAATCTAGTAAGAATATAACCGGTTCCATTTACTTATTAAATAGAATTTAGTTCTTTGTTCATTTTTTCGAAATTCTTTTTCAAAACACCAATTTCATGTGGTCGTGATGATAGCGTATTATTCAAAAACGCAGTAGACATATAGTGTAATATATTTCTATTATCAATATGATATTGTATGTCTTTCAACGACTTTGTAATGAATTTGTTCATCATATTCTTTATTGTTTTTACCCTAAACTTTTTGAAACAAATGTAAATGTTTTTCGTGTTATACGATTTGAACTCGCTCGTGTCCACATCCGTTAACCTCTTCCATTTATCAACCGCGTCATCATCCCATACATAGTTTTGTCCTAAAAACTTTTGGAAAAATGAACCCATTTGTTTTACTTCGGCAACCTCATATTTTTTACATTTGTGTTTTACAATGAAGTCATTCAAATCATATTTTGATATATACGACTGATATATATAATAACTATTTTGTCTTTTTTCAACGATAAAAACATGACCTGGAAAATATTTGGTTTGATTATTGCTAAGACTATTGGACAATCGCCCATCAGTAAGCATAATGTAATACAGATAGTTTTTCACAGATGGTTTGCATAAGGACTTGGTTAGTTTTTTTGCGATAAGGGTGTTGTTGTCTTCGAAGGACATGTGTCGTTGTATCGTGATGGGCACATCACATTGTTGTATCGCTTTGATATTCTTTTCACCTAAAAGCAATACAACAAGCATAACGGCGGTGTTCAAACATTTGGTAGAAATCAAGTTGTTCGTGTATGATTTCGAAAAGGTAACATTCATCACTTGTAATATTGATACTATGTATTTGGAAATAATGTATATATATTTACAAGTATCGATATCATCATTCATTTTTTTTGTTATTTATATTAATTAACAATGATTTATTTCCTCATAATATTATTATTAATTATTTTGATATGCATCTACATGAAAAAACATGATATACACGAACATTTCTCTAATGTGAAAAAACAAAAAGATGTAGACCGTACCGATAAATGTTTGGTCCCTAAAAACGATTGTTTTCCTAAATTGTCACAGATAAACCAAAAAATTGAAAACTGTTTCAAGGACAACAAGAACATACACGACGACTTGAAAAACATTGAAAAGTATTTTGCAATCTTCCTGACCGAGGTTTTACTAAGCGACACTCTTTTTCTAAATGTATTCAACTTATCAGAACTTCAAACCAATGTTAAGACTTTCCGGGTTCTAATCTACACCATATTCAACAATAGTAAGTTCATTAAGAAACCTATGGAACATCACTTTACAAAAAATAAAGTTAAAACCGTTAAAGAGGGGTTAAATATGTTGAAACATATACTTTTATTTGGTTATGAAGAACCCATCAATGATTTTAAATACGACGGATTGAAAGACTTGTATGATACCTATATTCAGATTTTTTCAGGAAAAGATCTGAATTTTGAACAGGTTTTTCGCAAAGTATTCGTTAAAAACTCGAACTATAAAAAAGATTTCGAAAAACATTACAAGTTGACATATAAATTTAAAGATCTGGATGGTGCTATCAAAAAGATACGACAGAAACTCGAGTATATAAATGTAGTCGACGATAAACTTGATATTAAAAGTTTTAACGAAGCAATTCACCAAACATTTAAAGGCCAAAAAACATATGATGATTTATTTCCTGAAGTAGAAAACCAACAAACGTGGGATGTTACCAGACAACAAGGATACTATCATTTACGGGTGGAAATCGAAATGTGGAAACAATTAATCAAACAAAATACAGGTGACAAAAAGAAAATCGCCGAAGAGATGCTTGACTATTACGACAAAGGAAAAAACAACAGAAAGGAGATTTTTCAAAAGTTGGTGAAGAAACTCTATCACGACGAAGAAAAAGAGATTTTCAAAATATGGGACGACTCCAAAAAGAAATACCAAACGCACGCTGCTATGAAATTATTTGGGGGAAATGAGAATTACAGTAACATGCGTCGTATATATTATAACATAATAATGTTTTCTCATTTGCATCAGGATTTGTTCGAATTGTTCGATCCAAATCCTTCGAAAGAAAAAACTGAAAAACTAGTGTTAAGACCGGAATGCGAAAGTATGCCCGAATGGGACATCTAAAAAATGTATTATATATTTAATTAATAAATGTCGTTGCATATTACATCGTTTGATTTTTTTTTAATGATAATTATATTAGTTGTCATATTTATCGAAAAAATCCAAACTATGTGTCGTGTGGTGAAGGAGTGTTTCATCTTTGAGTCAATAATGATTGGATTAATTATTGCAGGTGCATTAGGAGCATTCAACGATTCGGTAGATAGACATTGTATTGTGAAAAACACAGATTTCTTTAAAACTTTCAAAAACTTTCAAACAAAGTTTCATGAGACATTTCGCGACACGAACAAGTTTATGGACGATATGAGAAACTATAAGGAGGAGTTCGCCGAAGTGTTGACACACATACTAAAATCGGAACACGACACATCAAAAATAAATTTGTTGGGCTACACAGAATGTCAAACAAATGTAAGATTGTTCAAATACTTTTTAGGCACTTTGTTTCAGGCAACAGGCACACTGAATGACGATGAAATAAAAAAACAAAAACTGATATCGAATGCACAAATTGTAAATTTTTTAAAACTTTACAATACATTGCCCCATAAACTACAATTTCCAGAAGATTTAAATGAAATTGATGAAAATAATACTGATGAACAAACACTGAGAACTATATTCAAAGAGATTGTTTTGTACGATCCTTTGATCGGTTTGACTTCCATAATGCAAGAATTCCATAGTTTGTTCGACGAGTATGTTAAAATAGAAAATTTGAAATTGTCCAAAGGAAGTAGCAGCGAAGTAAAAGAAGAAAAAAAGAATTTATACAACAAGGTAAAAAAAACTTATGATAACAACACCAAAATCTTCAAAATGTGGGACGATGATAAAAATACATACAAAAACAAAAGAAATATTATGACAAATATCAAACGACCCTATTTTGAAAAGATATTCGTGATTACTGAAGACACCATTTTAAATGAAATGGAGGAGTTTATCGAAGGATGCAAACGAGATCCCAAAGACATATGGAAAAGACCAATGTATGCCAATAAAACTAGAACAAATGTCGATTTGTCTGCTACAAAAACAAAAGGTTCTAACCTAAACATTCGTGAAGTATACAATTCTTTGTAAAAATGAAAAATATGTTTTTGTTATAATAATAATGCTCGTCCTTAATGTTTTATTATCGATTGTGTTGTTGTCCATATTGACACGTTACGTGTATATGCATTACAATACAACAGAACCATTTATTATGCGAAATAAGAAAACAAAGTTATTGAAAAATATTAAAAAGAACATTGAATCAAAATTCCAACTCAAAGATTACAGAAAAATAGTAAAGTATATTTTAAGAAGTAAAGACAATACATCATTGCTTGATATTATATACAACCATTATAAAAAACATGAAGACAAAGATGGTTTTAAAGTTTATATGATTGAAAATACCGACTTGATAAATGAAAATGACAATATAGATTGCAAAGTATTCAAACATTGTACTACTAATGGATGTGGTTCGTTAATGTCGACGATCAAAACATTAATGGAAGAAACAGAAACTTGTGCACATCATAAATCTGTTTTGGCTGATATTAAACAATTAATAAATGAAAATAAAAACGAATCAAAGGAAGAATAAATTTCTCGAAATAAATTAAACAAAAAATGTTATTGGAAATATGTTTAGCTTTGTTAAGTCTTATTGTTATTATAATTATTTTTCAATTTTGTAGGTGTAACAAAATTGAAAATTTTGATAATTCTTTATTAGATGAAATTAAGAATATCCATTTGAAACAAAACTTGATGTCTTTGGAGAAATTCGTTACACAAGATGATATTTCGATGTTGGAAGAATCAACACTACAAATGTTATCAAGTATTCAAAATATTAAAAATAAATTTAAAAAAAATGAAGTTAACGAAGAAATCGATGAAACATTACTGACTGAATTAAGTGAAACCATAAATGAAGAGGATGATGATAATGATATGGAAGAAGAGATAACTGATGACGATGATTACGAAAACGATGACGAAAAAGATGATGTTGTCGAGGGATTTATGGATCGATCTACACACAATTGTCATTCATTCAAATAGAGCGATACTCTGGTTCCACATATGAATAATTTAGATAATCGAATATATCCTTTTCGGTTTCAAAATTATGATTGACGGGTTGTTTATTTGCTAAATATGTAAGACTTTGTTCATTGAGGGATAAACCCATAGAACTCGCATGTCGACGCATATCTACATTGAACTTAAAATTACCAGTAAAGTACAAGAGCGCGAAGGGGTATTCGTGAGGTGGTGTATACAATATATCGATTCTCCTGTATGTTTTATGTTTGGGTAGTTTACATAAACCCATAAATTTCACTCCACCATGCGCAAGGACGTTGTCAGAATCAATGTATTTTTTTTGTTTCAATATGTCGATCAGGTCGTTTATTTGATTTGTAGCACCTGTCAACAAAATATCGATATCACTACTTTGAGGTGCTTTGCGTCTGTAGCTGCCCGCTATTGTAAAATCAAAGTTGGATAAATATCTTCGTAAAAGGTCCTCGTGTTTTTGCATCTCTTTATACGGAATTTTTTTAATTATATGCTCGAAAAACTTCAGTCCAATATGTTGAATGTTGTTCAATAAGTCAGGTTTGTTTCTCAAATCTTCTATTGAACGAATATTGTGATTGTCATACAAATCCTTTGCTTTCGCCGGTCCAATACCATGAATTGTCTGGAGTGTATCGATGATAGCATAAGTATCATTTACTAGGTACTCGTCTACTTCTTCTAAATTTTTGTTGTTTTCTAAAAGATATTTCAACTTAAGTTGAATTTTAGCACCCCCAACATTTTCCACATCTTCAATTGAACAAATGGGTGTATTGGGTAGTTCCATTAGCGCTTTAGAGTAAGCTCTGGTTTTGAAAACATCCGTTTTCTTATACTTCTTAACAAGAACAGATAGGTTGTGCTTGATCAGATCGTTGTACTGCATCATCTTACCTTTTTATAGTGTCAATAATATCCAACAACTTAAATCTAATTTTATTCGTCAACTTTTTTTTCACTTCGTCGTTGTCAAACATATTCAAAAATTTCTTGTATGCATATGGATTGTCGTTTAATGCATCGTCTTTAATAATTAATAAAATACATTGTAACAACACATATAGGAGATTATCGTTTTTGTTATCTACGATAAGTGCATTCAACTGATTAATAAAAACGGAAAATAGAACATTCATATTGTAATTGATTCTAAATAGTTTGTTATCGTTTATGATAATGTAAATCATTTTCATTCTACAAATTATTGACTCATTGGAATGATTTCTTTCCACAAACTCCATGTATAACTCATTCGTTGTATTCAAGGAGTTGTAACTAGATAAATCAAAAATGTTAACGAATCGATCGATAAAAGCTTTTATGTTGTATTGAATAGTTTGTTTTTGTTGATTGCTGACCATCGAACTTGTAGCCAACAGTTTAATCAACTGCCACAAACATTTGGTAGTAGTATTCGACTTTTCGACATAAACTAAAATCTGATCAATGAACAATACCGCATTTTTCTTGGTAAGTTTTAATAATATTTTTTGAGAAATCGTATCGTAATTAGCATCCGAAATTTTGTTAAGCAAATTTAAAATGTTGTCATTCGACTTGTCTGGTGTTTGTATGATATTTGCCTTTTGAATTTTCTTGTAATTATTGTTTTTGGATAAAGATTCGAACTTCCTTAATATATATTGAAACTTGCATTTGAATTTGTCTTCTAAATCTTTATTAACAAAATGTCTCACATTTTCAAATGTTTCAATTGTTAATGACATTTACTCTTACGATTATGTATATTATTTAAATAATATTGATATTGATCTTTATAAAGAATATGGATGCTTATGTAGGGCAAATAAACCAAATATATCAAACCTATAATATTTACAAAAGCATCATCATTGTTGACTCATATAACCTCCATTTGCTTTACAATCTAATGAAAAAGCAAGACTATCCAGTAACAACAACATATCATATCAAAAGTTTTGTAGATAATCAATCGAGAGTACTAATAATTAATATTAACGAAGCTAATAATTTTCATGACATTGTGCAATATTTAAATAAAGATGAAATCAATACAGTCATCTGTATCGACAATAAAATTTGGTTAAAACATTTTGAAAATGTGAATCATATTTTTTTATAATGATTAAATAAAATGATATTCACTAGAATGCCATCTTACACAAAACAAGTTATCTTAATGTTGCTTGTTTTGTCTACAATTTCTATGATTACATTTGTTTGTGTTAAATGTATGAAATCCAAAACTAACGAATCTTTCGTTTCAAACAGCACTAAAACATTGATTTTCTTCAAAGCTACTTGGTGCGGACACTGCAACCGTTTCAAACCTGTTTGGGACGAGTTCGTGGCTGAATGCAATCAAAAGAATGAGCAAATCACATTGTTGGAACTCGATATAGACGATGAAGCATCGAAACCATTGATGGAAAAACACAATGTAAGAGGATTCCCTCATGTTGTTTTGGTTGAAGACAATCGTGATGATATTGTGTTCACCAAGAATCGTACCAAGGAGGACTTACTCGCTTTCTTGCAGGAAAATGCTCATTAAACTCTTGTAACCTATATCAATTAATTCATCAATTTGTTCTTGGTTGATAGAAAATTGTAATTTATATATATCGAAGTTTTTTATAGTTTTGGGAACACATACATTACATATGTATTCGTATTTGATTTGTGATCTTTGTCGAAACAAACTGTTGAAAAAACTTTCAAACAACAGATTCAAATAGTCTTTAAAAGTTTTGATTTCTATTTCTGTGTTTTGAGTAGATGATATGTTCAGTCCTAGTGTATCTACAGTAAACCTATCGAAATAGTCTATGGGAAAGTTGCTAAATATGAGACCGTCCACATATATATCATTGTAGTATTTAACAGGTTCAAATATTATAGGAATGCTAGCGCTCATACGAATCGCTGTTACAACCTTCATTTCGGGGTATGTATCGACTGATATGTATTCTATTTTCTTTTGCGTAAGGTTGGTTACAGGTATGACCAGATTTTTACCCGTTTTTTTTATAAGATCGATGAAAGTTATATCTTCAGATAGTTCTTTGAATGTCAAAATTTTCTTAACCATGTAGATAATAATCTCTCCATCGTTCATACCATATTTCTTGAAAATATTTAGTAAATCTTTGACAGAATATTTAAATAAATACTTAGAGTCTTCATCCTCACAAATTCGAATGATTAAATCTCTCATTTCCTCCCATGTGTAATTTAATATGATCATCAAACATATTATCGATCCACCGGATGATCCAATTACATTATACAACTCTTCAATCTTTTTCGTTTCGTGTAAATATTTTACACAACCGATAAAAGCAATCGTGTGTATACCACCGCCAGATAAAGCGATATTATGAAACATATTAAATTATTTTTATTAACATATAAGAATGAAACAATTAAATATTTTTGAACTTCAAAACTCCATAAACAAAAGAAAACAGAATAGAACCCAAATTTATGAATCTGTTCTCGAAAAATGTCATATGAAAATAAAAGCCGCAGCAAAACAAGAGAAATATCAGTGCATTTATGATATTCCCGAATATGTTGTAGGTTTGCCTTTATATAATATCAACGAATGTATGGATTTCATTATAAATCAGTTAAATGACAATGGATTCAAAGTAAATTATTATTTCCCAAAGGTTTTACATATAAGTTGGTATCCTCAAAAAGAACAAAAATCGGAAACAGAAATAAAAGAAGATCCATCGCTTTTGATCAATTATATTCCGTATAAAAACGAAAAAGGGAAATTCACACTGAATATTGATTAAAAAATAAAATTATATTTAATTAATTTAATAATCAGAAACAATGAGTTATTTAAATATTAATTACAGTACCCTTGAAGATGCTTGGGGTTCAAATTTTGAAAAGTCTAAAAAAAAGAAACCTTCCGATGTATGTAATATGTACAATAAAAGAAACTCAACCAAAACATTGAGACCGTATAAATCCTTTCAAGAATCATCGCATATCAAACCGATTTACGAAGACGATAACTACACAAAATATTACGGTTATAAAGATGGTCGACCGTTCTCTAGAAAAAGTAACAAATTGTCCAAATATAATCTGAAATTCCCGTATGAAAGAAAATCTATTTCAAACTATTACGAGTCAGACGAAGAAGATGTAGACGAAGTATATGTGGACGAAGAGAATAACATTTACGAAGAATCGTTCTTACCCATTAAACCAATCATTAAGTCAAAGAACGCATTCAATGTATCCTCCTCGAAGAAATCAACAAAACAACCCAAACTTATGAGAACCAACTTCAGTTATATTGACGAAGAGCATAACGACAGTTTGATTCACAAACAACCAATAGTGATTGAAGAAGAATACGATGACCACGACGACGTTCCAGAAGTTCCTAATAATTTAAAAAAAAAAATTAGTCCAACTTTCAAAAAACAAAATCCTTTAACACAACCTGAAGAGGAAAATTATGATTATTTCTCCAAAATTAATAGTTACGAGTCAGACGAGGAATTCGACACATATCTTTCACCAAAAAATGTTTCTTCCGTTTATGACGAAGATGATAGTGATGGCGATGATGAGTATAACAACATTATGCAATCTGTATTTGAAGAACATACACAAACAAAGAAATATAGACACATCGCAGATGAAGAATTTGAAGAAGAAAATAATGATTGCAAAAAAGATACTTATCTTTCATCAAAAAACAAAATGAAAGAAAGAGTTTTTCTCGATTTGATATTATACACAATTTCCGGAGTGATATTGATTTTTATCATGGAGCAGTTTATCCAAATAGGGATGAAAATAAAAACAACAATATAAATTAATAACATGAATTTAAAATTAGACAAATACAATTACATATTTGATTCGTTAAACTCTAGCAAAATTTTAGTAGGTGTTGCTATGATCATATTCAATATTGGTTCAAAATTCCTTATTATCGACATCAGCAAATCTCAGCAACAATTTTTTAAAAACATTATCATTAGGAGACTAACATTATTCTGTATTTTCTTTGTAGCAACTAGGGATATCGTAATATCGTTTATTCTGACCGCAACATTCATCATTTTAGCGTTTAATATATTCAACGAAGATTCAAAATTTTCTGTGCTTTCGAAAAACACATTTTACGATAACATTTATACGAAAGAAGAATATGAAATGTCCAAAAAAATTATCACAGAATATGAAAAAGAAAATAAACATTTAAAGTTCTGTAAAAATAACTGACCTTATATTAAAATGAGCAATTCCAACTCCGATTCAACTTTTTTCAACTTCTCCATGATCATTGTAAATTTCGTTTGTATTCTCATTTTGTATATTTTGGTGATGTATCTGTTCAACAAGTATATGGATATTGAGGAGAAAGTGTTGGATTTTACAGATTATCAAATAATGAATGACAGACAACTTACAAACTTAATACATGACATAAACTATAACGATAAACACATATCCAATTATATCAAAGAAAAACATTCGGAATAATTAGGCTAGTTTTTTTCATTGTTTATTATAAAATTTAATGAATAAAACAATTGAACAATTTTCTTTTCAAGATATACATTCTATATCTTCTATTACTACATCGAATCTTAACGAAGCACCCGCTTCAGTGGTTGAATCAAATACAATTGTTGAAGATGAAACGACATCAACGACAGCAACAGTGGTTGAATCAAACACAATTGTTGAAGATGAAACGACAGCAACAGTGGTTGAATCAAACACAATTGTTGAAGATGAAACGACAGCAACAGTGGTTGAATCAAACACAATTGTTGAAGATGAAACGACATCAACGACAGCAACAGTGGTTGAATCAAATACAATTGTTGAAAAACCGTCTAAATTTTTGATTGTAATAAATTACGATAAAACTAAAACAACATTTCCGATTATAAACATGCAAGCAGATATTTTTACGATTGAAAACAATAGACATTCACTAACTACAAAATCAAAATGGGAAAACATATTATGGTTTTTGAGTAATTACAATATTTGGAAAAATTATGAATATTTATGGTTCCCAGATGATGATATCACTATAACAGAAGAGGAAATAATGACATATTTGAATATTGTAGAGGAAAACGATATGAAAATATCACAACCTAGCATATATAAATCCGCAAAAAATAAAAGTTATATTCATAAGGTGTTATTGCATAATCCCAAAGAGTCATTTAGAAAATCGCATTTTATAGAAAACAAATTGGTGTGTTTCAAAAGAACTTGTGTAGAGGATGAAATTCTTCCGTTTTTGAAACAAAATGAAGACTTTTTGCACACAGGTTGGGGTTTGGATATTTGGTGGTCGAATAACAATCAAAACCAAATGTATATTGTAGACAAAATTAAAATTGAAACAGGTAAAGTAGACATGAAAGACAACAATAAAGGATTTGCAGAAATGAAACATTTTGTTACAAAGTATAAACTAAAACTAAAAATCTAATAAATATATCATCTTTAATTAACCATGGATCTCTTTCTACAAGTGTTGATCACAATAACATTAGTATGTTTTATGATGCATTTATTGTACAACTGGTGCATTCATTCAACATATAAACAAACAATAATACAACATACATTTGATAATAATAAATATATTATATACGAAATAAATAATATATTAAATAAAAAAGAGTGTGATCTAATCATACACGCATCAAAAGATCAATTAGTTCGCAGTAGTGTTATATCAGACAAGCCAATTTCGGAAATAAGAACGAGTAAAAATACATTTTTACATAAATCAAATGTAAAATCGCCAATAAATGATGTTTTGAATAAAATTGATCGTTTGACTGTTAAATTTTCAGGAAAACCAATGGAAAATCAAGAACCTTTGCAGGTTGTTAAGTATGAGAAGAATCAACAGTATAAATGTCATTATGATTGTTGTGTGCCCCACGACCTTGAACTGTGTGTTGAAGATGCGAAAAGATTTGGTTACAGACACTCCACATTTTTATTGTATTTGAACGATGTTGAATATGGTGGTGAAACAGAATTTCCTTTGTTGAATTACAGATTCAAACCCAAAATGGGGTGTGGTATATTTTTTTTCAATTTAGTCAAAGATGAATCGAAATTTCATGTATTATCAAAACACGCGGGATTACCACCATTAAGAGATGAAAAATGGGTTTGTAATAAGTGGATTAGAACAAAAAAATACAATTAGTTCCTACTAACTCACTGCTACTATTTAAATGGTCAAGTTTATGATAGGCATCATAACCAAGCGTATTGCCTGAATTATTTAAAATTCTCCATGTATTGTTATAACGCAAGGTGTACACATCTTCTTCTGCGACGGTGTTAAAAAAATCCAACATTTTTAAATAATGCACATATATTATGGTATATCGAAAAAACTAATATTTTTTTTTTCGGAGTTCTAAATAATAATTTTCTAAATATTTTATGTAACTGTTTATACTATGATTATTGAAAACTTGTTTTATTTCCATATCCTCATTCTCGAGTATAATATCTTTACAAACATGTGAATACATATCAATAGGAGGATAATATTGAATCAAATCATATTTTAAATTGTATCTGTATATCTTGATATTTTTGTAAATTCTTAATAAATCGTTGAACTTTTGATTGAACTTGTCGCTACCAGATTTTGGTGCACCAAACAGTACAATATCAACATGTACATCCAGTAAATATTCGTTATCAAAGTATTTTTGTTTCAACAGTTCGTATACTAAAATCAAAATGGCACTTGCACCCAGCGAATGTGCACTGAAATAAATATGATCTATCTCATCAAAGCACTTTACATCCTTCAAAGAATCGTTAACCAGAATATCATCTAATAGCTCGTTTTTGCACAGTTCCGCGTATCTCTTGAATCCAGTATGTATACCTTCATCTTTCGTCAACAGAAAAGAAAAATTATGAATCCAATGATATATCTTATTCGTTCCCTGTAACACTACATACAGTTGATGATCTTTTTTATTATAATGTAACATAGCATTTTTGCGGGAACTCTTGTACAATCTTTTACACAACTTAGCACCATAAATGTGATTTTTTAAAACATTTGCGTTATTCATCATGATTAATATTTAAAATAGATTTATATTCATTTAAATTCATTATTCCCATATCTCTGTTACATGTTTTGCAAATAGGTTCCATGTTATCAATTGTTATCTGTCCATGACAAACATGTGGTACGATATGTCCACATTCCATATTATCAAAAGCTAAAGAATTATTACATACGAAGCAAACTCCCTCCATGAGATTTCCATTCCTTTTTTTCCACACCTCATTTCGAATTGTTTTGGGTATCTTTATCCGTTCGTTATTGAAAAAAGATAAGTCTATATCATTTATTTTAGCATTGTGCTTAATCAGGTATATAGCTATTTCTATCCATTCGAATTGTCGCCATATCCCTAAGAAACATGAGCTATCTTCATTTTTTTTATAACATTTTTCAATTTTACGTTTGAAATCACTTGTGAACTGCAGCTTTCGCAAAGTTTCAAAATTATGTTTCAAATATTGATTTATAGACACAATAGTGCTTTGAAACACATGTAAAACATCATCGTTGAGCATAATATCATTCAACCGTTGAAAAACATTCCGTCGTTTAATATATTCCATCATCTCTCTCAAATTGATATTAGGACAGTGACAGGTTTTATCCGTATTCTTGATATACGCCTCAAATTGATTTTTCAGCCAAATACAGAACTCTTTTCCATATTTAAACCATGTATCGCTTATTTCCAATGGATTTATAGGATGATGTTTATTTATTCGTTTGTAATAATACTTTAGTTCTTCTAATGAATTTGTGTTATAAATTATTAGCGGTATGTTCTGATTTAACGGATAATTTAAATCATGTAAACGTTTAAACGCAGCGATACGATGTTGACCGTCCAAAACATATCTTCTGTTATTCAAATCGCCACAAGTTATTGATTGTAAAATTGAGAACATACCATTTTTGCTGTATTCCTCAACTTGATCATTTACCAAATATTCTACATGTTCATCATTCAACAATCGTTGGATGTTTGCTGGTTGATACTTTATAACATTTAAAATGTTTTCGATTACGATACTCGTTTTCGGTTTGTAAATATCCATTAAGTTTGTTTTTAATCTAACTTTTTAAATAATTTTGATGGTTCATAGTTGAAAGTTTTGCGGATTATTTCATCATCGTGCATTAATGTCTTTTTAGATATAATCATAAGTTTCTTGGAACTAGTTTCGAGTTTCAAGATGGTTTTTTTGTTGTTGTAATTTTTTCTAAAATCTTGTAAATTCTTAATCTTTTTGTCATTCACTTTACAAATAATGTCTCCTCTGTGTAATATTCCCGCTTCGGATATATGCCCACCAACTAATACATTAACCACCACAATACCACTTTCCATGATGTTTTGTTTTTTCAAATACGGATGCAGATTAATGTTGTTCAAAGTCATGATTAAATTTATGTTTAAATCCATGACAATGAGTCCACCAATACATTCATAATCTATTTTTTCGAACACCGGATACCACAATCGAATTTTTGGTAAGAACTGTGTGAGTTTGAAAGAATCTTTATGTAATTTGTTCCCTCTCCAGTAATGAATAGTCACTTTTTTGTTAAGTCCTATTTCTGATATTAAATTATCGAACGACATATTTTCGTTCATCCATTTTTTGTTCAATCCACCGTAATAGTCGACCGGTATGTTATTAATTTTACACAATATATCGCCTTTTCTCAGTCCGGTCGTCGATACCGGACTAAAAGGGATGATATCTCTAATGTATACACCTCCCGAAGTGCATTCATGATTAAAATATTTCCTTATTTCTTTGGTTGTTTTTTGCAATTGTTCGAACCCGAAATATTCGGGATAATGAATAAGTGTTGCTGTTTCATTAAATAGTAATTTCTTTATGGTGTAAAATCGTTGAATCGGTACAGTATAACCGATTCCTTCACCTTCGTGTGCAGGCACGCCCGCTGCATTTACTCCGATTACCTTGTTTTTATAAACTAGCGGTCCTCCAGAATTGCCCGGATTGATCGGTGTGTCTGTTTGATAAAAGTTGTACTGTTGACCACTTATGATTCCTTTAGTAATTTTCATATTATCTTGTCCCAATGGATACCCTAACGCAAATGTCTCCAACCCCGGCTCGATTACGGTTTTACCATCATCCAATTCGCAATAAGTTTTGTTTTGATAGTCAATAATTTGTAATATCGCCAGATCGAAATATGGACATACTCCTTTTATCTTGACAGGATATTGTTTGTTTCCTTCACTTGGTATTTCTACAAACACATGAATAGCATCTTCAACACAATGTGCACATGTCAAAATATGACCCTTGTTATCAATAAAAAAACCCGAACCCGAACTTTCTGATGTGTTATTTGTTTGAAAGGGTAATAACCAGTCGAAACCAATATTGTGAGATATAATTCTTACTATATTACCATAATAGTCTTTAATATTTGGTCGCATATTTATTACATTTCATATATATTTTATTTGCAAATGTAGATTGGTTATATACGAATGGTATATATAATCATGCAAAGAGCAAGTTAATGTAGTGTAGGATGATATATCATATGGAAATATCCAAACTTTGTATTTCCCCAACATATATAAATCAATTTAACTAAATTAAATTGAAAATGAAAATGAATTATTATTTTTTTAAAATTTATATAATTTAATTAATTAATGAATTCAAATATCGATCCTCAAAGTATCATTGAATTGAATAATAAATTAGATAGAATTGAAAATTTGTTGAACAATGAAATATTAAATAACTGTAACAAAATGTCAAATCATATTGACTTTATCGAACGCATCTATGAATACATTAAGTATCCATTATTTTACATTTCTGATAAGATAAAATATTTATCTTTAAAACAAAGCATTCCTATAGAACACCAGAGTCATCAAACTCAATCCACCGACCAATGATAGGTTTGACATGAATGGATAATATTTGGCACTGGTGGATGGTGGGAAGTGATAGAACAAAGTTGCAAATATTGTAAATACGATCAACGTAATACTTGCGAACATAGCATATCTGTCATTCTTTTTATTTCGTACTAATGAGCTGTAAAATATGACCATTGGGCAGATTAATTCTATTAAAATAGCAAACACAATTAATATTTTATATACTGTAAACGGCAGCAACGAACCTAATCTATTATTCAATCCGTTAACAACTTTGGTATAGTTAAACAATTTATCCAAACCGGATACAAAAAACATATAATTCAAAATAGAGGTGACTATCACTAATAAATAATCGTTTTGCATTTTTATTTAATTAAACAAAATTATGAATTACAGTTTTGAGATGACGGATCTAATAAACCTTTGATAGCAACGAAAATTGAATCACAACTATCAAATGTGTTTTCTGTACATATATCACATTCAGGACATTTTTTTGGGTGGTCAGGTATCGGTACATTTTCTATCGTCGGTACATTATCTCCCATCAGTACAAAAGTATTGTTCATATTTACCCCAGCGAATAACTGAACATTACTTAATTTAATTGGTGTTAAACTATTTGTATCATCATTTCCTGATGTTTTCATATCGTTGTTTGTATCTAATATAATTCTATGATGATAATTTGTTTGTCCTGTTTCATTGAAACTAGCTTGCTTAACATTATCGTGATAATTTGATGAAGTAAGCGTCTTATCGTCATTTAACATAAAAAAAAATTTGTTATTCTCATCTATGTATCCGAACATGGAATCGCTACTTATTAATTGAATATTGATTGAATTTACACTATGAGAAAATATATCGGGTTGTACTCCTCCTGAAAACGATATTCTTTTAATTTTTTTCTTTGAAGTTAATCCGAATATATAATTTTTAGAACCAATAATTTGTAAAAACCTTTCGTCGTTTTGTGTATCAATCAAAGGATCTGGACTACTACTATTTGAAAAAAGCACACCTGATTTATCTAAATAATACAAAGTGTTATCACTTAACGCAATATCTATTGCGTTTTGTGTATCTATACTTCTTTGTGTCTCTATTTGCGATTGTTCATTTTCGTTTATTTTATATACATTTCCGTTTGAAGTCAATACATACACAAAATCACTATTACCCACTACTTTAACGGGATACTCGCTTGAATTAACAAATATGACTTCTGTAACAGATACATGTGTAGTGGCGAAATTTGCTTTGAACAATTTATGTGTTGAATCCAAAAAATACACAGTATCTTCATCTATTGGAAACAATGCAATAATATTGTTAATTTTTAGATGAGGAATCGATGTATCGATTCGGATATCCGTGTTTTCCAAATCTATCTTAAACAACGATTGTTCATGACCTTTTTCTTCGAAATGAATTTCTATTATATTCTGAAACTGTTCTTCCGTATTTTTCAAATTGTTATAAATTAAATAAATTATATAAATAATCGAAATAAAAATTACAATATTAATTAATTGCCTCATAATTTATATAATTTAATTTATAATATAAAAAATGTCATCTTATGTTGATATATCGTTTGCCAAAGCGTAATCAATCTTATGATACACAATCGCTTCGTTATTAAATCCAACAAAACCTTTCGGTTTAACATTGGATGTCCATACATCGGTGCATGTAAAATTAGATTCATCTGTTCCGTATGGTTTAGATGTAAAATCATCTGGGCAACAATATTCAGAGTCATTGAATGTTTTACACACTTTATCGGCGTTTGGTGGCAAATTGGCATTTTGTGGTGTACAAGAAGAAGAATTGTTATCTTGTAACCTATATTTAGTTATATCATTTTTATTAAAACTAGTATCTTTTTGATAAGTCTTGATACATCTACAATTTCCTTCTGCATTATCATATGGTTCCTCGTTTAGACCACATGTTGTTAATTCGCATTTGTTTGTTGTGTCATTGAATGATATGTTTGAACCAAATGATGAATTTTGACAACATACATAGTATTTCGAGTTATTAGTGCTGCTATAGACATAATCATCGGAAATTTGAGGCCTAAGTATCTGTTGGTAATCCGTCGGACAACTAAATCGTTCTGATTTCCAACCAGATGGACAATCTTCACCTGTTGTATTAAAAGTTCTTATTTCATAATGTATTCCATTATCATCATCATCAGGATCTTTGCGTTTATGACAAACTTTTTCGGTGGATTCTGTACAAATAATTGCATTGTTTTGCGATTCTGTTACATAACCAGTTGGACAGACAGGTTCTGATTCTTTGGGACATGCCGGATAACTAGAGGTAGAAGTATCATAATATAAATCATATGAATCGTCACATGTTTTGTAATAAATAATTTGATCGGGACTAGAAGGTGATGGTGTTGTTGTACCGTCGCTTCCAGTAATCACCGTCTGTGATACGAAAATATTACCACCACCACTACTTGCTAATCTACGATTCATTTGTTCTTGTGTTTCGTAGATACATCTCTCGCAATTTTTCTTAACACACAACTTGTTTTCAATAACTGCATTGTCATCAGCACAACAATTGAATAAATCATAACTGAATTCGCATTTTCTATCTGCGGATAACTCACCTATAGTTTTATCACCGGTTGGACATATTCCGGTTGTTGGTGATACATTTACTCGTTCGTAAACATGTCTTCCAAAGTCATCAACATAATCAGTAGTGTTATCCGCATTTTTGCGTTTATTATAATATATTGGAGAGGAACAGTCTGTATAGGGAACACATGTTAATGAATCTTGACTTTTAGAATATTCACCAATACAAGTGAAATCGCACGATGTTCCGTCTTCGTTAAGAAAATATGTTTTTCCACCATCTGTTGTTTCAGATGCCGGACAACATCCTGTTTGTCCAGCAGAGTTCACATACAGTTTTTGTGAGGGCGGACAACAACCAATAAATGGTCGATTGGTGCTATCATGTGCAAGTTTTGCTTCTTGGTTTGAAGGACAACACACCGATCGATTCTTTCCGTTCACTCCCACGGAACTTAAAACCTTATTTTCGTCATTACAACAGATCACGGTGTCACCTACTTTAAATACAGATGTATGTCCAAAATTAAAATTACCAATATCTTCCGCAGATGACGAGTTATGACAGTTTTTTAACACAGAATCGGTTTTTTCATTTATTTCCGTTTGAGTCAACGACTCGGATTGTTTAGTATGATAAGTGGGTAATTCTATGTCAGGTGATACAGTAATAAAACCAGCATCTTTGTTTATTCCTTGATACGAACCGGCGAAAGTTGTCGCCCAATGGATATAATTTTGTTTGTAATACTCATGATTTCGTTTGTTCTCAACACATGTATCACCGATTAAAGAGAAATTATTGGAGCAAGTTGCTATTTTGCAATCTTCCAATCTAGGATCTCTATTATATACACGAGCTATCATGGTTTCGGCATTTCGTGCAACGGGACACGGTGTACACGATGAACCGTCGACATATTGATCATTTTCACACGACATTTCACAATACCCTGATGTGTTTCTTGAAGCAGTACCCGCACAATCAAGTTTACATTCTCCTGATTCATATGTTACTGTGGTACCAGTGTGTTTTCGCTTACTTTCGGGCAATTGATCACGAAAATATTGTGCCGATTTGCACTCACATTTATCGTTGTTTATATCGAATTCCATATGTTGTGGGCAACAATAAGTTGTGCCAAAAGGTTCTACTATTGTTGTAGTGAAAGGTTCTACTGTGAATCCTTCGGTGGTTGTTTCATTTATTTTGCATTCTTCTGTTTGTCCGTTGTCGTATGGTGTAGAACCCGGATCACAGAATCCACCGACAGAGTCATTTCGAGTTCCCATAACTTCATCGATCCTATATCCGTTTCTGCTGTTGGGAATTCGTTCCCTGTCATACAAACCGGTGGAACAAGGTGTAGACGGACATTCTGCAAAATTATAACTACCGCTGGCTAAACTACCTGTAAAAGGTACATTACAAGAGCTATAAGGTGCGCTGCATGCAGATTGACACGCAGTGACCGATGTGCTGCCAGTAGGAGATAATTTGGTATTACCAAGTTTATGTCTAGATTCATTTGTGTTGGGACAAGGTTTGCATGCAGATCCGGGAACATCATTATAGAATCCACTCACACAAGGTGTACAACCACCTTGATAGTTACCTTCTTGACCTATAGGACAAGGTTCACAACTTTTGGTAGTATTATCTATACTATGGTGATCCGGGCATTCTATGTCACATTTTTCGTATTTTCCAATGTTTCTGTCATCCAAGGTCCAAGGTTTTTTACTGCTATCGTCGTTTATTCTGACATTGTTAAAACCAGATCGGTTGGGCAAACATTCTCTATAACATTGACCATCTACACCATCGACATCGGATGTTAAAGCGATCACTTTTTGACCCGAGTATTGGGGGTCATCTAATGTAGGACATGTTTTGCAGTATCGTATATTGTTACTGAATGTTATATATTTGGGGTTGGGACTGTTGTCTTCAATATTGGGTCGTGTTGTTCCACACAACTTACAACTGTTATTCACCACTGTTTGAAATATTCCGTACTGACTATCTACAGGATCACAAGTGTCGCACTCTAAATTGACATGTTCATAGTCCTTCATAAATGTGTTTGGTCCACACGCGGTGCATTGTGATGGTGTGTTGTTATCCAAAAAGGTGTGATTGTAATGTTTATAGGTATTCGGGGTGACTCTGTTTGCAACACCATATGCATTGTCAATTATGTTGGTTTTAGTTTTTTGGTTGTATATTTTGAAGTCGCTATTTACATTATCAAAAGGATTGAAAAAATAGCCTTCATCACATCCTCTTAGTTTTTCACAATTAGAACTAGTTTCGTCATAATACTCGTCGGGTCCACAAAAAGTGCAATAAGTCGACAATCCTCTGGTTGATAAGGTTGTACCTTTCGGACAAGTGACTGTGTTGTCACAAGACAAACTTGCTTTGCACGAATCTTCTATAATAGAACCTTGACTATCATCACGAACAACACAATATTCGCAATTTGTTCCATTGCTATTCCATCTGCGTCTATATTTCACATTAATTAATTTATTTTCGATAGGATACAAAGTGGCATCTGGGGTAAATGATCCAGGACTGGGTGTATTGAAATAAGCTAGAACGGACGGTTCCAACTCTGAACCGATAATTCTACAAGTCGTTTCTGAAGTATCACATTGATCAGGAACAACATCTATTTTACAAATATTCGAATGAGTTATATCAAATTGATCCTTAGTAATTATGGTGTTACCATTATCTATTGTATTATTTGGATCATGTATCAACAAATCATCTTTCACAGAATCATTTAAATGCGATTCGTCCAAATAGTATCTACCATCGTTTAATTGTTCAAAGGCTATATTTTCATCGGGTCTAACCACATAAGTGTCACATACTTCGTTTGTTGCATCGTTTCCATCATGATTGAAGTATGTTTGCAAGAAGTTAATTTTGTCGAATGAACGATCATTCGAATTAAATATGTAACATGGCTGTTTCTTTTCATTTTCACAAGTTCCACAGTTTGAACCGGACAATCCACAACTGAAACCGGAAGGTGTTCCGGGAGAATTCGTGTATCCGTACTGTCTTCTAGAACCGTTTTTACAAATGAACTCTTTGGTTCTTTCATTGTACCGTTCGTAATCGTTCATACTTATGGTGTTTCCATCACCATAGTAGTAGTTTTCTGCAGAATCAAATCGCAAAGTACATGTGCTACCGATGTTGGTATAATATATATTTGAAGATGTATTATCGCCTTCAACATAGTTAAAATTTGTATCACGCAATTGAACAATATCGAACGGTTGATTAACATCTCTAAATTTACAATCACCGTTAGAATTCATTAGATAGTTCACATAACGCGTTTCCCATTGGTTGACATTGGAATTAAATCGATAAACACGCTTGTCAAACATATGCTTTGGACATTGGGGTGGATCGCCATGTGGTTTACAAAAAATATTAGAATCTGGATTATGTTTTGTAACACAGTTTCCTGCGACAGTTGGATCCAAATTAGATTCCCATGCCATTTTGTCCGTGGAGTCCGAATAGAAGAAAGCATGTGGATTTCCAAAATAACCGAATTCTGGTTGAATGGTGCTACACACTTCGGTCGGGCATTCGTATCGTCCACATCTAGCCGGTCCCACATATGTATCGTTCAACCAAGGACCTTCGTAGTTGTCCATACTCAATGGTACTGTCTTGGCACAATAATTATCCAATACATCATCCATAGTAATTCTTGATTTAAAATTCTCTTTTTGTTTTATATTATTCTTGTTCAATTTGACATAGATAAATGAACATATACAAATAAACAAAATTAATATTATAAAATATAACATTTATTTTTTAATGGATAAATAATTTTCAAGTATACATAACGATTATTATACCCTGTTAGCATTATTAATAACAGCAGAACAATAAAGACCGTTACCATCATCGGTTTTGAAAAAACCATTTTTTTCGTCACATTCCGTTATACATTCGGATTTTGTATTTCCCTCATTGTTTACTTCTTTCCATACACAAGGACTGAAATCATCAGTTTCATTATCATATATGAAATCACTAAAATAATCATCGTGGTTTAAACAAGATTTTTCTTGTTTCGAACAATTAATTAGTTTTTCACATTTTACTCCGCTTGGAGTGTCTGTTAATCTATAGCCATTGGGACAGTTGTCACAAAACTTTGTGTTTCCAAATATAACAGGAGGATTCGGACATCTTTTATAAGTACCATCTTCTAAATTTTTAGCACATACAGAGTCGTCTATTATCTCACAATTTGACTTGTTCGCTCTTGTTTCTAGATATATTATTTCAAATTTGTTATCCATTTCGTCCAATGGTTTCAGACAATGGAAGCAGTTATTCTGAAGTGGACTGGTTTTACAATCGGCAACAGTAGGACAACTAACATTGGGTGTACACGCATCGATAGAATGCCATGCTAAATCGTTGTCGTTTCTATATGTTCCTTCGGGACAAGGCAAACATTCGGGTGAAGCGTTTTGATCGTCATTATACACTCGTAAGAAGTGCTCGTTATCTTTACAAGCAGCCGGTGTCAATGTTGGACACAACGCATTGTCACCTAACTGTGCTGGATATTCATACAGATTTTCATAGTTTCTGTAAAATCCGTCCAAGAGAACATCTGTACCCGTTTCTGTTTCGTAAATGCAATCATCACCCTTATAGTTCAGCGTAGAGAAATACGTTTTGGTGTACATGTCTTCATTATCGTTCAAAAACTTACAAGTAATCGGGTCATTTTCTCTAGCACATTTTTCTTTTGTTTGTGTCGGTTCATCCTCTACACAAAACCCATTGGTATACAAATCCTCACTGAACAATGTATTGTTTTGATCGTAAAAAGCACATTTGCCATTATGAAACTTTCTCAAAAAAACACGATTATTCCATTCTTTATCTGCTCTATTGAACTGCCAACAATCTTTTCTATATTCTGGATCACTGTAACACTCGTCAACACCACATGTATCATTTGTTGTACAAGTCAAACCATTCGGATCGGTTGGATCAATTTTATACAATTTCTGTTTATCATTTACATTTGGTTGACGAAACAAACATGGTTCAGGGTGACCAGGTAATTGGCAACAATATACATTAGATAAACTACAATTGACTGGTGGTTGTTTATAGCAAGAACTAATATATGTTGTGTCTGTTTTCGTATTTAAATCTCCAATCAATCTCCAGTGATATTGACCATCTGGTCCTAATAAATTTATATAAGTGTACTTGTTCCATCTCAAGTCTGGTTGCGAGTATTCATAACACACATCTTTTTTTCCGTGATTTATATCATTCATATGTATATTTTCACAATCATAAGTTGTTCCATATACGGGATGCGAGCTACCGTGTTTTGATGAGCAATGTATATCTCCGTTGGTTTCAGTGGTCATTGTTTGTTCGGAAATTTCATTACTCCATTTATAGTTATCGTTTCCGTATTGTGGACTGATAGAAGTGTCTTTTTCTAAAAAATAACAAGTTTCGGTTGGACATCTGTATTCACCACAGTAACCATTTGCTCCATCCCAGGGACCTATATAATTATTAAGTTTGTCCTCCGTAATAATTTTACATTTGTTATCCAATATTTTATCAAAACTGTTAGTGAATTCTTCTTCATATTTGATAAATGAAGAAATTATATAAATAATGATAAAAAATATTAAAATAAAAAATACAAGTGGATACATTATTAAATTCAAAACATATATTTTTACAAGGCAAGGGGCTTTGATGTTTCCTCCGTATAAGTTCTATAATAGTAGGAATATCACCTACGATGGTCTAAGTTTTTCCACATTAGCATTCTGTAACATGGTGAAAGACGGAATGTTGAAACACACTAAGGCGTTCCTGTTTTTCGTATTGTAGTTAACTTTATTAAGTAAATTGTTGATTCGTTTTTTTAGCATAACATTCTCGTTATTCAAAACTTCCGTTTCTGCTTTATTAATAGTTATTTTTGAACAAATTATTACTCGAAATTTTGTTTACTGTATGTGTATATTCGTCTTTAGATTCGTTCTTCATGTGTTTATTAAAAATTAAAAGAAAAACTATTAAAAAAAGCACGTATATCATTAGATACCGTATTTACATTAGTTACCACATTAGTTACCAATTATTAGTATATAATTCAAATTCAATGTCACTAGCTCTATCACTATTTTCTGTGCTATGAAATTTAAAGTTATTACCATTTGTTTTTTCCCATTTTAAATATTTTCCATCATGAGATTTTATTAAATATTTCTGACCTGTTCTTATTTGTTCGTTGACTTCTCTCACGCTGTTACCTTCTTTAATACATATTTTAAATTTTTGATTGTCATCGTGACCAACAGCAAATATTTGATAATTACCACAAAACAAAAAGTTATTTGCTTCACATGAACCACCGTCATAATCTAAAGCATGATTATGAACACTGAAACTATTATTTTGGGCATTACAATTATTATCTACATGTTGATATTTGAAATAAAATTCTGAATTCGTGTGTTTGACAATTTTCCATATTTGATTGCATGCTTTTCCCGCTAATCCTACTTTATCTCTATGATTTCCATCAGAACGCTTAGTCAAATACTTGAACAAATTGGAGCAGTCATTATTATTTTGATTTTTATTATTACAGAACACTTTTATTCTAACCTTTGCGTCATCGTTATTTTCTAATCCCATACATTCTGTTACACAATCTCTATTTTTATATAATGGACATGTTGTTGCTACATCTTCTTTTCTGGTACCTTGTTGCGAAGGTTTTTCTTCCCCGCAATAAAAACTACATTGATCCCAATTATAATCATTCTGTTTACATTGAATACATTTTGTGTTTTGCGGATTCGGTTTTTCATTGTCACCGCAATTTAAATATATTTCTTTGGAATATTTTATACTTTTTGTATATCCGGATCCATTATCATTTATAAACATACCGTTACTATTTTTCCTAGTAAGTCCCATATGCAGTTTATAGGATCCTAATTTGTTAAATGTTACCTTAAATTTGGTTTTGCCAGGTTTCCGTTCAATTTTTCCGTTTAATATACTCCATGTATTATTATTTAATTCTATTATATAAGCATTACCATCATTATTTGAGTTTTGTAAAGATATAGAAATATTCGAGGTAATAAAAGTTTGTCGATCATTTTCTAGTTGTATTTCTAAATATAGTTTTTCGCTAAAATCAGATAGTGTTGTATCATTAATTGTTATTGAGTTTATTGTCAAAGTTAAATCCGATTGTGTCGTATGTATTTCGTTTATTTGGATACATGCATATGTTGTAACACATGATCGAGAAGGAGGCGATATTCCAGATGGACACGAACTTCTAGTTCTATATTTATCTTCTTTAAATGTATCATGTAATATTATTGTTTCTGTTGATTCACTACAATTGTTAATAATAGGACATTCATTCACAACATAATTTGAGGGGTCTTTACATATATTTTCATATGAAATTTGTTCAAATATGAACCCATTTGCTTGATTGTTGTTTTTAATGATTTGATGTGTATAATCATTATCATTATTGTTTTTTCTACTATATATCTTGAAATTTGAATCAGTAATCTTTTCGATTCTTAATCTATATTCATTTTCGGTAAATTTGAAATTGTTAGACCCTACTTCTTCAGTCATTAAAAGTTTTTTGCTCTCCATATCTGTTAATGTAATTATTTCAGGTGGAATCGGGTTACCAAGATAAAAAACAATTGCATTATCTCTATTAACCAATGTATTTGCATCTGGTCTACCTAAATAACTATTGTCATCTGCCGCTGTTTTTATTCTATAAAACCCATGACCTAATAATGATGGACATTGAGTACTAGGACAATCTATTTTTGGTATTACACTATTTTCGATGTCCCCTGGTGCACACGAATAAACATTGTGTGACTTTTGATTATTAATAATTTTATCAATCATACCACCTCTATAACATTCGTGTGTAGGACACGTTGGATCTGTTAAATTCCAGTTGTTTATATTTTTACAATAATTACTTCTGTCAGTTTCTGCTGCTTCTCGTGCCTCCTCTTCTCGTGCCGCCGCTTCTAGTGCTGCTGCTTGTCGTGCCGCCGCTCTTTGTGCCTCCGCTCTTTGTGCCTCCGTTTCTCGTGCTATATTAGTTTCTCTTATTGCATTATTTATAATGTCGATTTGATTATTTACGGTTTGAATCATAGTTGTTATACTATTTGTATTTTCTTCAACGGTGTCTTTTGTATCATTCTTAATTTCATTAGATACTGGTGGATAAGTTCTAAACAAGTCATCAATTGCATTCGCAGACGATCGGGTATTATTAATTAAATTGGATGCCATATTTTTGATATGTGTAGCAGTCGTAATTATAGTATTTACAATACTAGTGTTCGTTCCGTTTATTATAGCGGTTTCTAAATTTCGAATGATCGTTTCCAAGTTATCCGCAGCAGATCTAGCGGTATTTCCGGCGGATCTTACCCTATCATCTAATATTTCTCTTTCTTGTTTGCAAGAAGTGCTATTGTAATGTTCTGAACAATTTACCTCTTTAGATTTTGCTGAAGGACATGCTAATGTTAAACCTCGGACAACAGGGGCTGGAGATGAGTTTAAACTTCCTCGCTGTGTAAAGAATGCAGTACTTTCATCTGTACACGAACATATCTGTTCTAATGTAGGTGTCCAATTATACAAAGTATCACCACACACGTTGTCTATCTCGGTTTGAGTTAATGGCGGACGATTTATGGTTTTTACTTGTGTATCAATATTTTGATTAGGTCCCTTTGGGGAAGAATTATATAAACAGTTTTGTGTTGTAATTAAAGAACGCGTGTATGTTTTATCTTCTGTAGGTGAAGGTTGTATATTATCCCACACATAATTCGATATATCCCATTCTGAAACATTCAAACAATTCGGGCATGTTTGGGGGCAGTTTTTGTCTCTTGGAGTGGTTGGTGGACACGCAGTACCATTACCAAAAGGATGTGTATCAATAACCACGTGGCATGTTTTTTTAAAACTACATGTACCTCTATCCTCACAATTGGTACATATTTCACGAGATTTACAATCGATGTTTTTTTTGGGCAGTCCGCAAAGATAACTAAATTCTAATCGATCACCTTTATCATTCAATTCATAAGATGTTTCATTTATTCTACCTAACAATTCGGCTTTTGCTTGTGGACATGTTTTACCGAAACGATTGTGATTTCCCGTTTTCATACTTGTTTTAATGAGTGTTCCTTGTATATCTTCACCTGGTCCGTAACTGGTTCTGTTATTCACTCTATCTGTACATACGCGATGATCTGTTCCGTTTTTATAAACCGGATTTGCATAAGTACAATCCGATGGACAATCTGTTCCTCGAGTTCCTTGTTTTTGACGAGGTTCAACATTCAAAGTATAAGGTATTGAATATAATTGATTCTGATCAACTAAATGCGCCACTTCTGGTAGTATCTCAGAATCGGATGTTATTTTACACACTGTTGATCCACCATCATCACTGCTTAATTCGACAATTCTAGAGATTGTGTTTATTTTACAAAAGTCTTTATGGTATCTATATGCGTCATTAGTATCTATTTGTTCAAATATAGTGTTTTTTGTGTCATCATCTAAATTATTGAATGATGGCACATTAAGAGGGTTATTTATGGTTACATTTCTCGTAAAACTGCATTTGGGTATTTCACATTTATCACCAGCTCTTAATTTAGTAGGGTCTCCACTTTTGATATAATTTGGAGGACATTCCTGTAAACATTCTAATGGATTTAAAGTATCTGTTTCATTGTCAACTTTTTTGTATAAACAAGGAGAAAACTCGTCATCTTGAGTTAATGTATATGCATTAAATTTATTATATCTTTTATCCAAACATATATTGTTCAATGATTCGCATGGAACTTTTTTCGAACATTTTAGTGTGTTGGGATTTATTTCCAATTCTGGATTGTCTTCTGTGGCACATAAATCACAAAATACTCCTTGATCGGCAATTACTAACGGTTTATTACACTCTCTAATACAATCAGAGGGTGTTGTTGAGACACATGTTGCTATATTCAATCCTCCATCGTCACTGTATTGTATTTGGTGTCTTTGTTTGTAACCCACCTTTTTTTTAATAGTACCTAAATCATTGATGTTTTCATAACAATAATCAATATTGGATGAACAATCTGGTACAGGCGCGCACGCGTCATACGCGGTCATCTGCGTGTTGTCCCGTATATATGTTCCTATAGGACATGGTGTGCATTTTTGTTCAAACACATTTCTAAATTCATCTTGCTTTTGACACAGTCTGAATTCATACCCCGGACAATTGAATCCATTTATCGTATCCATTTCTAATTCTCTACTCAAACTTCTGTCTACACTTCGGTAAACACAACTCTCTCCGTCTCTGCTGATAACCGGTTCGTATTTAGTTTTTTCAAACATGTCCCTGTCATCCAAGTTACAACACCATTTATAATCGTTCGTGTAACAACTTTTTATCTCTGTATTAAGTTCTGATATAATGTCGTCGTGAAATTGACAGGTGTAGTTCGTAAATACTTCCCCTTTATGATCGGGATGACAATACTCGTTACCATATTGATCGACATAGACATACACGCACGCACTATTCCTCATTGTTTGTTGTCTGAAGAGTATGGGTTCATATTGACGATTGGTTGAATTGAGTTTATAACCCGTTTTGGACAGAGGTTCGCATCCTTCTCCACACACAGCCGGGTCTTGTTCACAAAATAGTCCGTTTACATTTGATGCAACACTAAATGTTTGATATTTATTGAATCCTGTTGAACAGGGTAAGTTACATAAAGAGCAGTTTAAAGGGGTTTTTCTACACTCTTCTAAGAAACTACCATCCATATATTCATTGTTTGTAAATTTATTTTTCCACACACAATCTCCAGATGATGTAAGTATTTTTTTATACTCCTGTTTATCCCATGTGTTGTTATTATATACATAACAAAAATCTTCTGCTCCTAAATATTCACAAGTGGGAGGCATTGTTTCACAATATACTTTATCCGGTAACGATTCTTTAGTGACACACGTGAAGTTACCATCCGCATCATTTGAACTGTACTTAGGAGCTAACTCCGACATATAATGATTCTCTCCGGTGCGCGTGTTCAATCGTAAGTAGCTACATAGTTCAAGTGGACATGTATTTTTTTCACAGACACCACGGTTAAACACATAATTATCTTTTTGATTATTCGTAACAATCATACATTTATTATCCATCACCTCATCGAAATCATTTACAAACTTCTCGTTAATTTTATATAATTTGATAATGACTAAAGTCAATGTTAAAATACACAATAAGAAAAATAACAATTTGAATTTCATTATATATTAATTAAAAAATATATTAAGTTTTCAATTTTAATTTGTTAAAATAATTTTTCAAATTTAATTAATTCAATCATTTTATATTTCTTTGCATATAACCACACCATTTTCTCTTCTTAATTGTTGATTCACAACAGTCCCGTCTGGTTTGGTGTATCTTCCACATCTTTCACAAGAAGTTATTGTTTTGCCTGGATCAACAACACTTTCTAATTCACAAGCATCATTATATTTATATCTTTGAAATGTTTTATCCACTGGATGAACACAAGGTATTCTAGGGTTTGCGGGACAAATCAATGTTTTCTTACAAGATAAATCACAATCAGGTGGTAATTCACATACATTCTTTTCTTCGTTTAAAACTTTGTTTTTATAAACAATTTTACAATCGGATGTATAACATTTTGTTTTGTTACAATCCGTCATTTTTTTTTCACATGCCATATTGCTTACGACAGCTCTTCGGTTTTTTAATATATAATCCGAACTACATTCTGCACATTGTTGATTATCATGATTCCAGTATTCATTTTCTTTACAATCTTTTATTTCTGCATAATTATCTTTAAAATAGTCCGGTTTTTCTGGTTCGGAAGACGGTGCTAACACAAATCTGGCAGTCGCTGTTACAGGAGTGGTGTCGCGTACAATTGTTACAGACTCTTGTGTAACTTGTGGTGAAGATGAATACACGGGTTGTGAATACACGGGTTGTGAATACACGGGTTGTGAATACACTGGTGGTGCTGCTACCGGTGTCATTGCAACTACTTGTGGTTGCTGACCGTATGTTCTTTCTTCATAAGTTTGTGGTACTACATAAGTTGAAGGGGGTGGTGGAGGCGGGGATGGTTCTTGATAAGGAGTGCAATTGTAAACATTCTTTTTTGTTTGTTGTTTTGACACACACTCACCATTGTATAAATCCTGTTTACTGGTTTCCGGAACTAATGAACTACCGGATGTTTTATAACATGTCTCTAAAGGACAGTTCGATACAACACAAGAACCATTATCGTATTGGTTTTTACCATCTGAAGCGGTAGTCGAACACAAGTTATCTAACACTTCGTCAAAACTGTTTACTGTATTATAAAAATGTTCAATACTTTTAAGAGTATATAATAGTTTTTTATAATAAAGTAAAAATGAGTTGATTATTGTAAAACTAATTAAATAAATATATACAATCATTTAATTTAGATAAATTTAATTAATTTATGGTGCTGGAGCGGCAGCGTAATCCCATACAGGAGAACAATTATCACAACCACTGTCACACGCCAAAATCTTACCACCTGACATTCTAATGCATCCCTCAGAACCGAACTTAATACCGTTATTAAAAACAGGAACGGCTTCTTCTGTATTAGTAACGGGTTCAGTTAGTTTATTAATGATCTCCGCTCTACTGGAGATACCTTTTGTAATATCAAAAGATGTTAATGAATCGCTATTGTAATTCTTTTGTTTTACGGTTAGTGTTCCATTTGCATTATCGTTAATGTTGTAAACATATTGCTGCGGAACTTCGATCGTTTTGGAAACCAAACCTGATGTTGCATCTTCGGCATAAGTTTTGTATTCATATATTTTTATGTCACCTTGATTTCCATTGTTTATAGCACCAGAGATTTCATTAATTCTTTTTATATCACTACTCTCAACAGTTGGGGCACTACTTGTTGGAAATGAAATAGGTGTTGTTACTCCACTCGATAGAGTATATTCAAATCCAGTAGGTGTCGAAGCTATATTTTTTACATAATCATCAGAATCTAATACATCATTTTTCTTAACAAAATACTTTTGAAAATCTGTAGTCGAACCATCTGTTCCCGATTTGACTTTCAAATCATTCACATCTTCCATAATCAGTTTTCCGAAACTGTCACCTACATACAAATTCCCATTCACTTTAATATCACCGTTCAAAGATGTATTCCCTCCAACACTAAGACTATTCGTTATATTGATGTTATGTTTGGCATTAACTTCTTTATCAATATTTAAAGGATTTAAAGCGTTTCTATTATCCAGAGAAATATTGTATGTATCCCTTAGATTTTGTTCAAGTGATTCACCAAATGCAGCAGTTTGTACACTTTCCAAAGCTTTAAGACGATTATCTATGGTTATACATTGATTTGGGGCGTCAACTTTAATAGAGTTATCGTCATTGGTGCACTTATAGTTACCCGGGGGTTCTCCTGTATACAAATGTTTAACTCTCATGCTATTTGCGTATTGATCTTCAAATTTCCCATTTTCGTATGAGCTACTTAAACCCGTATCTGTATTGTAATCGTTTAATAAATTGTACAATTGGTATTTCATCATTCCATTTTGTTGCTGTATTGTAAAACTGGATATATCGTTACTCATTGATGCTAATCTATCATCAATATCAATAAACTTACTTCCTAAAGTTTCTTTTGCAATCGATTGATTGATACTTAGATCGTTCTTAATTTCCATACCATTGTATCCTTGAACATATTTGTTCAATCCAATATCATTCCAATCATCGATAAACAATTTTCCTCCTATATTTCTACCATCTCTTGTTTTATCTCTTTTCAAACTTAAATTTATACCCGCTTGCATATCCACAGTTTTGTCTAAATTTGTTTCTGATGATATCGTTCCTGGTATAATTGGTTTGATGAACTTGATCATAGGATCTAATGTTATTTCATCATTAACATTATTATGTTGTTTGAAGGTATTATCGTAACTAAAAACATGATCTAATGTTTTGGTATAATTTTCGTTATTGTCTATTTTATCTTTGTAACTAGTACTCCCTGATATTAAATCTCCACCGAAAATGACATCTTTTTCGGTTTCCAGACTATTTTTTGATATAACATTTGACGCAGTTATATCTTTTACATTTACAATATTGAATGTGTGATTTTTGTTCGCAATCTTGTTATTCAAAACCGATTCTGTAAGGTTATCAGTAATCGTTTGATAATAGTTAACTAGATTTGAACCCATATATGTACCGAAGTTTTTATTAAATCTTTCATCAATAGCATTTTCGTTGAGACGTATTTTTCTAGAATTTTCTTGTATGTTGGAATTTAGAGCATCTAATGTGATAACTGATCCCGTTGCATCGACGAGAGATATTTCTTTCAACAAATTACTCAAAGTGGAAACTTCTTCAGATAAGCTGTTAATTTCTCGTGTGTTGTCTTGGATATTTTTAAGGTTTTCCAAGTCGAAATTATATTCTGAACTAATGTATGAAGCCAAATCATTTTTGTATAAATTAGAATCCGGATGTAAAACGTTTTCAATATTGGTTGCTCTACCTTCTAATGTGTCTATTCTTTGTCTTTCTAATCTTAATTCGTTCATATCTTGATCAGCTGCCAACAACAAATCATCAAATTTCTTAAAATTAGAGTAGGAACTTACATTGTAATAGTTGTCATACCAATCGCGGAACAAGTTGTTATTACTCGAATATGTATAATTGTTCTCAATGAAATTTGTATCGAGGTTAAAGAAGTTGGTCAAACTGTTGTTAGTACGATCATATCTGCCTCTAACATCATCTCGGATTAAGATTCTAGCATCCAAATTCATATTGGACGAACTAATAACACTGTTTGCGAGATTCGATCTCAAATTCGCAATATCGTTCACTGCACTTAAATGACTGTTATTGATATTGTTGATAGTTGGGTAATAATCATCGTTTATAAATCTGCTCATTCTATCGTTTGTGTTAAATATTTCGGCAGCATTGCTATTGATTCCTGCTCGATGATCTCTTCGATTTTGGTTAATCAATTCCTTGTTTATATCAATCTCTTGTTGAAGACGCTCGTTTTCAGATGTCATTCTGTTGTTGATTCCCATGAAGTTAGCGGTTGTAATGTTCTTATAAGAGTTGAAGCGTTTGTCTAAATTGTTCACTTTTTCATTGGTTTTTCTATTTTCCAATTTCAGTTCAGCTTTTGTGTTATTGTGACTATTCTCTAGTTTTTTGTTATTAAAGTTGATATCATGAACCAAGTTTTGCAATTTCTTTTCGTTGGTATGTTTGTCAATTTCTATCGTTTGTGTAGTAGTTTTGATTTTTTTATTGATATTACTAACTTTTGATTTATTTTTAATTACAACAACTGTAGTAGTAATGACAACAAAAAAAGCCAAAAGTGAAAATATAAGAGGTGGTATCATTTTTAATAATAAAAATGTTTTTATTTTGTTAAACGGATTAAAGCATCATAATTTTTCATCATGTTGTAATATTGTTCAGAGTTATCATTTGAGGTTGTGTCATTACCATCACTCATATTCTGAAAATTATTGTTTTCTTCATAGACTTCGTACAAGTATCTCTGGTTTTCTATTAATTTAGCATCATTGTAATTTACGGCATTGATAATATTTTTTATCTTAATTTGATTATCCTCTGAGTCTTCTTTTAATTCTTTTAAAAGTTGTCTATTTGAATATATGTATATACCTAAAGTTATTGATAAGAACAATAAGAATAAAATCGGTATAAAAATGATTAAATCTATGGAATACATTGTTTTTATTCTAAAAAGATATTTTTATGTAAGAATATGAGTTGAATGATTTGTAAATTGTATATATCATTAAAGGAATTAAAATAAAACCCCAATTAGGATTAATCTCCCCTATTAGTTGTTCCACTTCCTCTAAGATTGATTCCGCTACATTTGATATGAATACTAAATTCGATTCATTCACCATTCGCAATACCTCTATACAACCCAGTATCAACACTATTATTGAATATATCGCCCAAAAATATTCATTTGATAGAACTACCAAGAAATTTAGGTTACCCTTTATATTTAAATACTTTAAATAATTATCTTTGTCAATATATCGTATAACATTTGTGTTAGGATATACATCCATCAACTCTTCATTACCGAACATCATTCCGAGTACTTCATCTTTGATTTCGTCGTTGGTCTGTTTACTGTTTTGGTTGTATTCATTTGAAATTGAATCATCGCGTTGATATTTAACGACATTTTCAACTTCAATTTGTTCGTTGGCTTTGAATTCTTTTAAAACATCATCTCTATCTACAAAAAATTTATTACGATCCAATCTATTTCCCCAATTCTTCCTAAATTGAGTAGTCATAGTATATTAATATTTATAATACTTTAATTCTATCATCAACATTAATATTCAAATGTTCTCGTTGTTTTTTGCTAATCAAAGGTGCTTGTATATCTGTTCGAGAACTGAACTGTTTAACAACTTTGTCTTTGACACTATAAATATTTAATATTGAACTTAATTCACTCATCAACGCATCTATTTGTTGTGTAATTGGAAATAAAGTGTTTGAGTTCATTATCTTGATAATCGCGTTTCTGTTTATCATATAACAATGTGTCAACATAAAGCGTTCAACTTCATAATAGCTTTCATATTTCCTACATTTCTTACATATATATCCGAAGAGAACAATATCCCAATCGTTAGGAATATACTTCATATGTTCATATATTTTTGCATTTAAATCGTCAGGAATTTTAGCATCATCCTCGAATATCAACACATTGTTGTATTTATTCTTTAAAATGTTTTCCCATATTTTAACATGTGATAAATAGCACCCTATTGCTCCTTTTGTCAACTGATAATGTTTCGTTCTAAATCCTGTTGTTTCCAACTGTTGTAACTCTGCTTTAGCTAGTTCGGACAAAGAAACGCTGTCAACATCAAGTTTACTACCATCTATAGCATCGAACTTAATAACGGTCTCATTTTTAAAATCGGAACTTTTATAATATTCTAAAAAGTTATGCAATCGATCTGGTCTTCGTTTCAGATTGATTAGATATATCCTATCAAAATGATATTTTTCTTTGTTTTTTCCGTAAAACCTTGTACACAGATAAATTACGAAAAGTGAAAGTATTAAAAGAATGATAATGAAAATATGAATGTTAGTGCTTGATTTCACCATTGTCATTTATATTTCCAAACTTTATATTTCCAAAATTGCTGTTTTCATCGATCTAAACTTATTTTTGTTCATTTCATCTTGATTAAAGAGATACCAAGTTTTGAGGGCTTCAGTCCTACCAGGTCTATGCGCTCTTCCTATCACTTGTTTCTCGATTTCCAAATTGAAATAATGATATATTATCACATCCGTTGTATTTTCCAAATTGACACCACTCCCAAATGCCCTTGAATTTATCAACAACACATCCATATCTTGATTCTTGTACATATTTAGATTTGATTGAAAACTGGTTCCTTTTAATATTCCATATTTGATTCTCAATCGATCAAAAATATCTACAAACTTTTCAAATGGTTTTTCGTACTCTGAAAAAATTAATATTTTACTATTAACATTTTTTGATTTAATTTGTTTTAAAAGTAACTCCAATGTATATAATTTTTTGTACACATGTGTGGATTTAATTTCAATACTTTTATCATTGACTACCATAAGCGATTCACTTAATTCTTTCACATATGCTTTACACAAAGGACATGTGTTTTTTATCTTCAACCATCTACATATACACTCTAAACAGTAGGAATTTCCACAACATTTAATCACTGTTCTGGTGCTGACTTGATCATAACATATATTACAAATGTCCACATTTTTTATTCTTTCGGTCAAATACTCTATTTTCAATGTTAAGTCTCTCTCATATTCTTCTAGATGTTTCAATCGTTTATCATGTGCTTGTATATCATCAACTATAATAGATTCATAATACTGTCTCCTTGCTTTACAGTTTTTCAAGTTTTTTTCAATATCTTCTTTCAACACATCAATTATACAATTTTCATCTAAATTAGTATTGTTTTTGTTGATGTAGGATATTGCTGTTCCTAAATCACCCGCGTTAACAGAATTGATGATGTTTGCGTTGTCCGTCATAGATTTTACGATTTCCGAGATTGTGTCCTTACATTCAATACATGTTGATATTATCTCTGGTAAAGCAAAGGATTCTTTCACGAATGCATCGGCATTTTTAACTATAATAGCACTTAGTATATTATAATCCATTACCGGCAATGTGCGCAACAAACTAACGATTAATGTTTTGATGAACAAATTTTTGACAACTCCGGTGTTATAAGTTCTTGCACCCCAATCGTTCGACCAATTGAATCTAAATTTCGGAAAAGGATTTATTAAATTTTTATAAGAAGCCGTAACAAACCAATAGAACTCCGACGGTATTTGTTTTGCGTTTGGTGTCACCGTGGTATCTGCCTCGTCGAAGATTGTTCTTACAACAGATATTTGTCTCTCTCTTAAATTCGTTTCTATGTATTTATAAAATGAAGATGATACTAACAGTATATCGTATACTGTATTCGTTGATTTAATAAACTCAGATAATTTGACACGAGTATTAATTGTTTTGTATTTAAAATCTTTATTGAAAGTTCTTATATAATTTTCCCATTGATTAATTAGTCCGAATGAACACACGATGATGTTTGTATTCAATCTTATCAATTTCGGTCGATTATATTCTATATATATAGAATTATACTGACCATAAACATTATGTTTATTGTATAGGTTCAATGGTTTTTCGTTCATCATAATCAACGCCAACATAACATACGACTTTCCGCTACCTACATTATCTCCCAATATACCAATATTACTTTTTACACACGCGTGTTCGGCACGATTCGTTTGAATAGGTTCGTTCTCTAATTGTATGCACTTATTCAAAGCCACGAGTTGATGTGTTTTCAGTATAACCTCTGATTTAATTGACTCTGTAAAAATAGGATCGTCTTTAGTCAATTCTGATGGGTTTATGTTCATTTCTTTTCAATAATAGTTAATCAAAACTTTAAATGCGTGCGATATTATTATTGTTACATTGATTATTTCAATTATCATCAACATTAGATGTTTCATTTTCTGAAAACAGTTTTTTTTGTGATTTGATGTATTTCATTAAGACGATAAAAGTAACACATGCTATAAATTTAATGAACATGGTGTAAGTAAATATATCTTGAATTATTTCTGACATACATTTTCTATCTAGTTTATTAGATCTATCGGAGCAGATGAATTTCAAAACTCTTTCGTCTTCTATGTTTATCACAAACATAACATAGATTAATACCACGAAACTCTCCAACATTAAATATCCAAAAATGAAATGTGATATAAAAGTACTGTCATCATCCAATCTCAAAAGTGAGAAATATTTTCCAACAATATCTAATTCCTTAAAAAAATCAAAATATTGATTAGTAATGTATATAACATTTAGAATCATATTTATAATAGGCAAAAGTATCAAATAATTGTTGGACAATTTAGACATAACTTTCAAACTTTTTTTCAAAAACAAAGCAATTATGAAAGTTATCATCAAATAGGTTATCATTACAAAAAGTACATACGAACCTCTTGACAGAAAGTCCGAACCTAGATCGAAATACAAATACACCATGAATAACATGAAAAGAAAACAAGGAAACAGCATGAGAATATACCTACAGAATGTTATAAGTTCCAGCGTTGTTTCGTGTTTGAACTTCTTTTTCAAATCTTTCATGTAAAATATAAGGATAATATATACAACAACAATAGATACAAATGTTTTGAGATTAAAATAATCGGATAATGAAGAAAGCATATTTATTTATGTTATAATAAATAAATTAAATTATCATGAGTAATTCGAATGATAAAAGTGCATTTAATACAATTATTATGGTATATATTGGTTTCAAAATAATTAGAATGATATTCAGCTACGCATCTTTGTTAATAGCCAAAAACTTTTCAGCACAAATCTACATGGAAAAAGTATTAGTAAACGGCGATAACCCCCCTGCCTTAACAAATCTTTTGTTTCTCTACATCATCGTTGAAGTCATAATGGTTGTTATATTCTTAGGTTTGCTAATGGCAGTTGATCATAGTTTCAAATTGAATATGTTAAATGATGAAGATAATTTATTGACAACATTTATCTTACCCGACTATATTATTAGTGTGATGCTGATTATAAGCATAGGCTCAATTATAGGGAACAAAATGTATATTAAGAAGTATTTTCTGTACAAAGACGACGGTATGAGAGCAATCCGTGCTTATAGCGAGATGATGCTTACCATATCTATACTCGCATCCGTGGTCCCTTTTAATTTTATGATTTCGGGTATTTACAGCACAATTAAAGATAAAGTTTTAAAACATTGATATAACAATACTAAATAAGATGAAAAAAAATGAATAAAATATTTTTCTTTTTTGTTCCTTAATTTTGTTGTAATTGATACTGAACAAAACATCATAAAATACGAACATGAGTGTAAGTCCCGTATATATACAAACTAGTCCAACGGCTATAGTTGGTAAAATGGTCACCCAGTCGTTCAACAACTCCATTATATATTTCATGTTTACATTAATGTTTACATTCGATAGTTCCATATCTTTTTTGATGTCTGTTGTAGAAATAGAATAATATGATACAAAAGATATTACCACGATTAAAAGGAATGTTAGACAATATTTCATAAATTGAAGAAAGGTTACTTTGTAATTGATACTCGCTATAAACTTAACAACTTTATAAAAAATGAATCCTACAATGATTAAAATATAAGCCTTTGTTTTTTGTTCGGAGTTGCTAGTTTCATCTATGTTAGTTAGGAATGTAAAAATTTGTTTTATGTAAATGAAAAATAGTGATAACAACACAAAATGCAAACAAATCTCAATAATATACACAAATATAGATAACGCAAACACTAAGGTGGATAACAACACATTTTCCGATTCTTCTGCTTTAGATGACAAATTAGTTTTTGCGTACAACTTATCTATCGATTTGTTCATTTTTTCGTTTATCAACAAGAAGTCGAATAAAGCGTTCACAAAGGTCGACACAAATATTTGTAAACTCGGTGGTAATACGGTGTAAACGTGGGTTTCAAAAAACGACTTGAACTCTAACACAATAGAATTCTTGAAGTCTTGTAAATTCAAAATTAATACAAAAATCACATTGACAATGAACAAAATATTCATTTCATTGAATTCCATAACAACTTTACATTATACATATAAAAAAGTAAATATAGAAGATGCTATCAAAAAGATAAACACAATATTCGTATCCGTCTTGATCTTCGATTTGTCGTTATCTGTTTTTTTATCTCTAAAAAAGATCAATGCGTTGACGAAAACTAAATTAGATATGAATGATATTATCAAGAATTTAATTATATATTTCATAAACAAATTTGGATTAACAATAAACCGACTGAATTTTGGATGTTTACTTGCTAAAGTTATAAAAAGGGATTGGTGTTGAATATTCGACAATGTTTTCTTTTTCAACAACACAATGTCTATAAAATAAACACTATACACAAATATAAGAATGAAGAAAAGCGTGTTTAACAAGTTGTACATAAAAAGCAGTAAGAACTCGTATCGATTGAATTCATATTTGGAATCTTGGTTCTCGGGTAATGCTTTACACTTGCTTAGTATTGGATTGTTTTTGTCGTACTCGTATGCGTAATCAATATATCTATTAAACTGAATATATGACAATAGTGAACCGACTAAATAAAACTCAATCATATTTAACTATATATTAATTTTATTATTTTATAAATTAAAAATGAATACTGATGATATTATCGATGAGATTCAATATCTTAAAAAAAAGACAGTGTTATTGGAAAAACTGTTGAACACAAACCGACAAAATCGATCCGAAAAGAATGCAATGAATGTTACAAAAACGGACGATGCTACATTACTAAATTTAAATAATAGTAACGATGATACATCATTGTTCTCGTTAAAAAAACGCTCTATTTGTTAAACACCTTAAAACTCCATAACACCATCAAAACGCTGAAGGGATACATGAACTTGATGAATATTTCTTTGTTATAAGTGAAATCATTATTTTGTAAATAGGATTTGATTAAGTCACTGAGAACAAAGTGCAAACTAATAGCCAATAAAACAGTGAGGGCTATATTGAACAATTTTAAGACATCTTTCTTTTTGGAAATGAATCTGTCGTAAAGGGGTTCGGAGTATTCTTTTTTATTTAAACTCTTTTGTTTTTCCAATTCCATTTGAAGTTCTCTGATAACATTATCGTTTTGTTGAAATATGGGTAGGATCGGAATTGGTTGATCGTCGTATTTTGGGGGTTCGTTAACGGCGGTTTGTGTTTCTTCTTGTTTGATAATATGGGGTAATAAATTCTCTTTTTGGTCCATTTTGGTTTGTTGAGTATTGAAATAAGCTGTATCTAATTCAGTTCCGAACATTTATTATTAAATAATATTAAAATAAAATGTCCGTATCGGATACATTTTTAGATTCGTTACAAGATACTGAATTGCTCATTCGGAAGAAAAATGAAATGACGCCTATCATAAAATATGTACAAAAGTTTTTTAAAACGAACAAAATTGTCCTTTATGGTGGAACCGCCATGAACATGTATTTGGATGAGAAAGACCAATTTTATACCGAGTTTGATATTCCAGATTATGATGGATATCATTTCAATGCTGAAGGAAAGTCGGTAAGCTTATTGAACAGTTTGAAAAAATTGCATTATGATTTTTTGATAGTACGATACGCTATACACGACGGTACATACAAAATCTCGTGGACATTCAAAGACATTGCAGATATTACTCAAATGAACAAATTAGAGTATAACAGAATATTGAAGACTAGTCAACTAATCAACGGTATGTACGTGTGTAACATCAACTTGCTTAAAGCCAACGCTTATATCGAATTAGCGATGCCAAAAAGTTCGCTGTTCAGATGGTCTAAAGTATATAAACGACTTCGGTTGTTAGAAACTAAACACAAACTTACTAGTAAGTTTAAAGTACAAGGCATGTTTAACGACACATTACCATATTATTTGGAGGATATTGTTGATACATTAAAGAATTTGTGTGTAAAGAAAAAAAATCCTATAGTAGGATTTGAAGCAATAAAATACTACCTAAATATCAAAACCAAAAAAACAAACAGTTCCTTCTATGACAACGATTTTCCATTGATAGAAGTCATTTCCGAAAACATGTACGCAACATCCGATTTGTTTGAGAAAATTATGGTCCGCAAAATAAAAAATGTAAACGAAAAAGAAGGACGAAAAAACAAATCAATGTTGAATTACAAACTTATCTATAAACAAGACTCTCAAATTATCCCTGAAACAATCGATTGTGTGTTGTATGACGGAAAAGATGCATACCAATTATTCAGAGTTCATGACGCTTCCAATCGATGTTTTTCATATCAAAATCACTCCAATAAATACTACGGATCAATATTTTTCTTGTTGTATTATTATTATTATCAGGTTTTTATGACCGATAACCAAAATAAATTAGAAATATATAAGGCTATAATTATAGAGTTGTTGAACAAAGTGAACAAAAAAGATTTTTCTATACAGTGTCATGGTTTCAATAAATCTATCAGCGCAATTAAAAAATCGAGATATTTAAAGAAAAAGCCAGGAGTTCTAGTGTCATCATAAAAAAAAAGGAAAATCTAAATAAATTTGTATATTAATAATAAATAATGTATCAAAAGCAATTTTGGATGTTTTGTGTTCTCTTTTTGATAATAACTCTTTTGAGTTCTTTTGGGGGCGGAATCAGATATAGAGAAAACTTTTTGGAAGAGGTTTTCGATCTTAACGATGTCACCGATTTTATAACCGATACCAGAAATTATTTTCCAATTAACTTTCCAACATCAGTGACCGAAGAAAATGATGAATCCGAAAAAAAAATTGAAGAAGAAACAGTACCCACAGTTCCCATTCAATTGAACGAACCGGTTCCCGTTCTACCCGGTATTACAAGCCAATATAACATCATTGAAGCTTACACTGGCGAAGCGTTTGCTGCTTTTTGAATAAAATGAACGACGACGAAATAAAAACAATATCTTACGACATTAACGAAACTTTAATAGGAATAATAAACAATGTGTTGAATAATCAAATTCCGCATTTGATAAATGTTATATCAGTCAAAGAGAACATTGACAAATCAGACTTGGTCCAAATAGTTGATCGATTTAATCAAAATTATTTAAATAATACGAATGAAAATCAGTGAGTTTGTCCAAATGATGGGTTTGCCATTTATCATTATCTATGATACATTTGAAGTTAATAATATTATCATCAACAAAATGTATTTTTTCATTTGTGGGTAATAATGTATCTTCCACAAATTGATATATTTCTCGTTGGGGTTTTATCAATCCATCATTCGATGTGAATCGTTTCTCTTCATCAACATAATCATATATATCAGTGTTTGCCAATGCACAAATATTTTCGCACCAATCTATAGGAGCATTTGTAAACAATCCAAAACTTTTCTTACCATATTTTTGTAGTTTTCTAAATGATAGTTTATCGTTCAAAGTCATCATATTATCAATTGTTCGATAATCGATGTCTCCAAATACAAATTCGTTATACTCTAAAATATTTTCTTGGTAATGTTTTGGATTTATACCGATTGCAGTATGGCCGAAAGTTTTATAAAAATAGGTGTTAATTGCTTTACTCGCTTTGGTGGATTTGTTATACTTCTTTTGAATATATTCAATGGATTTGGTCTCTACAAAATTGCTTATATGTTTGTTCTTAATTAACACCCCATCAAAATCCAACAAAACAGAAGAGGACATTATATTAGTATAATATAAAAATGGAAGAATCTTATACGAGAATTATTGTTATTGGATTTTCAATTTTTTTATCCATTATTTTATTAACAGTACTTATCCTATCTTTCCAACATATTACTATTACAAGAAAGTATGAGGTAAAAGAAAACAGCGAAGATGATAATAAAGAAGGTGGTGCTATGAAAGAATCATCAGATAAATCTACGGTTGCTTCAGAAAATGAATCAACTGATCAAGAAGAAAAGGAACAAAAATCATCTAGTGAAGTGGCGTCTGTGTTATTAGATGACGGATTATCCTCTGACGAAATTCTTTCAACTTTGATCAATAAAGAAAATGAAAGAGAACGCTGTTGCTTTAATACGAAATTCGATTGCACATCCCCAACAAACTGTGTAAGTGGGGTGGAAAAAAGATGTGGTGTGTTCGCGGATAAGCTGTGTGAAGAATCATTGATAGATTGTGTGTTGTATGACAAAGTGCAATGCAACACACATCCAAACAACATTTTTTGTAAATACAATGGAGCAACAGAAAAATGTGAAAATATACCAAATGCTCACGGTGGACACGAGATTGAATGCTCACAATTTACAAGGTTTAAGAATATCAACTTTCCCCATATGAAATATAACTGTGCAAATAACCTTTTATTCTAAAAGTTTCACAGATGTAATGTTTTCGTACAATTCAAAAAATGGTATCCTCATCCCGTAACCAGTGATCAAGTATCTTTTATTTTTCTCTATTTTTGTTATGGTTTCTACTGCATCAAAAACAAATAACAAATATCTGTTGTCGATGACGTATATGTTATTATTGGTATCGGACACTACATTCATGATATTCTTTTTGTTAATACCTACAACGAAGTCATCTTTTATGACGATTTCTTTTCTAAATTTTGTAATAAAAAAATAACTATAAAAAAGAATTATATAAATTATGGCAGAATAAATATAAAAATTAAAATAATGAACGTTGAAGAACATTTATTTATTATCTATTAATAAAATTAAAATTCGTATTATGATAAGAAACCCATTGTGTTTAGCCTCGCTAAATAAATCGTTGTACGAGACACATTTATCAAAGTTGAACCCACAATTGGTTATATGTGTTGGGCCAGCAGGTACTGGGAAAACAATGTTAGCTTGTAAACATTCGATTACACATCTGACCAACAAAAACTATAATAAACTTATCATAACAAGACCGAGTGTCTCGGTGGAAGAGGATATTGGGTTTCTTCCTGGTGATATAAATCAAAAGTTGTATCCATATTTAATACCTATTTATGAAAATTTAGAAAAGTTCTCTGATAAAAGCACGATCATGAAAAATTTAAAGACAAATGTAATTGAAATCGTGCCTTTGGGTTATTTGAGAGGGCGCACGTTTGATAATACTATTATTATTGCTGACGAAATGCAAAACGCAACGCATAACCAAATGATGACATTGTTGACCCGAATAGGATATAACTCAAAAACAATAATCACGGGGGATTTGGATCAATGTGATTTACAAAAAACAAACGGACTGAAAGTGTTTTTGGACAAATTAAATAAAAATAACAACCAAAATAACATTAAAGACATAGAAGTAGTGAAACTTGATTCGGATGACATACAACGAAGCGAACTCGTAAAAGCGATTATTGATATTTACAAAAATTAAATTATATGATTTACATTTTCATACTTTTTTTTCGATGACTGGTGTTTTGAAAAAAACAATATGTATACAAATATGATAATTATTAAAGTCAAAATGAATATATCTTCGTCAATATACATCATTGTTATTTAAGAAACAGAAATTAATATAGATAAACTAAACAAGGACAATATCATTATAGATAAATATGTATCATTCGAGTTGATATATGCCCACCTATATTTCAAATAATTTAACATCATCGACGATGTTAAGAAATTTATCGTCAGGATTAACAATAAATCTTTGTAACCTTTAATTGATTTCTTCTGTAAAATATCATACTTTTTCAACAGTTTATCCACATACAAAAATATGCTTCGATTAATCACGATACCGATACCCATAACAACAATGTATTTATACAACACGGGGGGTTTAAAGAGATAAACAACTCGTTTAAGATATGCTTGATACGGAAGGATGATGGTTTTGTTATTGATATTGAAGTGTTTTTGTACGAACAATATATCAACAACATAAGTAAGAAATACGCCAAACATCAAATCGTATAATAAAAGGTTTGTTTTATTTCTTGGGAAAAAATATTTGATAACACCAACGGATAAGGATATTGTTAGATTTGATACGAAACTTCTTTTAATGACATCGTTATCTATGATGATTGAATCTTTCATTTATATATAGAGATTAATTTTTTTCTTCGTAAGAGAAAGACGGTAATATTTTAGAATTGAACTCCACTTCGTTCAACAAAGTACCGATTAAAGCGGATTGCGATAAAGAATCGTTTATGTCACACGTTTGTGAGGCACATACGGGAGTTCGTTTCTGAGGCACACTCCACTCTTGTCCCGGTAACAACTTCATATTGCTATTCACATTGGAATATGTTTTAGATAACTCACAATGATATTTCATTTTATCCATATTTCTTTTCGCTTGTAACGCAGATAGCATCGTCTCTTCGTTTAACGCCTTGTATTGCTTGTAAAAATCACATGTTTGTTCTTCCACAGAATCATCTTTCTTCAATTTCTCCTGCAACATATCAATATATTCTTTACTTTTAGCTTTCACGGTTTTAATAGTTGATTTATTTAAATCAGGCCGGGAAATTTTGTGTTCCACATTTGTATTTTTTTCGATTAATTTTACTGATGGAGTTTCTTCTGTTGTCTTTTTATCAATATTTTCTTTAGGTTTGTTTTGCGTTTTCAGTGATATTTTATAATCTTGATATTCGGGTGTTTTCTTCAAATATTCTATTAATTTATCTTTATCTTTATTCATGCCCCTGTATTTCATTACGAGAAACTCTATATATATTGGATCATCTTCCGTCTCACTTGTTGGCATCAACTCTCTCAAAGTGTGAACTATCAAATTGTAATCTTGTATGTCGTTGTTTGATGTTGTAGAGGCAAATTCGGTGTTTTGTTGAATGTCGTTCAATCGTTTGTATTCCATAGATTTCTTAATGTTGTTATGCAAATCGAGTAAACTATGTTTCTGGGTTTTGATTTCATTGAACTCGAAGTTAAGTTCGTCTTCGGACGGGTCTCTGTCAAGTAACAGCTCGTATGTGTCGATTATACTAAAGTATAGTTGTTTGTCCTCCTCGCTCAAATCCATGTATAACTCGTCTTTAAAAGACTCAATGAGTTTCTTGTGTATTTTGTTTGACTTATAGTTATATATCAATAATAATATAGAACTTACCAAAAAAATAAATACCAAACAAACAATAATCATATTTTATATAATTTGATATTAAATATAGAGAACGACTGCTACATTATTCGTTCATGTGTAAAATTTAGTATTGATACCCATACTCTGAATTTCTTGAAACAACAGTTTACTAGCAAACGGTATTCTGATTTCAGAAAAGGTCGTCTTGTTGTTACACAAATTACAAATGAATATATTCTGTCCGGGATTTACATTTGCTATATTTCCACACTTTTTACAAGTGAACACCCTATAGTTATCGGAACAGTCGATAAATCTCTCCTTTAAGAAATTCATCGTCCCATGTCCCCAATTACACTCTACTTCCATTTCTCCTAACCGCAAACCTCCGTCTCTCGCCCTGCCCTCTGCGGGTTGTCGGGTGAGTAACACCACCGGACCATTGCTATTTCTCGAATGAATTTTGTCACATACCATGTGTTTCAAGCGTTGATAATAGGTGGGACCTATAAATATGGATGTCTTCATCTGTTCACCCGTTCGACTATTGTACATCAACTGATTTCCATGAGGTTCTAACTTACAATCATTCGCCAATATGTTGCATATGTCGTTTACGCTAATGCTTGTAAAAGGTGTGGCGTTACCTACTGTTCCTAAATTCGCGCACGCTTTACCCATAATAGTCTCTATAAGTTGAGCGATTGTCATTCGACTGGGAATAGCGTGTGGATTTATGATAATATCTGGTACCAAACCTTCTTTTGTGTACGGTAGATCTTCTTGGGAATACATTATTCCTATACTTCCTTTCTGTGCATGATTACTACTCAACTTATCTCCGATGGTCGGCTCTCTAAAATTTCTAATCTTAATTTTACAGAAGCTATATCCGTCTGCACTGGTGTTCTTAAAATATGTGTCGTTTGTGCACGACATATCGATATATCCTATTTCATTATTCTTCATAGTGATGCTATTATCCTTATGGAAGAAACTAGTGGAGGTCTTTTGTGGCATACATTTCCCAATGATCACATCGCCCGCTTCCACGAATGTGTTTTCAGACACAAATCCATGCTCGTTTATTTTGTCATAGTTTTGTGGTTTGTTTACAAACGATTCCATCTCTGTCGGATTACAAAATATTTCCTCCTCTCCGGTAGACAAATTTTTATTACATTGTTCTTTTAAGGTTCGATAAAAGGTTGAGGTAAACAACCCCCTTTGTACGGATGAACGATTCAGTATAATAGAATCCTCCTGGTTATATCCTGTATAGGTCGCAATTGCAACTATTACATTTGTACCACACGGCATATTACTGAGATTCAACATGGTAGACATGTTCGTCTTCACCAAGGGTTGTTGTGGATAATTCAACACATGTGACAGAGTGTCCAATCTAGTTTTGAAGTTTGTTGCATACAAACCAATCGCTTGTTTTCCCATTGCCGAGTTGTGAATCATGAAATTGTCCCCACCAATAAACGAATGCTCGTCAGCGTCCACCGTTATATCTGCAATAATGTTCTTATGCCCTTCTTGTTTTTGTAATGTTTGGATCGGAACGAAACACGAATTTTCGTTGATGTCAATCATATTTGTAAAAGTTTCGAATGTCATCGAAACACCGTTTGCTATCATTTTTAGATATTCTACATACACACCTATCTCACGATTATTGTTTATATTGTAAGGGTATCCAATATTGTCAGCGAATCGAATGATATTCTCTTCTTCGCGTATCACTTTTATATATATATTATCTTCCATCTCAATACTGTTCTTTTGTAGAACTTTTTTAACAAAATTCGTTGTTTCAATACAGTCTTCACTGAGAATCATTGTCAATGTTTCACATTTATTTCCACTAAACATACCTCTCACAAACTCCGTCTGTATGTATATACTCGAATTTTTAATCCATTCAGGAATCGAGTTGTTGTTAGGAATCATCTTTGATATGAGGTCTTTGAACGATAGAATATCATATCCCAAATATTTGACATCTTCAACGACTTTAGGATTGTTGAAATCACCTTCGATAAACATGTAACCAACAAGTCTTGTCAAAATACCCATGTGTTCGCAGTCATCAATTCGTTTGTCAATGTTTTGCAACGACCACCGTTCGGTGTAATCAAACGACACACCGACTTTGTAATTATTATCGTACGCTTCCTTCATTTCAACCCAACCATGATCGGTCATAAATTTGTGGTCATAGGTTGCTGTAATCTTGCGACCACTTATTGTAACTAGTGTGTATATCTCTTTTTCTGTAGGTTTGACATATTGATTGATTACTTTTGTGTTTTTGTAAGTAAAGGTTTTTGGACAGAATGATTTCACTGTATCTCCGATTTTAACATTTTTGATTTGTTTTCGTGATCCATCTGCCATTAGAACATTTTCTTCCGGATCTAAACATTGGTATGTGTTTCTAGGTGCTTGGTTATGATTAGAGAACGGAATGTTACTCGCAAGCACCCCCAAAATCAATGATGGATGAATCTCCATATGTGTGTAGTTCAGTTGCAATCGTTCGCCCTTCTTTCCTTTGAACAGATCATTGTATACGCTCGCGATCATCAATGTGTTGTTCTCTTCCACATCCACATATTCTATAATCGATTCGTATTTGCCAATCGCTTTCTCGTTGTTTATTGTAATGTCTGCTATCAAGTTATTCCAACTAATTTCTTTATTTTTTAATGCAAGCACATATTTTTTATTGAACAATAGTTTGTTATTTTTCACAATATAAATTGGTCTTACGCATCTACCCGCTTCGGTTGATATGTTGATCGTATTTTTGGAGATGTCCCAACTGATACTGGTGTAAATATTGATGATACCTCGTCGTTTGTATGAAATCATCTTCTCGTACAATTCTTTCGGGTTTGTGTGAATGCCAACAATATTACCATTTACAAACACCCAAGTGTTTTTGTTAAATTTATCGATATTGTCAATTGTTAACAAAGTAATCCCGAACTCTTTTAGATAGGTGTAGATACTACGAGAATCACTAGCGATTGTGATTGTAGACACGATCGAGATATTTTTCACAAGACCTACACTGCTTCCTTCTGGAGTTTCCGACGGACAGATGATACCCCATTGCGTATTGTGCAGTTTTCTCGGTTGAATCAGTTTGCCTGATTTTTCCATCGGCGTGTTTACCCTTCTCAAATGTGAAATGGTCGCATTATAAGTTAATCTGTTTAATACTTGGGCGACACCTTGTTTCGCATTTGTATTCTTAATTCCCCAATTACCTGTTGCCAGACCGTACTTCAAACCCGATTCAATAGTGGAGGGCTTCACAATCTTGTAGATGTTACTTTTATTGATCAAATTGACCAAATCATTCGTAACCTTCCAACTTCCGTTGTTTAACTCTTTGTAAATCATATTTTTGACATCCTTTACCACTTTTCCGTAATACTGTCGGAACAGATTTGCAATCATGATACCCGGTGTATCCACCCTCTTATTCAGATAACTGTCTCTATCGTCCATCGGGAAAATACCGAGAAAGCATTTTAATAATTTGTTTACCATATAACCCAAATACAGCGCCTTGGTAAAACGATCATCCCCAACATGAGGCAGAAAATCGTTCTTCAAAATATCCAGTATTATATTGATTCTTTTTGAACGATTTTGCATAATCTCTTTTGGGTATCCGCTAATGTTCAGAAACTTCTGTAAATATTCTAATGCGGACAATCGATTCAAGATTGTGTTACCGTCTTCAATAGAGCCCTTCAAGTTATCTATCAATATTTTGTTGTTTGGATCATCCAAATCATAAACACATAATTTTACAATATCCTTGTCCGATTCAAAACCTAAAGCACGAAACAATACGAACACCGGAATATCGATTCTAATATGATGTATACTAGCCCGAATATAATATCCAAACTGTGTTTGCTTTGAAGACAATTTCAACGATGTTAACTTCGGAGGACCAAATATGTTGTCGGGTACCGATCGAATCTCCGCGATATGTGAATATTGGGACAATTTGTTGTCCAAAAACACATATGTTTTGTTCTCTGCGATGCGATCGTGACTAATAACGACTTTTTCGTTTCCGTTGATGATAAAATACCCTCCGTAATCATACTTACACTCTTGTGAGTTGATTTTGAAATAAGGATTTTCCAATATACAATAGTTGGATCCCACCATAATCGGAATCTTTCCGATGTTCACATTTCGCATGATCTTTTTACATTCTTCTTTTTTGTTATCGTTGTCATACCACTTAATGTGTATCTTAAACTCAACATACACATTCGAGGAATAACTAAAATTTCTCTGACGCGCATCAGTGGGTGTCATCAACTTTGTGCTTCCGTCTTTCTCATATATCATAGGTCTTGTCATAACCGGTTTCGAAACATTGATATAGATGGTGTACTTAAAATCATCGAGTTCGGGAAGATACTTATGATGAATTTGTAAGTCGTTGAAACCTTCAATAATCTGTTCCAACTTGTTTAACACGAAGTCGTTATAAGATTCTACCTGATGTTTGATTAAACATTTGCTATGAGACTCGTCGAAATATGATTGGATAACATCCCATGTATATTTTTCAAACTCCAAGGGTGTTAAATCATATTCCGACATATTGGTGGTAATAATTGGTATTCTTAATTTAAAAGTTAAATCAATTTTTAATAATATATATTATTCGATTAGAGTTGGAATACAAAAATGATTTATGATGATTATGTTAAATATACCAACAAATATAGAAGTATTTACGGTGAAAAAACAATCGTGTTTATTGAAATCGGTTCTTTTTTTGAGATTTATGGTGTAAACAATGAAAACGAAATATCTGGTGCCAATATGATTGAGATGGGTAATATGTTGAACATTCAAATCTCAAGAAAAAACAAATCCATTTTGGAGAATTCCAGAGATAATCCCATGATGGCGGGGTTTCCAAATCATTCGCTTAAAAAGTTCATCGACATATTGATTAATAATAATTACACCACTGTTATCATAGAACAAGTGACACCTCCACCGAATCCAAAAAGGGAAGTCACTCAGATTATAAGTCCGTCCACATATATTGATAACTTATCATCCCATAATGCCAATGTTCTTCTCATTGTTTATATCGAACTGTTTGAGAATTGGAAAACTAAAAAATCTTCGTATGGGTTGGGTGTTAGCACGGTCGATTTATCAACGAGTCGCACAACCACTACGGAATTGTATATTGACAAATACTCTTTGAACGAGGAGTTGGTGCGTTTATGTTTGTTCTTCAATCCTAAAGAATTGGTGATTTGTTCAACCTCAGAGATTGAAATTTTTGTTCCGAACAATATATATTTTCACGATAAAATTAACAAACTGAATGATCAATATTTGAACAAGACATATCAAACAGCAGTACTCAATAAGATATTTACCGAGAAGGGTTTCTTGGAACCTATCGAATATGTCAATTTGGAGCGAAAACCGTTATCGCTGATTTCCTTTGTGTATATGTTGGATTTTGTTTACGGGCATAATGAAAAATTGTTAAGAAACATTTCAAAACCAATAATCGAGTGCTACGACGACAGCTTGACTTTAACCAACAACGCTTTATATCAACTTGATATTATTGGTAAAACGAATTGTTTGGCGGACATTTTGAATAACTGTCAAACATCTATAGGTAAACGCTATTTTATTCGAATGATTACCAATCCTATTACGAATATCGAGAAGTTAAATACAATGTATTCAAAAACAGAGTATTACATTTCAAACAATTTGTATGTTGAGGTTAGACAGATTCTCAAACACATTATGGATTTTGAGCGGATTTTAAAAAGACCCAGCATTCAACCGTTTCAACTAGTGAATGTGTATACTAGTTTATTGCAACTTGCTAAAATATATAAATTAAATAAAAATAAAAAAAGTTTGACACACATAATTGATCACATTGAAAAAGATATTCAAATTGAAAAAGCGTCCAAATACAATTTAAATAATATTGATGAGAATATTTTCTGTTCATCTTACAACGAAGAGTTGGATCATTTACAATCACAGTTGAACGACATCGTGAGTTATTTTAACACGGTTCATTCTGAAATAAGTGATTATGTGAAATTGGATAGGTCGGATAAAGATGGTATTGTATTCACGACAACTAACAAAAAGTTTAGTGATCTGAATAAAATTAATAAAGAGTTTTCATCGATCAAATATAAACAAAATCATGTGAGAGTGTTCAATAAAGAGTTAGAAAGCAAGAATATTGAGTATCTTCGAATCAAAAGTTCTATTCGTTCAACCGTTGCTGATTTGTTTACATCTTATTGTGGGGAACTTTTGAAAAGGTATACGAATGATCTGGAAGAGGCTGTTTCTTGTTTGGAGGAGATAGATTATTACTCTACGAACGCGTATAATGCCATTCGTTTCGGATACTACAAACCATCGATCACCGGAGAGAAGTGTCATATCGATTGTAAACAACTACGACATCCGATTATTGAGTATGTACAAAAGGATGTAAAATACATCCCGAACGACATTTGTATAGATGAGGAAAACAGGGGTATTATTTTATACGGTATTAATGCCGCGGGTAAAAGTAGTTTGATGAAGTCGTTGGGTATTTCGGTATTGATGGCACAGTGTGGAATGTATGTTGCGGCGAATGAATATTCATTTTATCCTTACACCAGCATTCATACACGCATTATGAACAATGACAATCTTTACAAAAAACAATCGACATTCACGGTTGAAATGAGTGAAATTAGAAACATTTTAAATAATAGCAATTCGAGTAGTTTGGTAATTGGTGACGAGTTGTGTTCTGGGACAGAATCTGTATCTGCGATTTCTTTAGTCACGGCGGGTGTCATGCAATTGGCAAAGAACGATACATCTTTTGTCTTTGCGACCCATTTGCACGAGCTAAGTAAGATGGATGAAATACATACGCTTTCGAATGTGAAGATCAAACATTTGAGTGTGAATTATGATCCCGTCGATAATATGATCATTTATGATCGTATTTTGAAGGAGGGATCGGGAGACACATTGTACGGGTTGGAAGTCTGTAAGTCGTTGGATCTGGATCCGATGTTTATGTTGACTGCTAATAAAATAAGGAAGAAGTTGCTGGATATGTCTGAGAACATTGTGTGTAACAAAAAATCGATATACAATTCTATCATTCTTAAAGATATTTGTTACATATGTAGGAAAAGAGCAGATGATGTTCATCATATCGAACATCAGGCCAACGCGGACGAAAATAATATGATAAATCACTATCACAAAAACAGTGCTTTTAATTTGGTTGCATTATGTAAAACATGTCACGACAATACACACAATGGTTCGATAACAATTGACGGATTTCAGAGTACAAGTCAAGGAAAAAAACTAAAATATCATAAAATTTTAAGATAGATAATTATTTAAAATTTGCATGAAAGTTTTGTATATATAATCAGAATGAGTAACATAGACGATTTAAAAGATATTTTAAATATCTTGGAAAATAATCCGAATAACAAAAAACGGTTTTTACTGAACAAATTGAATCGAGATTTAAATAATTTAGTGAGCAAATACGAGTATATGTATGATAAATACATTATAAGAAACAAATCGATACATACATTACAGGATGGTAAGGAAAAAGAGATAGCGATAGTTCAGAACTCGATTAAAACTTTTTTTCCTTATATACTTGCGTACAATACCGCCTTGTTGTCTCAAGTGTGATTGACTAACTTGTACAATTTGAGAAAGAACAATTCGAAATGGTAGATTGGCTTTGCGGAGAATAATAGATCGTGGTCTAAGATTGTCAAATCGTGTATAGTATTAACAAGAATATTCTCATTTTTTTTATATTTACATTCAATTATTTTGAGAAGGGTATTTGTAATATGTGTGTGAGATATGTTGTAAATTAAAAGTTTGTATATACTCTCCCTAACTTTAGATATGTATACATTAATGTTTTTTGTTTTTTTAATGGAATTGAGTATGTTGTTCAATTCTGTTTCGACAACATCCAAATACAAACCTGTATGTAAATGTAAAATACTTGCATACAGGTCCAGTTTATGTTTTTCGATATTTTTTATAAGATTTGTATCGGTGATTCCTTGATCCTTGGCATAGACTTTGAGTATGGGCAACATGTTTGTGATGACTTCCTTTTTGCAAAACATTCTGCTTTTGATCTTATCAACGACTTTGTCTAAACTTACGGCGGTGCATATTACGGTGTATGTTTTAAGAGATTCAATAAGAACGGCAATAATATTTTGATTATTTTTGGTCAACACATGGATGTTTTTGAACACGATATAAACTTTCATATCGAATAACACTTTGTTTGCGGATATGGACCGAATATAGTTTACGAAATCGCTGAAGTTGGGTTGGATACATTGCATATCAAATATGGAGAAATAATGATTGTATTCGAAGGACAAGTTATTATAAGTTGTTTTGGTTATTGTTTGGTTTGTTTTAAACTTCTGCACCAAATTAGATTCAAGAACACAATTTAACAAAAAGCCGTCATTGCTATAAATCAGAACATTCAGGTCATCGAAGAGAACATTTTTGTGCTTGTAATATTTACTGAAAGATGATTTGAAATCGTTTAAGTAAATTGTGTCCATTATATACTTAATGGATAGTTTGGACGCTAAATACAAATTATTTGAAGTTGATGAAAACTGTAGTATAGAAGATATTAAGAAGTCGTACAAGAGATTATGTTTAAAATATCATCCGGACAAGTGTAACGGTGATAGTGAGAAATTTATTGAGATAAAGCGAACATACGAAGAATTGCTTCGAAGAAAGGAAACAAATATCAATTTTTTTATAATATTTTTTAATTTCATAAGTACGTTCGGAAAATGTAACGATGTTATAATAAGACTGAGCATACCCCTGGAAGATATTTACAATAAATTGGTGAAAAAAATTACATATACAAGGGTGAATGATAAATTGTTAAAACAGAAGGAACTATTTTATTTGGAATTGGCAGGATGGAGAGAGGAGTACGTGTTGGATGAAAAGGGTGACTATAATGTGATAACAGGAAAATACGGAGATCTACATATATATATAGATATTGAATATGGAGATTTTACATATTTGGAATTAAATAAAATTATAAATTTGTACGACATAAATACCGAGTTGGAAATTAATTTGTACGAATACTATTATGGGGTGAAACGCAAAATTAAATATTTTAATAATACATACATCGAAATCGATTATATACCATACGAGATGGGCGACACGCAGGTACTAGAAGAATATGGTTTAACGAACGAGGAAAACCAAAGATACAATTTGTACATATTTTACAAAATAAATCTTAAACGATGCAACATATCCAAGGATGATGAGACGCTTATAAAGAACTGTTTCAATATATAAATATGGGTTGAAACCGGATTTCGTGATAGAGAATGAATTTAGTAACGTTATGATGTTCAATTAATTACAATATTGAAAACACAAACATTGTAATTGAAGTGAAATGAAGAAAAGATGAGATGATAAATGGAAAGAGACAACACACGCCTTTTCATATTTTGTGCTAAAGATGGATTATCTTGATACACTTCTTGATAATATGAACTATAATTCGGTTAATAACAAAACAAAAAATATATTATCACTTCGTATGACCATAAATGATGCTAAAAAATATAAACTTACTTAAGGATTTATTTATTATAATAAATCATAACATATAGAAGCAATGCCAACATCAGTAAAAAAGTCATCAATGGAGGGAAAAACCAATCTCAAAAAGAAAGTAACAGTAGAGCCTACAGTAGTAGAGCCTACAGTAGTAGAGCCCGTTGTAGAGCCCGTTGTAGAAGGTGATGTTGTGAAAAAAACTTCTAAAACTTCTAAAACTTCTAAAACTGTAAAGGCGGTTGTTGAGGAACCGGCGTTGGTTGAAAACACAACAACTGAAGAATCCGAATCTGGAAGTGTAGGTGGAGACAAGAAGAAAGAAGACGACACCAACAATCCAGTGAGTGTTTATGTGAGCAAATTGAATAACTATGTTGATCGTATTACAACTATGAATAAGGAGTTGAAAGAGCTTGTAAATGTTGGGAAGAGTTTAGAGAAGGACTTCAACAATATTGTCAAAGTGATGTCCAAGAAAAACAAGAATAAATCAAATGAGAAGAGACACCCTAGTGGATTTGCGGTTCCATACAAACTCAGCGATGAACTCTACTCGTTCCTAAATATTAACAATGGTGAGAAGGTGCCTCGTAACGATGTCACTCGTATGATTAACGAATACATTACCACGAATAATCTTCGAGATGATAAGGATAAGCGCATTATTAAACCGAACAAGGAACTTCATAAGATCTTTAAGAGTTCAAACGAAGATTCCATTACTTATTTTAACTTGCAGTCGTATATCAAACATCATTTTATTAAAGAAAAAGTTTAATTAAAAACAAATGTGAAGGGATTGAAATATGGTATTAGTTTAAAGTTTTTTTTTCATTTATAAATTATATGTTATATAAATGAGTTTTGATTTGCATTCAGTTGATTTTACAAATGTACAAGATGATAAGAAAGATTTATGTAGATACGTATATTCTTCGTTAGATGGAACGATATATGATATTGCAAAGTTGGTGCATTTTTTGTACAAGGATCATTATAGAGTTGCAAGACTGAAAAGCAAATTGTGGTTTGTGTTCGATGGATTAAAATGGAAACCGTCTGAGTTGGGTCCGTATTATGAATTGTCAACGAATGTTGTAAGAATATATCAACAATTTGTGATGGAAGAGTTAGATAAGAAGAAAGTTTTGGAGGATCAAATCGAATCCTCAAATAACGAACTTACTACAGAGGATGATATCCAACATTACAAGCATTCATTAAAGACAACTGATAGAATCATAACAAATATGGAAAAGATCATATCAAAATTAAAATCGGTTAATACGAAGGAATCGATATGCAAGGAGTGTTTGTACTTGTTTTACGATCCCGACTTCTTGTTTAAATTGGATATGAACAAAAATCTAATATGCTTTTTGAACGGAATATTAGATTTATCTCAAAACAAATTAAGAGACGGTATGTTTTCAGACAACATAAGTATTGTAATTAATGTAAATTTTATACCACCCAAAACAAAGAAAGAAAAGAAAGAGTTGTCAATTCTATTGGAAGAGTTTCACAAGTTCCGTGAAAAAATAACATCAAAACGACAAAACAAATTAACTTTCTACGTTTAAAAAAAAATTGATTTAATTTACTTAAGGATAATACCATATATCTAATCATACACACAACAATCAAATCATGAGTTCTATTATCATTCCTTCTGAGTTCGATATCAACAAGTTGACCTATGGCGAAATCAAGCGGATGGATAATGGTGGTAAGATGATTTCGATTGGTTACAACAACCAGCCACTTATCATTCAAACTTGTGAATGTTATGCACCATTTGGACTTCAGTGTTATCAGAACGACGATGGTAAGGCTCCTTCTTATGCGCTGGATTTGTCGTTCAAGGATATGGAAAAGAGAAAGAGTTTGAAGCAATTGTACGATGTGTTTACACAATTGGATGAAAAAAATATTGAAAAGGGTATGGAAAACGCAACAACTTGGTTGTCCCAAAAGAAGGTGCCCAAATCGACTGATGTAATTGAAGCGTTGTATACCCCGATTATCAAAGTAGCAAGTGACGAAAAGTATCCTAGCACATTCAAGTTTAAGCTTCCCTTTAGAAACGGAAGTTTTGCTTGTGATGTGTTTGACAAGAATCACAATATGATTGATCTGACTACTTATGAAGAAAACAAGACGAAGGGTGCAAAGTGTACAGCTTTGCTTCAATGCACAGGGATTTGGGTGGCAGCATCCAAGTTCGGAATGTCATGGAAGTGTGTGCAACTTAAGTGTTGTATCAAGGAAGGGTTCAGTGGATATTCGATGAAGTATATTCCTGATGATATCATTAAGTCAGAAGATATCGAAGAGGATGACGATGTGAACATCATCAACAAAACGACAAAGAAGATTGAGAATGTAACTATCGAGGACCATAACGATGCAGACGAAGATGATGAGGATGCAGACGAGGATGATGAGGATGACGAAGATGAAGATGAACCAGTGCCTGTTGTTGTTAATAAAAAAAAGAAATAAATAATAAATGAGTGTGTCATGTTTGAATATAAATGTGAATGAGTTAGCAAACTATATTTTTAAGGTAAACACAGATAAAGAACTATATATTAACATTACAAGTTTAAAAACAAAAAAACAGTTATTTTTTTTTCTATTTGATATATTTTGCAAAGGTATCATATTAATGTATGGTGAGAACAACAAAATGAAATTGAACAACTTGGAATTACATCAATTTGACGAAATAAAGAAAAAATTAAAATATGCGCATATTAATTTGAACCTAATTACATACGACAAGGAAACCGCACAAATACTTGATTTAATTCCGGATAATGATCAAGAGATCAAAGAAAGGAATATTATTCAGAACAGCATTGATACTATTGTGAAAATGCCTGATGACGACGATTTAAAAAATTATATATTTCATTTATTCATGAACGATATTTTATTTTGTATAAACTTTGACATCTTGCATTGACTTGTGTAAGTTGACATATTTAACTACTTGGAAAGAACTATTTTTTATAACATAGTGTGAATCAATATTTACATTGTGATGCAGTATTGTAATATGTAACAACTCATTAAACGAAATATCACTCAAAAGCAGATTTACTTTTTCTTGTAAGAAAATTTCAATGTAATGTTTTTCTTTGGTTGAGCATAACACATTTATGAAGCCTTGTAACTTGAGGATGTCTTCTTCAGATTGCAAAAAGAATGTATACCCCGAACCTTGATAAAAAATGTTTTCGTCAATATAATCGTTGATATCGCCTGATTCGTTATCTTCCGATTCAAGTTTGACAACAGGGTCAACTTTTTTAAACCTTGAGAATAAGTCTTTGTATGTTGTGATTCTGAGTTGGTTTGTAGGGGAGAATTCTTCGAGAATAGGTTTGCACTGATTAATATAACTTGTTTTGTCGAACTCAACCCGAACCGTTTCAATTAGTTCTACGGCTTTGAACAATTCATAATCATCGAAATACAACCCATTCTGTTTGAAAGGTTTACAGTTATGTATGATGGGAAAACCCAAATAAAACATTTCCAAATGTAAAAAATTAAGACTATTTAAAATATTGTGACTTACAACAACATTTCTGAAATTGTTATTTTTTTGTATGACATCAACAATATACGGCATTATAATCCTGCCATATGTTTCTAGTTTATTGTCTTTGTATACATCTAGTTGCTTAACGAATTGTGATTCTTTGATAACCTTGTCTCCACAAAATACATACACTTTGTTCACCTTATCTTTATTTTGCTTGTAATATTCGTCACATATCAACAAGGGAATTAAAGCGTTTTTATGAATGCTCATGTTTGGTTCAAACATCAACAAATTTACTTTGGAATTATCCTCAGTGAAATCGTTCTTGAGTATATTATTAGATTCTATATACTTCTCTATTATATCAACATCCCATACATAAGGAGTGATAAGGGTGTTTGTAGCAGATACCATCTGTATATAATCACGAGCATAATCATACATTTCCAGCACCCAATTTTCGGAAAAATAATCTTGTCTATAGTGACTTAGTATGTTGTGCTTTTGAAACACAAATTCCTCTTGATGCAGAATATAAACATTGCCGCATATTAAATTGATTATATGTATGTTGTATGATAATAAATTGTCGATAAATGATTTATTTGTTTCTGGCAACAACACTAAAGATCCTAAAATCACACAATTATAAAGGGAGAAATCGAAGGTATCGTCCGTAAAAATAATTGTTTCGTTCGTCAATTCGAAACAAGTGTATTGCACTTCGATTGACAAAAAATCTACCTCATATCCGCAGTTCTCAAACAGCTTTTTTAAAAAGTAGGTTTGTTGTATACATCCGTTTGAAAATATGTTCTCCGGTTTTTTAACAAAAATCCCAATTTTCATCTTTTCTATTTTATATTAAAAATAATTTATTATATCTATCTTAAACTAATGGCATTGCCAACCCCCAAGGAATATCTAAAGAATATCTTAACTCAATCAGATATTGTGATATTTTCGAAACCAATGTGTATATTGTGTGACAAAATAAAAAGGGAGTTGAAAGATACCAACACGGACTTTTTAGAAATTGATATTACCACCTTAGATGAAGATGAGGTAGATAGTATCGAACTCATCAATGAATTGAAAACAAAAACGATGAGCAATTCGTATCCGTTTTGCTTTCAAAATCAGCAATTCGTTGAGCTGGAAATTTTAATTAAAAAATTGATGAATAATAATAATAATAATATTGAATCGATATAAAAATGCATATCATACTGTTATGTGGTTTCAAGCGTTGCGGTAAAGACACTTTTGCAAACTACATATCACAAAAATACAATTACACTCATTTGAAAATATCACAAAAGCTTAAAGATAGTTTGCAAATTCTGTTTGATTTTAATCACGATCAAATAGAGGGTGATAAAAAGGATGTTGTTGACAAACAATGGAACATAACTCCAAGACACGCTATGCAATTTGTAGGAACTGAACTGTTTCAACATCAAATTCAAAATCTTATTCCGAACATCAAGAGAGATTTTTGGATTAAGAATCTCGCAAACGAAATAGAAAACATATACAAAACCCCACAAAAAGGAAAAAACATTGTTATATCGGATTTGAGATTCATACATGAAATGAATTATCTGTCGTGTATTTCGCGCAAATACAACAATAACATTAAGTTGTCCGTTATAAAAATTATAAGACCAAATTTGGAAATTTGCCATAACGATCGTTTTCATGAGTCTGAATCACAGCATTTACAGTTCAATTTCGACCAAATCATTCAAAATGTCACCTTGGAAGAATACAAGCAGGAAATTGATAAGATTATGAAATCATTTGAATGAAAGTAGCGTGTTTCCGTTAAAAGTTGTCATATTTTTGATTGAGTTTTTGTTGATGAATATTGGTTTTTTTTTCTCACTCTTACTAGATCTGCTTTGTTTTTGTCGATTGAACATATCTTTTTCAACATTTACAATGTCCATTTGCAAATGTTTAATAATATCGTTTTCTATAGCCCATCTAAAAAAATTAAGTTGCCCTATCGTTGTGCTTATCTCTTTGTCTTTGTCGTAATGAAATACAATCCGCTCCCTCCTACGAAATGGATCGAATAAAACTTTTTTGAACGCCTTTAACTGAGATCTATAGTTCATATACACATTAAAGTATTCGTTATTTTCTTTTTTCTTCAATATGTAGACAATGTTGTGTTGTTTACAATAATTAGTCACATACCAATCTATCAATCTTAACGAAAGCTTCGAGTTATTTTCTACAATGTCTTTGAGAATATATATTTTATTATTTTTGGAATAGTAATTCGATAATGAAAGTAATAACAAATCACTCGATGAAATATCCATCATAATTAAAGAGGATTATGTACGTAATATTTAAGTATTTTTTTCTATTACGGTAAAATAAATCATGAATATTTATGAAAACTCATTTATGAAACAAATTGTTCATTCTGATGAATTTGAAAGGATAGTTAACCATAATACAAAAGCATATGTGTTGTCTAGAATAAAACATAAAAATATTTATGTTTTTTATAACAAAAAAAATATTATCGTAGTTGACAAAAGGAAAAAAGAAATGAATGTTTACAACACTTTGAAGACAGCCGCCAACAAACTGAAAATTTAATCACATCCATTAATTTCTAAAGGCTTTCTGTTCAAATCGGGTTCTATTGTGCTTTGTAACCAAGGGGATACCTTAACTTGGGGGTTTGGAATTTCCGAGCGTAATTGCATGTTCGCGTTTCTTAAAGTTGATCCAACAGAGTTAATACCAACATGATAGCCCGCAGTCAAGAAGTTTTGATTTTGGACATCTCCTTGTCCTGCAGGATTGACTTGGGCCCATTCAGAGTTAGCAGCATCTTTTGGTAACAGGTCTTCAGGTGTTAGTTTGTCTTTGGGGAAACAATCCTTGGGAAATTCGGTGGATTTTTTGGTAATTTCGACAGGTTTTGGCTTACTTTCGGTTTTTGTTACAACCGGTTGAGGTTCTGACATGTCTTCATCATTGCCAGTTGTTTGTTCTAGTTCTTCGAAGTCTTCGAACGGTTCGGTATTTTCCGAAGAACTTTTCTTAAAATAATCATATACAAGAAATATTAAAATAACTAAAGCCAATAATATTAAAATACCTTGGAAAACTGATTTAGTATCCATTGCCATATCTTTTATATTTAAAATATATTAAATATAATTTTTTTCAAAAAACTTGTCCAAATTGTTATTAATATCAGCAATAAAATTTAAATTCGTAATATTCTTTTCCATAATATTTATTCTACTCAATAGCATCACTAATTTGTCTTGATGTTTTTTAATTTTATCATCCACTTCATATTTTATTTTGTTAAACATTTCTTTAATCTCATAATCATCCAACACATCTAAATCATCCTCCATATTCCCCCCATCTGTGTCATTCAATAACTCAGAGACTACAACTTTCTGCACTTTATATACATTCTTTCTTATTTTTTCGTCGTGTTTCACGAACTTGACCACAACATCATAGACAACATCGTGTTTCAACTGAAAGAAATCCTTGTTCAGTTGTAAATTGATTTCAACATTATTCGATGTCAAATTTACAGAACTCAATGCAAACTCGGGTAAGAACTGTTTTTCGTACTTAATGAATTCTCGAAAGTTGGATCCGTGTGTTGGTGAAAATATCAGTCCTTTAGAATAAATATTTATATATTTTAAATTCGTAATTGTAAACATTTATTTTAATCAATGGTATTATAAACTTATATTTTTACGCAATACGATTACTATAATACAAATATCTTATTAAATCTCTTCTTAAACATTCCCAATCAAAAAAATAATCATAAGATATTTCTCGGGGAAAACTCGTATCCCTTTTCAATCTATCGATTACAATATCAATTAAATCATTAACATCCGCTTTATTGTTCTCGTACCAATTGTCCATTTCAAAATACTATTTAAAAATGTAAATCTATATTTCTAGTATATATATATTTGATGGAGTTATCTTTAGATACTTTAAAAGAAACCTTTTTCGATCACAACTCTGATGTTTTGTTGGATATTTATGATGATATTAAAGAAAAGGCGTATTACAAAGGATTGATGTTGAACAGTAAATCTCATTTGTTTGTGGATGTAATTTTAAACAACACCTCCTTCACATATGACTATACAATTGATGATGATGATTTTTTGCAGATCGAATAAAAAATCTTAATATATATATAAAAATGGCAGGTGCGAAAAAAGGTGGTAATTTTAGTAAAGATTTAGCTAACCTATCGGTTCCCTTTGGGCTAATATTAGCCCAAAAAAGTTTGGAGAAATATTTACAAATTGATCCAAAAAAGGAAACAACTAAACCCAACAAAGAAACAACTAAAACCAACAAAGAAACAACTAAACCTAAAAAGGTAACACCCAAACCGAAAAAGTCCCTCCCCAAAACTACCAAGAGGTCTATAGTTTAAACAAGTGATTCTAATGTTGTGTGAATGTCGCGATGATAAGTCATCCCCTTGAAATATATATTGTAATAATAGTTTGACAACCATACCAGTTCATCGTATGGTTTTTTTGTTATGTTGTTTACAATAAACCATAGTCGTGCATTGTAACAATTGATTGTTTCAGTTTGTTTTTTGTTGATGTAAACCATGTATCTCTTATGTTTGACTCCTGAAATATCCATATAATTTAGATAGATATTCTATATTTTATTATCTTTAATTAATAATAAAATGTTAGCATCAAATTTTAATTCATTATTGGAAGTAAATGTAACAAAAATGATAGAAAAAGAATATGTACCTTACATTGAAGATGTAATTAGAATGGTCATCTTACAACTTATAATCAATTTCATGTATTTCTCTAAAGACCCGACCAACAATGCTTTTTTCACCCTTGAATTCTTTGAATTAGTCTTGTACATTATAATAGGTGTTTCGGTTTATTGGTTAATATTTAAAAAGTTAATTAAATTAACATGAGTCAACTATCAATTGTAGGTCAAGATGTATATCACGACTTAGAACTATTCACCGCATACTCTAATAGATACCAAGACACAATCATGCATATAATCGACAAATGTTTGATCAACCATAGATGTCGAGAAAATGTCATTCATGATCTGAAATATCCTATTTACAACATTGATCAACTTAAGACTAAACAAAAACAATTACATAAGATCATTTTAACATATGAACAAAATGAAAAAAAGACAAATAAAATCATAGATCGTATTAAGATCAAAGAAAAAGATATTGAGTGGTTATTCGATCAAAGTAAAGACGAAATTGTCGATGTATTAAACATTGTGTATTTCCAAATGGATGTGTTTGAAAGAGTAGGTTTGAACAAATGTTCGGAATTATTACTTTTAAAAAATGTATACATCATTTTATTGGCTCCGTTAATAAGTTTGTTTTCTCCGTTGATGTATGTTATTGTTCCTTATTTTCTTGTTGTTTACAAATTAAAATTTAAAATTCCAATAGGAATGTTTTGTAGAGTTTTTTCAAGAGCTTTGATTCAAAGTTACGCTTTTAGAAAAGTGTTTATTTTACAATCTATTACATTGGGATTATCTGTTTTCGTGTATTTCCAAACACTTTTAAACACTTTTGAACTTGCTAAAAATAACTATAAAGTATTAAGACATATATGGGAAAAGGTGGACAATATAATAGATTACATTGACGCTTGTGAAGAAATGAATTCCGTATACGACATCACAAACTCGAATGAAACATTGGGTGATATTCAAAACATTATCAAAAAATGTAAGTACCATTTCGGATATCAGTTGTGGTTTTTCAAAAATGTGAATTTAAATAAATTAAATAAATATTTTATCATTTTGGATACATTTTTTAATAAATTGTCCATCGCGAAACTTTTTATACATTATAAAATGTGTTTCACAAATTTTGTCGCTTCTAACCATATACATCTAGATGCTGTGAACACCTTCCACATTAGTATTAAAAATCCTGTACCCAATACTATACATTTAAACAGATCAAATTGTATCATTACCGGTCCCAATGCAGCGGGCAAATCAACCTTCATTAAAGGATTGCTTTTGAATATTTTGTTCTCACAAACTTACGGTATTGCGTGTGCGGACGAGTTTTCGTTAACCCCATTTTATTTCATAAACAGTCAAGTTAATATCCCTGATTGTAAAGGCAAACAATCATTGTTCGAAGCAGAGATGTACAGATGCAAACAATATTTGGACATCGTATCCCAACTACCCAAACATCTCAAATCCATAACCTTTATGGACGAAGTGTTCAGTAGCACAAATGTAATTGAAGGTGTATCTGGAGCATTCGGAATTTTACAAAAATTAAGCACCTTCACTAATGTGTGTGTTATAGTTACCACACATTTACTATACCTTACCAAATTAAACTCTTTCGTTAAATACAAAATGAATGTTCGTATACACGACGACGATGGCACCATAACATTCCCATATAAGTTGGAAAATGGAAATTCAAAACAACTGGTTGCCATCGAACTTATAAAAAACAATTTTGATTCTGATGTTATAGAAACAGCACTGAACATTAAAAAAAAATTATTGGTTTAAAAACAACATTGTAAAATTTATTTAAAACATGCGTAAATCTATTTATAAATCAACTAACTCTTTGCAAAACATAATTATGTTACTATTATTCGTGGTGGGTTTGTTCGTATTATATAGATATGTAAAAACTATTGAAACAGAAACCAAATTGTTACAAAATCACCTGATAGAACTCACTGAAAAGATTCAATTTATTTTGAATAATAACGGTCAACCATCGAAACTAACACAATCATCGGTTGAACAAAACTCAGTACAAGACAAGTTGATGATCAATGCCGATGAACAGAACGATGAACAGAATGATGATATGTCAATACAATCGGAGGACATTACCAACATGTTAAGAAAAGTGATGGGGGGAGGAGATGAAGACGATGATGATGGTATCATAGCAAATATTATGGTAGATGTGAACCGCGATGATGTTGAAAATAATGTGAAGATAGAAGAGATTATAGAAAATGATAAAGAGGAGAATATGGAAAACGAACAAGAGGATGACGGGAAGGAAAATATGGAGGAGGATGATATTATCATTCCAAAAAAAAGCACAGAAAAAGTAACCGCAAAGTTTCTGTCGAAGAAAACGAACGAAGAACTTAAAACAATGTTAAAGGAAAAGTCATTGTCGACAAAAGGAACGAAATCAGAATTGGTAGATCGCTTATTGAGTAATATGTAAAAACTATTTTATTTATTTATTATAAAATATGAATAATACATGTACAGGATGTAATAAACCTTTGGAAAATAAAGTTGCGAAACAACCAGTTCAGAACAAAAACATTAATGAATGTATGTACAAAATGCAAGACGGTCGTTCATTCACGGACTATAGACCTCGCTGCACAATACAATATCAGATGAAAAACGAAGAAATGAAAAACAGTTATGATAGTAGAATGTATTTGATTAACAACGCTGAAAACATGATGAAGGCGAATCAAGAAATTATAAGCATGCGAAATAACTGTATGAATTGCTCAGGTACAACAATGGAAGAAACATTCTTACCAGAACAAAACATGATGAAATGTGACGAACACACCTGCAATTTCTCACAGGTAAACCCTTCTGGTTTAGGAACTGGTAGAGTTTATAAATGAAAAATGATAAAAAATATATAATTTAAATAAATGGAAACTTCATTTGAAACTATATATTGTAAGGGTAATATAACATTAAATAACAACAATAGTGATATAATTATAAATGGAGAGATAACTGATAAATTGAATGATAGTCATATTTATTATTTAGCCCCCGCGCCATGTGACACAATGGTTTCTTTTAGTGGAAGCGGTTTACCGTATCCTAACAAAGTTCAAGCATTCGGTAACAATCCTAACCAAGGAAGGGTTGAAGTAAAAGACAACAAATTCTCAATTCAATTACTTAGACCTAATTCGTATTATGAAGATTTCAACACTCTGGTGTTGCCCTATGTATTAATCACTTATAATCAAAACAAAACTATAAAAGTGGATCTTTCGTTCGAAAAGATTTCTTATAGATCTTTACAATATCCAGCTTTAAGACAAAAACAAAAGGTAATGTTTTATGCTCGTAAACAGCCTATCCGTTCTCAAGAAAAAATTCTTAGAGATTCAGAATATGACGATTTACACGAAGATGAAGATTTTTGGGGTTTAAAACCACCCATTTAAGAAATTCCATGAACTTCCTATTTCATTTTCTATCTTATCTTGTTTGTGTCGATTCAAGATATGTTCATACACATTGGGTTTTCCAATATCATCGTAACTCAAATCAATCAAATCATTGTTCAATTGGTTATTGTTATTATTACTGGTTTTAAGGTTTACATCTGTTACAGTAGGTAAGGGAGAAGTTGTTGCTTCTTGTGCTAACAGGGAATTGTACATATCCGTATAACTGGAATCGTTAGAAAACGCGGGGTTGTTGTACAATCGGTTGTAATCAATATCGTCGGTAATTTGGGTGTTCACCTGGTTTGAATATAAACTTTCTAGTGTGTTAATGTCAACAGTTTGATTTGTTTGTAACAAATCGTTGATAAGTCGTTCCATTTCGCCACTGTATTTTCCTCTATTGTCTCTGTACGATTTGTCCAAATATATATTCTTCAATCCAAGTTGGTCTAGTTTGGTTAAAATTTTGTTATTGATCGTTTCATCTAAGTTTCCTTTATTGTTTGGATTATACATGAACAAATTGGAATCCAATGCCGATGCCATCTTGAATATATTATCTTTCTTCATGAATGAACAAATCTTGTCGTTTTCATATGAATTTAAACCATTACAATAGTTTACCACTTTGTGAAAACAATCAACATTACTCAATATTGTGTTTACATTATTCCAATCCGTGATATCAAAACACTCTCGACTTGTACATATCGTTTCATCAGATAAAGGACACGCTTTAGTATGCGCATTCAACTCTGATTGCAAATTTGCATTCTTTCTACTTAAAGTCAAATAAGATGGTGATAAATTCAATTTAATATTAGTGAAATAGTTATACAGATTTTTAACATCTTCGTTGGATAAAGCTTTGTGCCTATATATGCCGAATGCATTGACATTCAAACTTAATGTGTTTGAATCATTATCATTCAATCGTATTAACGAATCTCTTATCTTGATCTCGACATCGTCTTGAAACAAAGTTATTGATCTGTTATTGAAACAGTTTTCATCTTCACAATTGATAAGCATATGCGAGTCAACATAAAAGTAAATTTTACCACTGTCTTTTATAAAAGTAAATAAATGAAATTTGTTATCTGCAAAAATTTTATTAGCATGATAATCGTCCGCTGTATAAGTGTACGATGTCGGTAATTTAGTGTTTGCAATATATATCTCTATAGATGGATTCAAATTTCCGTTTTGAAAGACAAATCGTATATCCAACAACTTAGAATTTGATTTTCCTTCTATGTTGCTGTGGTCAAACTGTATGAAACTATACGATGTATCGTTAAATGTTGATTTTGATGTGATTAGTTTCATGAACCAAAACAAACTGAATGTGTCAAATGATTCTAATGTTGATTTTGCGTTCGCACAATGTACTTTAGATGTTATTTTAATTCCATCAAATTGGTTGTAATAATCATAAGGAAAGTTGAACAAATCCTGTGTCAACAATGCGCCAATTTCCGAGTTCATTTGATTCTTTAAAGCATTGTTTTCAAAATCTATATACCTTTTGTCGAAAGACGATACATAATATATCAAGGAGTCTTTAATGTTTGGAGGAATAGACTCTTTGAACGTCTCGTCATTGTACATGTTTTCTGTTGTTATTACAAAATGCTCATTATATGTATATTTGAATTTAATAACATATAGCAATAATATCAACAAAGAGATTGCTGCTATGACAAGGTTTAGTACGGATTTTTCAATATACAAGACATAGAATAATAATAATAATAATGCAATATATAATAACTCTTTCATTTTCTTATATATCATATAGATAAAAAATATGTGTGTTAAAGAACTGATATTTTTTATCTTAATCAATATATAAAATGAACAACAATAACGAATTAGAAAACAATAAAGTCGTTTACATTAACGAAGATGACGAAGACAACACCGCCAACGAAATGTTGACCCCTTCTGCAAATAATAATGTAATACCCGAATACACGGAAAATGACACTCGTATCGAAACGAGGCTCATTCAAAACAACGAATCCTCTGATGTTGATCATCACGAGGTTGATAATCACGAGGTTGATAATAATGACGATGAATACGAAGAATATACAAATAAAGAAGATCTGTTATTGCATCTGAAGCAATCTGGTTACGAATCTGATGGCGGAGATATAAGTGACTCTGACTCTTTAGCTACTACTGATATTCTCAAAATCGATCCCTTATATTTACGACTTACAAAGTTCTTACAAACAAATGATGGCGAAAGCGTCGCCGACACCTTGAAAAAAATAAATGACCAATTAGTTATGTTAAATGCAAATCTATCTAAAAACTATCACCAATAAATTACTGTCTCACAGGAAGCATCAACTTCTTCCTTTTTATCTTATCTAAATTATCTTTCAATATATTACAAATAAATTCGTATGCAATGTTTATATGCTCCATCTTATTCGCACCGGTAATTATCACACAACCACTCTGAAACACTGCTATTGTTATTTTTTTACATGCATCTGATTTTCCATTACAAAATGTTTTACATTTACAATATCCATTGTTAGGATAGTAATACTCTATTTTAGCACCCGGATAAATACATGGTTCGTAACTACATATTATCTTATATTTCGATGTGACTATATTATATAAATAATCCAATCTTATCTCACAATTCTCCACCTTAAAATCACTGTTGATTAATCTCACTCTATAGTTTGTGTTTTTAACATCTTCTATCGATTTCAGCAAAGTTTCGTCATACAAGTGGTGTATGTTCTTGATAATATCAATCAAGAAGTTTATCGCCGCTTTTCCCTTTTCGATCGACTTCACACCCGTGATCTGTAAGTTTCCGTTTTTAAACAATTTTATGTTATACTTATTCTCCATATAATGCATCACTATGGTTAACTGATTATCAAATCTCCGTTTATTTTCCTCTTTTGTTTTATTCTTTTTGTTCTTTGTTATCTTGGTACCCGCCGACTGCAAATCCTGTTTGTTAGAACCATACTCCAAATAACTTATCTCTTCTTGTCTGTGCTTCGACATCAAATTAAACAACTTGTCCAAATAGATTTCGCTGTTTATACTCCCCGTTACCGTTATCGTTGAAATTCGATATTTCGTCGCACTAAACTCCATTGTTTAAGTCTTTTGATTCTCAAGTTATCCTTTAAACGAATCTTTTAAATCAATTTTTTATTTAACACCTCTAGGTCGTTGGTCCAAGTAGTAATCTCCGTTTCGTTCTCTATATTTGTCAGCATCACATGTTTGTCTTTACACTCTTTTTCCAACTCTTGCTTTTTTTCGTAAGTCAAATTATGAATAGGCATTTTAATCAGATAGTCGTATGTGTTTTCGTGTAAGGGATACTCGTTTTTATCGAGATAATCTACAATATTTTGTTTTTTGTTGTTCATGATAATCAATCGACCTTCGATTATGTCCTCTATGAATTTGATTCTCGCATCCAAATATTTCAGTTCCTTCTTTATCTTCTTTATTTTGTGCATTTTTCTCTTCACATAATACTCCATCCTTATCTCGTAAAATTCTCGAAGTATTTCCAACACATCCTTATATTTCTTAATATTACCACTCTTTGTGTATAAATGCATGTTGGATGTACTCAACTGTCTTGATGTGTGCATTTTAAATTCGATTTCAAACTTGGTCGCTCTCTTTTCCGTGTCAAAAATCATGTATTCGTCACACACCTCTTTAGAGTAGAACTGCAACACAAATCTCACATCCTTCTCCGTATAATGACTCTCGTAGTCCCGCAATACCTTCGGATTCTTATCCATATAATTTTCGATATGTACTTTGAAATCCTCCGTCCAATATCCAACCGGTAACTCCGTCACTTCCACTTTCGTGTTTCCTTTCCGTTCATACACACCCTTTGAAACACCATCCTCTATTGTGCCCTTAAACCCTCTATACCAAGGTTTCATGTCTAGCATCTCTTGGTTATTCATCAACCGCTTCAAATTGGAAATAATGTCTTTGGGATTGTAAGACGGAATGTTCGTACTGAAGCCGGTTCCGATTCCTACACTACCATTCACCAATATCATAGGGATAATGGGAATGTAATGCACCGGCTCAATCTTCATCCCGTCATCGTCCAAATATTCTAAAATGTCCAAATCATCTGCGTGAAATATACAAGGCACTATAGAATTCAGTTCAGTATGAATATATCTAGGTGACGCCGAATCCTTACCACCTTGAATCCTCGTGCCAAACTGTCCATTCGGTTGCAACAAATTTAAATTGTTCGATCCCACAAAATCTTGTGCCATACCAATGATCGCCTCGTGTAAACTTGCCTCGCCATGATGATACGCACCATGCTCACTCACATAACCCGCCAACTGCGCAACCTTTATCTCTTTATAAAGTTTTCTCTTCAAACAACAGAACATAATCTTTCTCAACGATTTCTTAAATCCATCACAAATACTAGGTATAGATCTTTCCACATTGTAATTAGAGAAATGTATCAAATCTTTGTGAATGAACTCCGAATACTCAATTTTGTTCGATTTATCAATCAATTCGTCCAATGTATCTTGTTTGTCGTATTTATACAACCACTCTTTTCTGTCATCCGCCCTTTTCTTGTTGAACGCTAACTCAATTCCTTCGTTCGAAGTCTTATCTTTCCATTCGTATTCCAATGTGCGCATGTTCTTAAAATATTCCTTCGCTTCTTTATTAGTGGATGTTCCCAACCCCTTGTAATACTTAATCTCCCATCCCTTTCCATTATCATTATTCTTCTTCCAATTATCATATGCCGTCAGATTGTAAAACGGTATACTCTGTTTCCCCTTTATCACTTTCACTATAGGTGTTAACATCGACATCATGAAATTGGGCTGCTTCAACAAAGACGGCCACATACTGTGGAACAAATTGAACAACAACCCCTTTATGTGCGACCCATCCGTGTCAGCATCCGTTAACACCATAATATGCCCATATCTCAACTCGTTTGTGTCTTTATACACTTTGTTTGTTTCCAATCCAACAATTTTTTTTAGATTCGTGATCTCTTCGTTCTCGTTCACCTTCTTCATATTCGTGTCTTTCACATTCATGATTTTTCCCTTCAGTGGAAATACACCATATTTGTTTCGACCCACCTCACTCAATCCTGATATAGCCATCGACTTCGCCGAATCTCCCTCAGTTAAGATCAACACACATTCGTTACTTTTAGTTGTTCCTGCCCAATTGGCATCGTCTAACTTACTTATCCCCCGAATCGTGTTTTTCTTTTTTCCATCCGTTTTTTTAGCATTCTTATCATCATCCTTACTGGATAACACTACGATTTGATCCGTAATATCGTATTTGTATATCTTCTCTATAAACTTGTCGTCAAGCTCAAACTTGCTACCAAATTTACTGTAGGGTGTTGTCAAATACTCCTTCGTCTGACTATCGAATGTTGGATTCGCAATGGTTGCTTTGATAAACACAAACAAATGATCTTTTACAGTGTTTGTCTTGACAGTCACCTTCTTTCTCTTCGTGATCAACTCAGATAACTTTTTTGTTATTTGATTCGTTATATAATCAACATGTTTACCACCCTTTAAGGTGTTAATACCGTTCACAAATGAAACATGCTTGAAACCATTGTTGCTACTACTTACACAAATCTCCCATCTTCCGTTTTCCGAACAAACATACGAACGAGGCACATCTGTCTTTGAACCCAAATACAAATCGACATATTTTTCAAAATTCTTATAATCGATTTTGTCGTCATTTAAATACACCTTTATGTCGTTAGGTGTCAATGCACATATGTCATACACACGCTTGACCATCAACTTATACATATCCTCCGATAACTTGGTTTGTTTGAATCGCGTGTAATCGGGAATAAAAATGATCTTTGTATAAGGATATTTGGTGTAAGATGTAATTTTTGGTTCCGTCTTATCTTTCATATTATTTGTAAACTCTTGAGTGTATAATTTCTTTTTGTTACTATCCACCGTCTCAATCATGAAACTTTTAGAATATATATTACACGCCTTAGCACCAATCCCATTCTGCCCACCAATCGTTCGTTCCTCCGTATCATCGTAGTTCGTCGATGTTAACATATTACCAAAGATCAACTCCGGGATATAAATGCCGTGTTCCTTATGAATCTCAACCTCTACTCCCTCACCCGAATTGTACACCTCTATCTTTCCACCCTTCTTGTCAATGTTCACCCGAATCTCTTTAACAGGTTTTTTCATGTCTTTGCATCTGATCACATGATCCAATGCGTTCACTACAATCTCATCATAAATTTTATATAAACCCGAAATATAGGAAATATTATTGTATTCCATACCATCCTTATATATCCATGTGTCTATATCATCCGCATCCAAAGAACCTATGTACATTCCCGGTCTTGTCAACACATGCTCCCTAGGATCCAACTTTACATACTTCTTCGATGCCATTGATGATATATGCTTAAAAATTACTTTGTTTATCTTTAAATTATTTTTTAAACTTTCTTCAAATTTTTATTCAAAAGTGACTTAGTCAGTTTTCCGTATTTGTTTTCTTTAACAGAGGTTATGATAGCATTTTCAATTTCCATGTTTAATGAATCAATAATCGATCTCTTCTGGACTGACGATAATTTCAACTTTCTTAAGAACTTATGTTCATATTGTTCATGAAACCTTTTAAAGTCTTTGTAGTTTAACAACCCACATCGAGGTTTGTCGGATTCGCCCATACCACCGGTGAAAGATAAACCGTTTCTTACCAAACTAGGATCCACCTCGGTGGTTTGAACATTGCTTTGATAATTAGACGTTTGTGTTCCGAAATATTCAATAGGCAACGTTATTCTTCCCCCGGACATATTATTGTTAATTTTATTATTGAATTTGTTACTAATGATTGAACCAGAGATCGTTTCCGGAGGAACTTCTGTGGATGGGGTCATATCCAATAAAAACTGTTGGGTTGAGGTTGAAAGTTTATCATACGACAAACCTAATTTAGACAAGAATGAACGAACTCTTTTATCCGCAGTCATTATTTATAATAAAAAATATTATTTAATAAAATATGTTTGACGAATCCCAATTAAAAAACTTAACATCATATAAATTTTTCACAGAAAATATCGATAACTACGATTTCAAAAAACAAGGTATCAAAAATATCCACACCGAAAATCCTATCTCTGAACTGTTCTTCAGCAAACACAACATATTCATTTTACAAAACGGAATTAGATATTCCGTTTTCAAAAAAACTAACGATTTGAAAATCATAGGTAACCAGTCCGAACACGAACTACTTATCATAATGCGTTCGATTTACTTACAATATTGTAAACATAAACCATACAATATTGTTGAGCAAGTAAAAGAGCTGAACTCAAAAGTGATTGACTACGCAGTACCGAACATACTCGTTGAGTTGAACCAATATGTGAATTATACAAAAGACGCTAGCTCTTTACCCATGCCCTTAGAACATGCCAAAAATGTATCGTCAGCAGGAACTAAAATTTTGTATACCAGGGAATTCTAATTATAATTTTCTGTTCTTATAAATAAATTATGAATAAAGTAATAACATTTGTATCTATTTTTACCATTATATTCTTTTTCATGTTAACCACTGTCCTTGGACTTGTCATTCATTTCATAGGAGACCCTACACACCCTGTTTTCTGGTTGTTGACAACATTGTTTATAGGAATGTTTTTATCCTTTATCATTTCTGTAGGACACATCAGCTCTATGGTCAAAATTAACAAATTGAAAATTGAAAAAAAGAACACTAAAGATCATTCGTTCACCACCTGTCCAAATTATTGGTTAAAACATATTGTTAAAAAACCACACTCCGAAGACAGAGTCATTATGTGTTACAACATCTTACCAGACAAAGACGACATAAACAACACAAATAAATTAACATTTATTGATGGCTATTTTGATGGTGATGCATTAAATAATTTAAATGATTTAAAATTGAAAATTAACAGTTCTACCGAACACCCAGTATTAACATCAAACTTACAAAATTTAAGAAATATGGCTTCCTACTCCAACATTGAAGCGTTCACCGAATTAGGAAACCAATATGATTACACAGACGGTGACGATTACAACAAAAACTTCCATTACCACAATAATGTTCATATTACAGTTGGACCTGAAATATCTGGTAATTCGAATATGAGCGATCATCAACATTCTACCTATTCAAATGTGGGACGCAGAGGTCATTCGCATTCCGTTGATTGGGACAACATGAATTCACAAAGAAATATGTATTTTGAAACTTACAATCCTACTTTCAGCAACTTTGACTATTGGATCAATCCAAGAGAAATAAAAATGAATGATGGAACCGTAAAGTACGCCATCGAACTAAACCTCGAAAAACTCAATTTAGCTAACAACTCGTGCGAATTGGCTAAACTATTCAACTGGAACGAATTCACATCCAAATGTGTATTGTAAATTCGTTTTTAAAAATTGATTTTTAATTAATACTATAAAGTCTATATCAAAATTAATGAAACTATCCGATTTTAAAGGTAACTTTAAACAAATAAACGAATTCAAATCGTTTCTCTCTAAAACCACCAATCATGTTATCCTTATTGTAGGAGATAATGGTACAGGCAAAACATCCTTTCACGAAATGTTGAAATCAGAAAACAAATACGATATACTTTATGTCAATGATTCGAACTTTTCAGAACAAACCATTCAAAACTTTGTGCAATGCAAAACAATCACCTCCTTCTTCACTCCGTTGAAAAAAATTGTTTTTATAGATGATGTTGATGTTATAAACAATATCAACAAACAGTTTATTGCGAATTTTGTTCATTACAAATCTAAATGTAAGTTCGTCCTAACCGTTAAGTCCAAAGAAGAAAAAAAAATTTTTAATACATGGAAGAAACTAATCGATTATAAAATACATTTAAGTAAATTAGATTACAAAGAGTGTTTCCAGCTTATGTTGAAAAAGTTTGAACATATAGATGACATTGACGAATCCAAATTACTCGAACTTATCAAAGCTCAAAACTGTAACATTTCTAACATAGTTATGTTAATAGATAATGTCACCGACAAACAAAAAGACGTATCTGTTATACAATCGGGTATGGACATTTTTCACTCAAACATATATAATATTGTAACAGACATATACACAAAAGAGTTATCACCACAATACATTCAAAGTTTATCCTCGAAGGATAATTCGGTGATTTCGTCAATGGTACACGAAAACATCGTGAATGTAAATACAGACATCGATACGTATATTGAATTGTATGATATAATATCTTGTTGTGACAAATTAGATAAATACATTTATGTAAATTGTTTATGGGGAGTTAATTGGGATTCCTTAAACATGTATAGATTCACTAATTTCAATTCTATACTGTTCAAAATAAAAAAACACACTTCCTCAATCAATTTCACTCAACAATTCACGAAACTATCTTCACAAATGAATATCAAGAAAAAACTACAAAGTTTTATGAATAATGTTTACACTACAAACACATTTGATTTGCTCTACCATTTAGCAATTCGAACATATGACGATATTCAAACAGACAAAACTCTCAAAGATTTGCTTATGAAATTCAAAAAAGATTTCACCATATAATCCAGAATTAATGTTTCCAATAATTATCGATAATATTTTCTTTTTATTAATTTAAAATATAAAGAATGGCGGGTCAAGATCAACCTCTTGTAGATTCTTCCAAAGTTGTTGAAACTGGTAAATCATTTGTGGGTTCAACTAAACAAATTGTTAGCAGTAATTTAGGTCTGGTTGTCGTTGTTGGTATTTTGTTTATTGTAATTGTTTATGTTATAATATACATTTTGAAACAATACAACGACACCTCTTTGAAAACAGTCACTATGGTAAAAAAACCTATCAAAGTGCCAAGTGACAGATTGTTAAACATTAGCGAAGACGCAGGTCTGCCCAGATTGAATTATGTTAACGGTAAAGAGTTCTCTTACTCTTTCTGGATCTATGTTGACGGTGACAACAACCAAAACACTTCCTACAGAAAGTTCATTCTAGGCAGAATGGAATCAAGCGACTCTGTAGAACACGCGTCTCCTCTCTTCGAATTAGATAGTGTATCTAACAAATTCTTCGTTAAACTCTCAACCTCTTCAAATAACTCAGAACATCAAGACTCTTTGGAGATTAAATATTTCCCTCTTCAAAGATGGGTGAATGTCGTTCTTGTAGTGGATAACAACTTCGTTCAATTGTTCTTGGATGGAGAATTGAGAGAAGTCAAGGATTTAAGCAATCACTCACAAGAGTCATCCATCGTTAAAACTCCCGTTGGTAACTTATATATAGGTTCTTCTGCAAACAAACCCAGCTTCAACGGATACATCAGCAAAGTACAAGCTTTCAACTACGCAGTAACCATCGATCACGCTAAAGTGATCTACAAAGCTGGTCCGTTACACAAAACAGTTCTTTCCATCATCGGAATTGATACTTATGGAATACAAAATCCTATTTATCGTATTGATGAAAAGAATCAAATGAAAGAAAATTGTAGTACATAAAATATTATATAAATTAAATATAAAAAATGATTAATGCATTACTAATGGGTGTAATTGGAATCATCATTAACTATCTAGTAATCAATTTTGGAATACCTTTAGCGTTCCCTGTCGTTTATAAATTCAACAAAATGAAAAATAGACTCGATGTGTCAAATGTATCCATTCCTTTGACTTTGGGTTCTTGTAATTTTGACTCATCTAGTACAGAAATCAACACATCCAACCCTTTCAAAGATGGATTCCTTTTTATGCCCAACTCAAACAATCTAAAGGGTGGTAGTCAGTTCTCTTACACCTTCTGGTTAGATATCAAATCAACTTATTCTAACCAATTGTCCAATGTTAACATATTTATGAGAGGAAATAAGAACTTAAACAAAGGGTTACTTGAAGATCTCGTGAATAATAAGAACAAGTATCCTCTTACTGTATGTCCTCTCGTGAAATTCGCCGATTTCACAAAAAATGACAAAAAGTATTTATTAGATATTGTTTTTAATACCGCTAAGAACCCACACACAGTTGTTTCCATCGATGGTGATGCTTACAGCAAGATTACATCCACCAATTCCAATCCCAGATGGTTCCTCATTTCCATCGTCGTCCAAGATTACATCGACTTCTCTAATTCAGAAAAAGGCATCCAAATACAAAATTTCATCAACGATAACTTAGTTAGCACTAAGATAATCAAAAACGACTTCTTAAAACTTAATAACGGAAATGTATATTTAACACCCAACGACGATCTAGGCGACGAAGACAGAGGTGCTTCATTCTATTCCGATTTGACATATTACAATTACGCATTAGATATTATAGACATTCAAAAAATATACAATATGGGTATTACCGAAAACTCTACCGGATGTGTTACCGCCAAATACACAACCAACAAAAACAAAGATTACTACCATACTTTAGGCATGAGTAGCTACATCTAAAGCAATTCCTTTACCCTTTTATGAAATTCTTTTGGTGATATTCTTTTATAAGGATTCAACTCAACACATTTATCCAATATTTTCAATAAACCCATTTTTGTTTCCATATATTTATTGTTTGACTTCAACAATAAATTCATCAATACCATCCCCAAACTAAACACATCTATCTTATTCGCGTTCTTCATCATCATCAATTTCAGCATATCTATATTACTGAAGTTCTTCATTACGGATGCGATCGCGTTGTCTATCAAATTCGTGTCATATACTATCCCAGATTTTACATAATTCAATTTTACATCCCTTTGAATAAACTGTTCAATATTGTCAACGGATGATAACTTGTTGTATGCGTTTTTCATATTATAGTATATCTTGAACTCTGGTGGATAATAACAATAATTATATCTTAAAACATAATCTTGATCCTCGTCATACACACGATCATACGATAAAGCCAATCCAACATCAATTAAATAGAACAAGTTGTTTTTACACAATATGTTAGTCTCTTTAATATCTCTATGACACATACGATGTTTCTCCAACAAAACCAATCCGGAAGTTAGATTGTATATCCCTGGTAGTATGGACTTAACATCGAAATCTTTATCGCTAAATTTATCTAAATTGATTCCACCATATTCATAAACTATTTGATATTTGGGAAATTCTGCTTCACTATATTTACAACTTTTTCTGTCACTCTTCTCCATCGTTCTGACTTTGCACTCGTCTATCTTCTTCAATATGTATTTTCCTTTCGGATCTATTTCCTTCATGATATCTGTAATTAAACTTTCCTCCTGATAAAACTCCTCCTTGTGAAAAATTTTACTGACACTATCTTTGTGATACTTTTTACACGGTATTGAGGGTTTAATTACACAACCGTATGTTCCCTTCTCTATATACATGATTTATTTAAATATATGTTTTTGTTCGTACGCTTTTGATGTAGTATTGTATTTTTCAATTACCAATTGATCACTATTAAACGATAGCCGCCATGTATCACCCAATATCAAACTATTGTTCACATACACCTCTCCCGTGTTGTGCACCTCTAATCCATTCTTTTTGTTCGCATCATCGCTACCCGTTCCTACCACCATATTCACCGTATTACTTTTACCTTCTGCATAATCAATTCTCTTATATATATTTTCTGTAGCGTTGAACTGTCCACAAACATACTGATTTTCTCCAAATGTTGTGTTATTTAATCCCGTGATTAACGAATTATGATCATCCTCTCTCACCACATTACTCGAACCTGAAATGATGTTTACTTTCATAAAAATAACTTCACCAAGATCATTCAGCGTCATGAACTCTTCTCTCGCTAAAACTCCTTCTCTTGCACCACTAAGAAATGTAATGTCCTGTTCAACTTTAAGATGTTGTACTGTCATATTACTAGTGTTCAATCCACTACCTATATTTAAACTATCTAAATTCAATTCAATCTCTCCGCTTTCTAATCTTGAATTTATTGTAGATATTATTTCTCTATTCATAAATCCAATAGTTGGTATATATTCGTTCTCAAATTTATCATCTGAAATTTTCGAATAAATATATATATCTTCACCTGGTGTTTCTCTGTTGTTCTTAACGAGCTCAAATATTCTTTCGTTAATCATATTGCTTGTCAATCCACATGTCGGTATATACTTGTCATTTATATCATTTCCTGATAAACTATACTCGTAAATATTCCCATTTTTCAAATTTCTTCTTTCATATGAATTGTGTAATATTCCAAATAAACCACCTTCCGTAACTAACATATCTCGCGTATCTTCTCTTTCAGATTCCAATTCTGTCATCTTGCTATTAGCACCTAAATTTCCTATATTTTGATCTAATATGTCCTTCGCAATGTTACTAGCTTCCGCTGTCGTAGGTATCATATCGTCATCAACCAAATAGCCACCATATCCTGTTGATGATGTAACAATTTTTGTTAGGGGAATGTATAAATCTGCAACATAGTTGGATACAGCAGCTGGTGTTACAAATTGAATATCATTATGTTTAAAATCAGATATTAACTCGCCCATATTGAAAGTTGCTGCGGCAATTTTAGCATTTATTTTATCTTCAAATAAGGTACTTTCATTAATTGCCCAACTAAAATATTGACCTATTATTTTTGCATTGGGTATAAAAGTGTTATTATTGATAGGATTAAAGTTATTATTATCAAATGCAGTCAATAACTGATTCAAGTGAACATAATTTTCATTCCCAAAACTTTTTACAGCAGCAGGCGTTGTGAAATTAAAATCATTGTTAAAAATTAGAGATTCATTAGAATCGTATTTCCGCGAATTTACATAATCAATCACCGTATTCGGTGTAGTATACTTAACATTACCCGTAAATGTTCCGCTATGTCTATAATTGTCAAATTGTCTTTTTATATAATTTGATGTCGCCTTTGGTGTGACGAATGATATATCTCCCGAGAAATCGGTTATATCGGTATGTCTGTTAATGTTGAAATAATGAATCACATTACTCGCTCTTACCAACCGATTGTGGTAATTTCCAAAGTTATTCTCATCGTAATTAAAAGTCAGTGTGTTATTTACATAATTTGACAATGTTGCCGATATGATTACTTTGTTTGGATTAGCGTTGACATTTGTTGATTCAGTGCTTTTTTCACTTGTTTTTACATAATTGTTATCCACATAATTGGAAACCGCTAACGGGGTTGTAAAATTGATGTCATTCCCAAATATATTATTGATTCTGCTATACATTAAATTATCAAACTTTCGTGAATTAACATAATCGACAACCGTATCTGGTGTTGTAAAATTAACATTACCTGAAAAAACACCACTACTTTGTCGATACGCATCGAACCGACTTTGGACATAGTTTGATGTTGCTTTTGTAGTAAAAATCTTATAATCGTCAAGTGTTCCATTATAATCTAGTTCAATAAAGTCCTCTTTAAATTTATTGATGTAATTTGATAGACCTGATACGGTAAATACTTTGTCACGACTCTCTACCGGATGTATCAAACTTGTGTTTATTATATCAAATGGTAATGCATTGAACGAAATAACACTATCATACTCTCCTGAAACATCATTATAAGTGTATACTTTATAGTTGCCTTCAGTTTCATATATAATATCCTCGTATTTGTGAATATAGTTCAAAACTACATTACATTCAGTATTTCCTGAAGGCAAGTTAACATCATTCACATTTTGTACAAGTTTAAGTGTATTCGTTGTTCTATTAAGAGTCATATAAACTGTAAAATTTTTAGCAGATGGGGGTGTATCAAAATTACCTTCAGCAGTAAGATACATACTCGAATCATTCACATAATTTCCATTCTGTATTGGTATTTTAACCCCTCCGTTTAATATAACATCAATCACATCTTTCCAAATATATGATCCAGTATCATCTGATCTTGTTATGACTTGGTTGTTAGCACCATTTTTAAAATTCAAAAAAAAGTTTATACCGTCTTTACTTACATTTGTAGTAATATCAAATGTTTCTACAGCATTATTGGTATCTAAGTCAAATGTAAAAGCAGAAATGTCCGTTATGAGCGATTTATGTTTCCAATTACCTTCCGCATTAAGATAATAATCCATTTTATCTTCATCATCCAAATGCAGTTTTGTGACCAGACCTTTGTTTTCCCCATTAAATATTTCCAAATTATTACTTTGAAAATTTGCCACAGTTTCCCATCCACTACTTAGCAACACCTTATTTATACCGCGGTCATTTGGTGCAGGTACAAAACCAGCTTGATCATAAGTGAAATTATCTTGGTTCAACGGTTGAAAACTATACACTTGGGTAGTATTATCATAATGCAAATAGGTATTGTTTATTGTTCCCCTGATATTTTTACCATGACTTGAATCTCCCCCAATCAAAAACCCGTCCAAAATCAAATTGTTCGCAACACCATCGGTGAAAATGTTTAACCCATCACCTAGGTATATGTCCTTTTCCAATATCAACGCTCCTTTAATCAATCTCGTTGGTTGAACAACTTTAAATGTTCCGTCACCAGATAAATACTGATCGGCTATATCAGGATAATGTAATGTCAATTCTTTTATTGTAGTACCATTGGGACCACTGACCTCATTAATTCGTAAGAAATCATTTGCTGCTTTGTAATTACTCACCGATATATTCCTTAACTCCTTAAATGTTCCGTCACTTGCCAAATACTCGTTAGGAGTATTGGGAAAGTTCAATGTCAGTTGATTCACCGTTAGACCACTCG